CGCTCTACATCTATAGCACGCAATCACATTATTCTCAGGAATATCCAAATCAGGACTTTCAAAAGAAGCTACTCGAATCTTAGTTGTGCAACCACAGTTCTTGCATGGAAACACGATTACTGGATTTTTCAAACTATCAGTTTTATGCATACTATCACCTACAATATGCGTGTAAAAAGGCAGATTCTCTTGCAAGCAGTCTCATCCTAATTCCACAAGTGCATTTGCACTCAGGACATTGTATTTCTGCCGGACGCCCTGTATTATCATATTTTTTTACCGTTTCACTAACAGGTCGTGCCGGTAAAGGCCATATATGAAATTCAGATCTTTTAGCTTCGAATATACATCCGCAAGAATCACAAGTCACTTTATATAACTTTTCAGATTCTTTTGTCTTAACCGTTCCATGCTTTATAACATTCATATACTTATTCCTCCCACCCACCCGTAAAATCTTAATTAACAGCCATATTCAAATTCATCAAGAGTGGATGTAATGTCATACGACTCACCCTCTGGTTCGTGACCGATCTCATAGAATCCGTGGAAGTGTTTTGCATCTTCCTTAAATGCGATCACGTCTTCATCATAATAACTTGCCGCCCTCTGCCATGCACGATAATCTTTTTCAAGTTCTGTATTAAGATATCTGTTGTGGAGTCGCTCAATCCATTCGTCTTTGATCTCAAGAGAAGGATAGATTGCAAAAATAAATTCATAGCCGCTTTTCAAAAGCTGCTTACGTACAGTATCATGAGAAGATACAAATACATCATAGCCATGCTTCGATAAATCAATAGCAACATTACAATACGATTCTACCCAGCTACCGTCTTTGATAAAGTTACTACTTTCAAGATCAATCACGTTATACCCATGGCTGTTTGCGTATGTGCTTTTCCCGATACACGGATATCCAACAATAATCATACTATCCTCCGTAAAATTTACCTTTTTACTTAATACCGTACTTAGCCTTGACCTTCTTCAGCGTTTCACTCTTGTTGTGATAGTCATCGCGAGCTGCCTGATAAGCAGTCATTTTCTCTGCCAGAACACGCTTTGCTTCGGCCTCTGCAACATCAGCCTCTGCCAGCTCCTTGTTCAAAACAAAGCCACTCGTCTTGATACCATCGATAAACCCGTCCATGCGATCCTTCTTGACACTTTTCTCACCCATTGCACCAGTATCAGTGTTGAACATCTTTACAATAGAATCCTCGACACCGGCGATATTGTAAACATAAAAATACTTAGCCATAATTTACTCCTCCTCAACTTTTTCAAATTTAAAAATAGTGTTTTCGGTCTGAACAATAACATTCTTCTTGTCATCCGAGATGTAATAATCGGTAACATGAGACGTATGCATTGCGCCCGGACAGTCATGCCCTTCATTGTCTTTGATGTACCGGAAACCAGCAGACTCATCGACCTTCAGACGCACAATTTTCATAGTCATGCCAATCCAAGTAGGATACCAGCCATCGTTTCGAGTGCGACCGGTTACCAGCGAGATTGCGTTCACCAGCTTGTACTGATTCTCCATAATCTCATCATCAATCGGATTCTTATGAGTCAATGCAGCATTCGGCATTTTCTCAATTGTGCGTGTCAAAAGAAGCATGAAATGCATGAACGCATCATGTTTTTCTTCTCCAACATCGATTTCTGCGTACTTGCCCATCCGATACAGAAGCTCGGACGTATCAATCGTCTTTCCCATAACTTCCTCCATTACTTCACTCCCGTACTTCCAAACCCTCCGACTCCACGCTCCGTCTCATCCAGTTCCTCAACCACATTAAACTGCGCCTGATAATACGGAACGAACATGAACTGGGCAATACGGTCACCATGAACAATCTCTTGCGGCATATCAGAGTGGTTATGAAGTGGAACCATAGCCTCTCCCCGGTAGTCTTGATCAATAACGCCAACGCAATTTGCCGGTGCCAACCCCCTCTTAGTAGCCAGACCGCTGCGAGCATAGCCAAGAATCGCCCAACCTTCAGCCGGAGCAAATCGCAGACCAGTACCAATCATACGAGTCTCGTGCGGACGCATATAGATGATGGAATTGCCGTGTTCATCAAACAGATCAGCCTGATTTGACGGAATATAAGCATACACATCAGCACACGCAGCTTTCTCAGATCCGTATGTAGGAATGTGTGCATCAGGATAAATTTTGTTTATTTTTACAATGGGATTCATATCAATTCTCCTTTTCAATATTCAATTTGATTGTTTCAACACGGATTTGCGGATTATTGTACTCGACATTTGGATAATATTCCGCTTCATCTTTGATATAAGACTCCAAATCGTTAGCCAGAACGAATTCGGTCAACCCATAATGTTTGATAAATTCGTCCAGAGTCTCACCATCTAGCAAATGTTCATTGATATCAAGTTCGATTGTTATTTTCGCTTCATACTTCATTTTTGCCATAACACAACTTTTCCTTTCTCAAGACTTTTCTTTACATCAATAACTCTCTGATTTCGGCTTCCAGCCCACGGCAATGAAATATCGCGCTCGGCTTCGACATATGGGCCATCCACAAGCACATCTATATAATGCAAGTGATCCCAGTCTTTAATTTGATCCCACTCGTATCCAGTCCACATCCAGATGTCTTTGGTGTAGCCAAACTCTTTGCGAACTCGCTCACAGATGTAGCCAGCAATCAATCGGTTCTGAATGAAAAGTGGATCTCCCCCGCTGAACGTCAAACCGCGAATATAATCAGGCCGAAGCAGATCAAGCAGTTCTTGCATTGTATCTTCAACAAACGGATTGCCGGCAGCTGCATCCCATGTCTGAGGATTCTGACAGCCGGGGCAATGATGCGTACAACCCTGCACGAACAATGTGACGCGTACCCCCTCGCCATTTGCTATATCACAGGGAACGATTTTAGCGTAATTCATCTCAAATAAACCTCATCCACATACTTGCACAAACGATAATAAAAACATTCAGCGCGACGCAGCCATACATTCCATTCTTTTTGTCACCTTTGAAAATATATGTAGAAGTATCATACAGAATCTGTTCAGAACGAATGCCTGCTGCGGTGAAAATCAAAATAATATAAACCTTGATCATAAACCAAGCAATATTAGTTAGCATTTATATCACTCCCTTTCATGATAACTTTCACTCCAATCAATTGCCTGTCCACAATCCGGACAGAAATTTTTATATGTTACGACCCTTCCACAAATAGGACAAGCAATATCACATCGGGGTTTCATAGGTAGCTGCATTTTCAATGCTTCTATTCCCATATAACATGCTTCTTCAACCAGTTCAATGGGCTCATAGTTCTCACGATGTTCTGGGTCAAGGATTTCAATTGCGCGTTCAATTGTCATACCACCGTGCTCCTTTCATGCTACTTTTACTTCAACTGTACAAATCGTATCATTGTGCCATCCGCCATGTGGAACTAAAAGAATTCGAGTGATTTCAAATCCATACTTGCGCCCTATGCCACCGGAGTTCCAGCCGAATGTAATGACCTTTCCGCCGAGTTTTACAATTCTGGATATTTCCTTCTTCTGATTTCCCCAGAATGACGCCCGTGTTGTTTCACTCGTCACATTCATTCCTACACCCTGATAGCACTCTGTCACCTGACGCGGAGAATATGGCGGATCATATAACACACCATCAACTGATTCATTTTGAAATGTTTTCAAGAAATCGAGTGCATCCATGTGATAGTCTGTATCAAAATCCGGATTCAAGTCATTCGTAATAGCTGCCAACTTATTCTGATTCGCAAACGGGTCAATCCATGTCCCGTTGGTTAGTTCTGACTGAATCAATTCTTTAATAGGCTTGATATCAAATGTATTCTTGTTGGGCATCGCCCACTGTCTTTGAATGTCTATGTATATCACCGTCCCTGCTTTACAGAATCATGTATACGACACCAGCAATCAATATCCATGCAGTAATCGTTGCAAGTGTGATAGCCCAAAAGGACTGTTGCAGCGTTAACTTTTCATTTTTCATATTGATACCCTATTACTTTCCATTAATGGTTCCTCTGATAACGCTTTGAATAAGAACTGCTGCGAGCCAAATACCAGTTGCCACCTTGAACGAGAATGGTTTTTCAAGCAGATTGAAAATACACCACAGGACACCAGCAGTAAACGCCCAAGAAACAAAGTATTGGACAATAAGGAATAACAACACTCCTAGAAATTTTTGCCATACCTTCATTTTAAACTCTCCTTGTATATAAAATCCTACCCACCCACCCTTCGCTTTACGCGAACTATTTATTTATGTACTACCCGGTTGTGCTTAACACGTAACTCGACTTCTTGCTGTTTTCCAAGGTTGAAAGCTGTTGTATAGTTCCCGGTGATATAACCTGTCACACGACGCAGTCGTTCAATATTATGACTACCACACTGTGGACAAGTATCATTTATCTCATCACAGTATCCGCAGTCCACACAAGTATCGTTTGGTACATTGACCGCAAAATACGGTACATCGTGATCCATAGCATAATTTACAACTGTCTCAAGCGCATCCAAATTGTGTTTTACTGTTGCATCAAATTCTGTATACAGGATGCAACCTGCACTAGAATACGAATCCAACTGAGACTCGACATCGATTTTTTCAAACGGTGTCACTTCTTCCCACACTGGTACGTGAACACTATTTGTAAAAAATTTCTTGTCAGACACGTTTGGAATCTCACCATACTTTTCTTTGAACTTCGTCATAGCTGTGAAACACAGATTTTCTGCAGGGGTAAAGTATACGCCGAAGTTTAACGATGTCTCGTTCTTAAATTCTTCACAACGATCCTTGTACAACTGGCAAATCTCTTTTGCAACTTCCATACCATATGGGTCAAGCTGGTTTTTACCAATCAGAATCTGAAGTGTTTCAGCCATACCAAGCATACCAATTGCCAGAGTTCCATGTTTCATAGCAGACCGGATATCAACACCGTCATATCCAGAAAGCACACCGTTGTCCCACATGAATTTTGCAGATGCAGGAGACTGAGAACAAATCCAATCAAACCGTTCAATCAAAATCTGCTTTGCTTCATGCAACTTCTGGTCGAGGATTTTCATAAATTCTGTGACTGTATCTCGGCAATCGTGATAATCCCGCACAGAAACCGCATGTTCGGCTTCCATTGCCAGTGTCGGAAGAATAATAGTCACAGGACAGATGTTACCACGACCGTCCTTCTGAGCAGCCGACAGCAGATCGTCAAATCGTAACCGACCAGTTTTAATAACTGATTGAATATTAGCCTCATATACCTCTTTGAAGTTGATGTCATAGGAATTCCAAGTTCGACAACCCATTGTACTACTGATTTCAAATGGAGCCTCGTACTCCTTGTTAATCATCAAGTCGCCCTTATAAGCGACAATATATAGCTTATTGGCAAGGTCGTTATCTTTTGACAGTACATCATACAGACGTTTCTTTTCTGCAGGGTTCAATGCATCCAGAACTTCTTGTTTAACTTTGCGATCATACTGAACAGCCGCCTTCTGATTGCTCCAATCGCAGTTGCAGTAATTCGGATACAGCCGCTGTGCAGTCGATTTCAAAGCCAGACGATACAGGTCATAGTTTGGGTCGCCATGTTTCTGGTTTACGCCAATCTTCTTCTGGAAGATAGCACATGGGAAAATACTCGTCCGATGATACTTTCCAGTGCCGCGAATCAGACCTTCTAGGAATTCCCTCGTGACCATCCGTCCCTCTTCTTCGGTACAAAGGCCAAAGTTGATTGAGCTGAATGGAAGCTGATTGCCACTACGAGATTGTAGACTGTTCAAATTGTGGAGCAGACCCTCAGTTGCCTGCTTACATTCACGACGAGTCATCTCCATTGCGTAATCCCAAGCATCAGGATGTTGTGCCTGAAATTCTGCATCATCAAAATGGATAGTACCGTCTGGATGATTTTCATCGTGCTCAAGCCACTTTCTGAAACGATCGGCTTTATATGTGGATTTCTTTTCGATGTAAACCAGACCATCCTGAAGATGCTTTGTGAAGCTCTTCCGAACATAAGGCATCATACTGAAATCGAAGTGTGTTGCTGCAATCCCACCAAATTGGGAAAGTGACTGGATCTGGAACAAAACTGCCACAAGCTGATATGCCGTATTGATAGACTGAGCAGGACGAATATCAACCTGACGAGTCTTAAATCCCTTAGCCAAATGCTTATCTATATTGCAACTCGTACAGTTGTGATCGCCGACAGCATAATTATCGAGGTCATGAGTGTAGATTTCGTTGTTCTCATGGTCCTTCTTTGCGAGATCTGACATACAATAATCCAGCGCATAACGCTTAGAAACAACACGGCTCATCTCACCAGTACGACCACCGAAAGATGCTTCATCAACATTGGCATTTTGATTGTCGATCTTCTTACCCATTAGCTTTTCATCGACCGTATCCATCAGCTCTTTGTACTTATTACGGGCAATACCGTGCAGATAGCGATAATTCATGTAGCAGCGAGCGGTTTCATAATGGCAGCTCTGCATCAATCGATTTTCTACGGCATTCTGAATCGCTTCAACATCCATCGGCTGGTTGATAGCTGCGATTTCATTTGCAATTTGCTCGCTCAATTTGTGATTAACCGAATCAGAGGAATCGTTCATCGCCTTTTCAATCGCATTTACGATCTTAGACTTGTCGAACGGAGCTTTTACGCCATTGCGTTTGATTACATACTCCATACTCCATTACCTCCTTATCAATAGTACCGCTGCTCACCCATCATATTTGCGGCGTAATTCTCATACCAACGAGCCTTTTCTTCATCCTGCTCTGCGGTCACACCGGGCTTAGAGCCATTACGGAAACGATATTTGTAGGCATTGCAGATACAGAACCAGCGAACAGCATCGTCGCCGTACAACTTACGCATTTTTTCGATGCACTCAGTGCCATGATAGTGAGCGGGACCATCTACATACTCGTAATCGGCAGAGTCCTCGGACTCATCTTCGTGATCGTTTAGGTCTGCGTACTCACAGTTCTCGCAATCGCCATCACAATCGTCAGCATCGTCGTTTTCTTTTTCGTCTTCAACGGAGTCATCTTCTTCATAGTGACAGATGCAATCGCCGTCGCCAATCATCTCTCCATATTCACAATTTTCGCAATCGTAGTCACACTCGGAGTCGTCCATATCGATATCCTGCTCATGAATTGCAAAAATCAGAGACAGACGGGACATGGTATCGAAGCCATCGATGTCAAGATCATTCGCCAACGCCCGCAGTGCATCTGTATCCATTTCCTTCAGGCCGCCAATCTCCAGTCGTCCAAGGCGATGCCCAGTCTCTTCGTCAACTTCGCCTGTGGCAGTCACAATAACAGTTCCAACCAGTTCATCATCATCGCAGTCGGGGCAGTCACAGGTTTCAGGTTCAATCTTTTCGTCTTTGATATTATTCAAAACAGCCATATAATCTTCCTTATGGTTCTTGTAAGCGTCTGCGAGCAAAGGGTGTACGGGAGAAATGGTCTTGCCAGCGCCCTGTTCAGCCAAATAATGAATCCATTCCTTCGGCTCGAAGATCTTCATAGCTTTTTCATTCAGTTCGTGATTGGAACGTGCATGAACCAAAGTCATCGGAAAATTAAAACCCGGCATGTCGTAAACCAGACGCAGGCGACCGCTCTCAAACAGGATATCGCAATTGTTAATGTTCATATGTACTCTCCTTACTTCTCTATGGTTTTATATACATCTGCCAGCTTTGGGTGACGGCCACAGCAGCGGTTACCTTCAGGACAGAACGGATACTTGGGATTTGCTTCACAGGACGGAACCATCCATGCGGCGAGTTCGGGACAAACAGTGGCAACTTGGCTCTTGATCATCTGAAACATCGACCGGATTTCACTTTGGGCTCGAGTGCAAAGACGCAGATGGCTCATTTCAATTAGTGACCGCGCATTAATTGTGACGTACAACTTGGTACAACAAGCGTTTGGCAGAACAGCGCGGGCGTCCTCATTGGCAGCGTTGTGATACTCTTTGAGAATTCTGTAGTTGTTTGCAGCATCTGCCATCATGTTATTAAACACGTCCGCGTCTTCTCCATTGAACGGATTGACATAATCAAAATTGTCCATGGAAACGTATCTCTGTGACTGTACACTCAGGCTAATATGACGATGACGACTTAACTGTGCCAACAGTGCTCGACTGACGCCGCTTACTTCAAACGTAAACGAAATGTGTTCAAGCACACTCCGATGACCCGTCGCTTTGCATCCCTTTACGATTCGATATGTATCTGTCGGTTCAGAATCATAACAGACACTCGCTGCCAGCTCTGCAATCGACAACGGATTTTTATCTCCATCTGAATTGACTGGTTGTGAATATGAAATCAACTTAACTTCCACTTTCGAAATCCTCCTTATTCATCGCGCCAGTTTTCTGGAATATCATTCTCGTCAATTACGATACAATTACGAGGTGCCACGTTTGTTGTGTTTTCCCCATCTTGAACTTTGATCATTACGTTCATAATGCCTACGACTTTATGAATACTCCAAAGAACTCCCGTACTCTTGTATGTTCTTGCCCGAAGAACCGTATCACCAACATGGATTTCTTTTTCAAGTAAATCAGTCATTTACACCCTCCCTTATAAAATCATCTACTGTTTTTTCGCCCGTCAGCACCTGTTTCATCTGTTCTGGCGATAATTTATATGTAATAACCTCGCCACATTCGTAACTGTATCGCCGTAACTGACGATAATATTCTGCTGTGGCGCGTTCTTTGCGACCCAACTCTCTTTGGTCAATTCCTGAAACCACAAGGCCCCACCTCCCTTCTTATTCTGTATTTACTATTTCGACTTCTACGTCGTAATCATATTTCCAATATTTGGGGAATGCGACCATCGTGCCGTGTGCCCATAAGAAATAGATTTCGTCCAACTCTGCTACAATTTCATATCGATTTCCGTAGCGGAGCCTCCAGCATAAATTTTCGTCTTGATAATTAAGTTTTAGATATCGACGCTTCCAACTTTTCATGACGTGCTCTCCTTAACGTTCCTGAGAGAGCTTCCTCAGCGTTTCGGAGATCATCAATTGCACGATCGATATACTCAGGCTCACAAAACTCAAAGTGATTCCAAGCAACTTTAAGTTCTTCGAGATCTCCTTTGAGTCCACTTTTGGTTCGTTCATCATTATTCATACACTCCTCACCATGTTGTTTCGAAAAGTGGCGATCCATCTTTTTCTTCCACGCATTTCATTTTGCCGTTGTGTTTGATTCTATATAGATAATATCTGGTGTAGAAACCGCCACTGATTGGGATTTCTTTATAAGTTATCATCCATTCATACTTAGAATCGTCAGGTTTATAGTAGCTGTGGAATGTTTCGCCTGCTGGTACATATGGTTTCATTCGAACTCTGTTCCTTTCAATGTGCTAAAATATGGATCACTATCCCGTTTTTCTATCTGAGTCAGTCGCCCATCGTCGCCAACTGAGTACAATCGGAAATTCTTAAAGATATCGTCACCTTTGATAGTTGCCAGCGACGTGATGACGTATTTGACATTATGTTCTTCGGTTCCATCAATAAGTTGAACTTCGAGTCGTTCCTTTTTTGGAATAGCCAATTTTTGAAGATCATTCATCAATGTTTACCTGTCCATTTTCATCATAAACATCGAACCACTCGCCTGAATAATTATGTACAGCTTCACGGAGACTCAGAATTCTTTTTAAAGTTTTGCAAGTATAAACTTTCATACCATCATATCTGCCGTTTAATCCTGTAAATTCACCACGATAAAAACGTCCCATTCTCGGATGTTTATAAATAGATCTGGATTGATCCATTTCATTATTGATAAGATAATACATATGGCAAATTCTCCTTATTTAATAATGTCTTCTTCTGCACTCTTTCTTGTTCTTTTGGGTTTCTGTGGCATTTCATAATGGGTCAGCGCTTCGCGCATTTCGTGGAGAAGAAACGCATGGATTAGCCACGAGGTTGAAGTTGATTCGCAGAAAATGATCTGACAATTATATCGAGCAAGCCATGTGGTTAGACTGCCAAGCAGTGAAGCAGGAGTCATTTTGCTACGATAAGCACCTTTATGAATCTTCTCCCATGAGCCATTTTCAATAAGTATGTATGTCTTTGCCCCAGCGGCTGCAGCTCTGTCGAACTCCTTAGCAAACCGGATTCGATTTGTTGTGAAGTTACCGCAGATTTCTGTCAAGTCGTATTTTCTTTCGACCACTACTTTGTCTGCAAGCGAGAACTTTTCGCCATTCGGAAGTGTCACTTCTGCGGTATAATCTCCAAAGTCCAACCGCTTACGCATAAACGCACATGGAAATGAAGTCAACCGTTGATGTAGGAGTGGAGTATCTTTTTCTCGGTCATCTACAACGATAACCATAGATTTAAGAACTTGAGTGATTTCGTTATATGTCACTAATTCACCTCCTTCCATAGCTCTAGCGACTTACCGCACATGAGCGTATTTACGAAGAATTGTTTCCTTATCTGTCTTCGACTGAACCCATTGACCGCGCTCGTCCTTTGACCAACGCCCCTCTTCTCGTTCTTCATCGATACGGAGGATGTCTCCTTTTTCAATCGGATCAGTTTCCAGTGTGCGAGCTTTGACTTTAAGCCGGCGCTGCTGACCATTTTGTAAGACATATCCCAGAACTGTTTTGTTAGAGAATTTACCATCGATATCTAGGACGTAGATATAAGAAGGATTCAATTTCGGAATAGTGAGTTGGATATATCCAAGGCAATCAGCTTCATACTGGATTCGATCAGTAATGGAAGTTTTAATGTCGGACGTTTTTATACAAAGTAGTTGGACAATTCTTAGCCAATCGACATTGACATACTTCTTTTCAGTTTCTTTTTCGCACAGTTTGAGCATTGTGTCATGTGGCAGTAGCTCATCCATATCAAGCTTGTTAAGCTGCTTTGCGCCATAGAATTCACTGAAGATTTTTACCTGCTCCAGAAGCTGATTCGGATTGCCAAACTCAGAGAAGAAGTCAAGCTTGATAAGAATATCCATCTGGCGGCTGTCGGCAATTTTTTTCTTCTGATTCATAACAAGCAGATCAACAAAGGAATCGAACTTGGTATTGCGTAGCTTGTAGAATTCACGACTTAGCCGTTTGTTTAGATACTTGATAGATTCCATGCCTTGATAGATCCTTTTGTCGCTTCTGTCGTAGACATATTCATCTCTTGAATGCCTGAACTTGATTGGCATAATTTGAATTCCACGCTCGCCAGCCAATTGAGTTGCTTTAATGATTTTATCTTGCGTATCTGCTGTATTAAGCAACGCCGTGATAAACTCATGTGTGTAGTAGTAACGATAATACGCACAATAATATGTAAGAATTGAGTAGCCGGTAGCATGGTTCAAACCAAACTGATACGAGGCGGAGTTCTCAATAACCCGTAGGAATTCTTTTGCTTCTGTCTCAGCAGTTTCTCTTGATTTTGTCGAGTGATTACAATAACCATTCAGGATACGAGGCATTGCCGCATCCAACTCCGCCTTGTTCTTATGACCGATTGCACGACGAACACTATCTGCATCACCGCCGCTCATATCACAGAACTGTTGAAGGAATGCAATAGTCTGTTCCTGAAAAACAAGCCAACCCAAGCTATCTTTTAACAGCTCGTCAATTTCAGGCGATGGGTTGTGATTTGCTTCGTGCCGGAAGAGTTTATCTCTGTAAGAAGCACCACCGGGTCGAATGGCTGCTGTGACCAAGCTCAGATCTGCAATGCTGTGGACATCGTATTTTTTGAGCGAATCAAATGCAAAATCCTCAACAAACTGGAAAATACCAACAGGAGATTTTTTCATGTCTGCCCAAACCTGTTGGTCATCGAAGTTCATTTCCCATGTGTGTGGGTACGGAATATCAGCCAGCTTACAAGTCTTATCAATAACAGATACTGTATCAAGACCGAGGATATCATACTTTGCCAGACCGACTGCATGAGACGCTTCCATATCAAGACACAGAATAGGCAGACCGTCTTTATCTTGGAAGACACCATACCTTTTATAGAGGTCGATTGGAGCGATGATAACGCCAGCCGGATGGTGAGACAGCGATACAATTGTCCCCTGCAATCCATCGAAATAGTAAAAGATATCAGGATGGTCTGCACGGCACTTTTCAGCGTCAGCGTCGTATTCCTTTTTCACTTTTGCAATTCGATCAAGAGAATAAGGGTTCTCAGACTCATCTGTGCTCTGATTCTCTCGCTTCCAGACCTTAGCAAGAGCTCGTCCAATCTCGTCGATTGTCGCCTTTCCTGCCAGAGTACCCATAGCCAGAACATACGCACACTTCTCACGACCGAACGATTCAAAAATATGGTTATAAATTTTGGAACGATAAGCATCGGGAACATCGATATCAATATCGCCAATCTCTACTCGATTTTCGTTACAAAAGCGAGAAAATACAAGATTCCAGCGAACAGGGTTCACATCGATAATGTCAGTAATAAATGCACATCGAGATCCAGCAACAGAACCGCGACTTGGACCGAACGGAATTCCATCGTTCTTGCCCCAAATCATCAGGTCGCTCATAGATAACATAAAACCCAGCATATTGGTCTTTTTAAAAACCTTTAGCTCTTCTTCAATATCTGCTTTAAACTGCTCAATTTCGTTCTCTGGAATAATTTTGCGTTTGACCTTATCGTTAAACATCCTGTGGGTACGACTGATATATTCCTTTTCGTCTGATTCTGTAGACCCTGTCAAAATTGGATATCTTGCTTTTGTGTTTAAAGTAAAATCCTTGACACTATCAGCCATCCGGTTCGTATTCCTGATTGCTTCCATCCAGACTTCGCGTGGGAGTGAATTTTGAACTTCAAATGCACTAACAAGTTGATCATAAGATTTGAATGTCAGGTCGAATTCGTCCTCGCCAGTGAACTCGATTCCCTTGCCCATCATAAGGATCTTGCGGCATTCTGCTTTATACGCATTCAGACTGTGAGTATCAGTTGCAGCAATCAGTGGCTTGTGATATTTTTTGGAAAGCTCCCAGAGATACTGGTTATATTCCTTTTGATCGTCACAATCGTGATATTGAATCTCATAATAATCATAGGTCTCGCATAGTTTGTCATAGACTTCCTGACGAAATCCATCACATTCTGGCGTGTATTTACGAAGCGGACTTGCCAGACAAGCAGAGATTTTGATGATGTTATCAGACAGACCAAAGAACTCTTCAAAAGTAATGCGCGGCTTATAATACTTATGGTCAGCATCATAAGATGCGCCCATTACCTTATTTAACTCCAAAACGCCACGAGCATTTTTGCAAAGAAGAATCGTATGGAAGTTGTCGCGAACTTTATAGCGTCCGGCATCCATCATTTTACCGATTTCCTCTTGTGCTTCCTGTGGGTCCCAGCCTTGATAAGATTCATAAACCTCGTCTGGAATCTCTGGATAGTGGTACATTTCAGAAGTAAGATATACCTCACAACCAACGATAAACTTCAATCCCTTCTTTTCTGCATACTGTTTCTTTGCAGTCCAGTTAAGGTTGTAACCATGGTTGGTAGAGGCGATTGCTTTCATTCCATAAGAAGCAGCGAGATCAACATAGTCTTCCCATTTTGTACAAGAATCAAGGAGCGAACCTTTATCGTCGTGGATATGATATACGCAGTAGTTTTGCTCCATAACTCCTCCTTAAAACAATTCATTCATCGCTGCGTCGCTCGGATCTTTTGCTGCATAAAACGGCTTCTTATTGATACAGTCTCGTAGCGGTTCACAGGTTTTACGATGCCCACACAGATTGGTACAGAAGAAGTTTGGATTACCATTCTTCTCTTCAATCTCACGCGCAGGCCATTCACCTGTTTTCTTTCGCTCTTCGAATTCATCTGCCGTTTCGTTTATGTAATCGATACATTCCTTGCGCAGCTCGTCTGTGATATGATACGAGCGAACATATGTAGTCAATCTGAACTGGCAACGGATATCTTCTGGCAAATCATTTATGTCGTTTGATTCAATAAATGCCTGTGTGACGTTTTCAATTTGTTCACTGTCATACCCAGCAGCCTTCATCTTGGAACGAACCGTAGACCGTAACGTGTAACCGACTTTGCACCGGTCGAGTATTTTCTCTGTTAACTTTGCACGCTTACCAGTACCGATCTCATAAACGACCTTGCAATACTTGACCATAATCCATGCCGCTCCAGCCACTGTAAATCCGGCCTGTTCCAGTGCCAAAGTATACGCAACCAACTGCCGCCCATAATGCAAAAGGTCTTTATCCTGAAACTGACTCGACGTCTTGATATCTAACACCTGCAGCCGACCATCTGGCAAAACTCGAATCAAGTCAGCGTAACCTTGTAAGTACCTATCCTCTCTCAATTTAAGAATCAGTAGCTTCTCAACTTCGAACTTACCTTTTGGACTGATATAATCTCGAGCCATGCACATCATATTGCCAACCCAGCGATCTCTGATACCATTGCCGCCATCTCGTGTCTTTGGAAAATCAATACCAAGCATATCGAGCTCATCTAAGGCATTTTGAAGTGCTGGTTTAATATCTGCTTCTGTGTTCTTGCCCTCAATGATTCCTTCGAGAACGTCATGACAGGTTCCACCGAGATATGAATACACATTCTGGCACTGTTCGCGCTTTTCAATATATGTAAGATACGCATTATATGGACAATCATGAATCGTGCCGAGCTTTGAATAGCTGTACACTTGCGCCCCTTTGTCGTACAACGCCTGTAGTTCTGGGGCAACAACTCTTTGACCCATTTACATCACTCCTCTACCCATTTCACATATTTTGTTAATCCTTCTTGATAAGCTTCGCGTCCGAGGTCGGCAACGTTCTTTTTAGACCCCTCTGGAATTAGCCCATCAGGCCATATATATCCAACCTTTGTTTTCAGGATCGGATTATTCACAATTAGCTTTTTGCACTCATTAACCAGATGTTCTTCTTCAAGCCCTTCATCGTAAGCCAAAAGAATTTTCTTTGGAAGAAGTCGTTTTATGTATTTTGCTTGAGTTTCTGACACATGACAGCCACACGTTGCAAGAGCGATATTACTGCCGAATGAATCACATTGCTGAACCGCCTTTTCAGATTCAAACAGAACCAGATTTTGCGTCTCTTGAATGCGCCGATAATTCTTGTCATACCCAAATAACGTCTTGCTTCGCGGACAAGATATCAATGGGAACCATCGTTTGTCGTGATCGCATTCATAATTGGCACGTCCCATAATTCCGACTAATGAACCATCTATCGCACGCTCTGGAATTGTGATTCTATTTGAGTCAACATCATATCCAATGCCGAATTTTTCTTGTGTTCTCAAACTGATGCCGTCTTTGACGAATTGAATACTGAACTTATTTGCATACGGTTCCAAAATCTCTTCTGGATATGTTTCCAATTCTTCCATTTCTTCTTCGTAATTCGGCAACAGTTTTAAAAAGAAACCACCAAATGGCCAGCGAGTTTTAATATTTAACTCTTCCAAAGACAAACCGGCTTTAATTGCGGCGAACTTCAACGCATCAGGAAATGAACATCGTTTGACATCCATAATCAGGCTGAATATGTTTCCTTTTTGATTCGTAGAAAAGACAAAGAATCGTAACGTTGCACAATCCACCAGACAGCTGGTCGGGTTTCTTTGTTCTTCGCGAGCAAATCTCAGATTGTTTTTTTGAGGATTGAACTTGATATTTTCAAAGCCAAGAGCTTCAAGAATTTGGATGATTCTGTCTGGCTGATTTTCAAGCTTAGACTGCAAAGCGTTTACATCCATTCATACCGAGTCCTCCCTTCTTTATTTATCTTCGATCATACTGGCCATGATCGTTTATAATGGTGCAATACCCCAGCTCTCGCCAGCAGTTCCATGCGCCATCAAACTGAAAAAGGATTGTTTGTCCGTCTTCATCGTTTCTCGTTTTATTCAAAAATGCGACAACGTATGTTTTGTCCTTATCAAGAGTAATTGGAATCTTGATTTTTGGATTTTCTTTTGAACGATAGTACGGGTCGCAATCAAACTTTTCGCCAGTATATTCGTCCTGCCACAGTCTGCGAACCATCACAAGCTCGCTAATAACCTCTTTTATCTGTTTTGAATTTGATAAACAAGAAGCATCAAGCCATCGCTGGTTTGTCGTATGCAATGCAAGCTGAAAAGTGCTGACAAATGCGATTTGTTCTTTATTGACAACATTGAAAATACGACGACTATTCATTAGCAGCGCTTGCCACATATTATCGTCTACGGAGTCGTCACTTTTGAGAGTATCGTACACAACGACTTTCGTTCCTGTCCTTGCCAATCGTTTTATGTGTTTCAATAGTTTTCCAGTGTCGTTCTCGAACATTTTTATGAAACGAATATTGGAGTATTTTTCTTTTGTGATTTGTGCTGCCTTACGAAGCATCTTCCATTCTTCTTCATTAAAATGCCCTATTTTTAATTTCTTACGTGTGATTTTCCAATAATTCAAATCTTTCGTAAGAATATGAACCAGCAACATATTTTTATATGCTTTTGACATCATTTCGTTGGAAATTATAGCCACCTGATTTCCCTGTTCGGCGAACGGAAGTACCATCAATTCAAATATCAGGCTCGACTTGCCCGCGCCGCTATGCCCGGCAAGCATATACATATCTCCCACGGGTGCACCAAGTGTCAGATAATTCAAAATAGGAGCGCCAGCCGCATAACTAATTCCTTGGTCTTGTCCTTCATTACATTGCTGCAAATACTTTTCATCGACGACCAAATCCTCAACCTTGGAATCCTGTCCTGTAATAAGTGCCGCCTGATTATTGAGCAACTCAAAAGTGTTATACACATCTTCATTTGTTGCATCATCAAACCGCTCTGGATGACTAAGCAGCTCGTCATACTTGGTCGCCAAGATTTTAAGCGTATTCATCTTAGAGATTTGGTTGTAATAGCTATCCGTGTTTTCAGGATCAATCAAATCCATCATAGCTACACAGGCACGCCAGCCATTTAATTCCTCATAATGCTTACGGAGAGAGGGCTTGTCGGCCAGATATGTGTCAAGTGTGATGTTGTCAATGTTCGCAAACCCTTGCCGACGGATGCCACGTCCAATCATGAAATAAAACACCTGATCTTCACAAATCAGAGTCTTATCCGTTCCCTCATTGACGTTTTTATAATCATCGTATCGCTGAGGATCTTTCCACAAACAAAAAACAAAGCTTGCTTCGGCACGCACTCGATTTTCTTCGATTCTCGCAATAGCTTTGTTCAAATCCATAAATCGTCACCTCCTAGCAAGCTGCTAACATCATTTCCTTTATGTACTGTTCCAATATTTGACAGGTCAACCATTGTATCGAGATCCGGTCTGGAATCTTCTCTTGCGGTCTTCCTTGTTTTGTTTTTCTCGCGATCATATACGCCTTTGATCTTATTGCGAACAATTGCCATCAAATAACTCGCCGCGCCAGCATCATCTTCGAAGTTTTTATTCTGCATCGCCCACTGAACTGCATCTGCACTTTCATCCAATGTTTGCTGAATAATTTCGTCTGAGTAAAAATCAAGTTCTTTTAGTCGTCGAAACACAATCGTCGGCATCGGCTGTGCTCCACCTCGCTCATAACCAAGGAAATCTGCAATGGTATCACAGAGTTTCTTGTACGATTCAGGAGTTCTGCCCGGCTTGTTATAATGTTTCGGCTTATTCTTCAGAGCTTTTTCTTTTCTACGACCAGCCAGCCACGCTTGATAAACTGCTTCAGACTGAAAATACCGTTTGTTAGGCGCTTTATAATACTGATCTCTTGGGCCTTTGACGCCTGTGGCCATACATGTAACCATTACCGGCTTAGCCATATTTACTCCTTATAATAAATTCCCACCAACCCGCCCTGCTGTTTATATATTTAAGTTATGTTTATACGACCAAAGAATAAACTTTCTTCAGTTCTGCAATCGGGAACTCCGGATCTGAGAACTTCTTGCCGATGTTGTTACGCACTTCAGCAACCTTCGCTTTTACATCATCAGATGCGCTCTTATAGTTATTCTGAATTGCACTAATCCACTCGGCGCGATACTGCTCATCCTCTTCATCCTGAGCTGCTCCGACATACTGCTTTACACGCTCGGCCTGTACCGACTCAACTTTCTTCTTCTCTGCTGCCTGCTTCTTCAGATCTGCTTCATAAGAACGACCGCCCTTATCATGTTCTGCCTTGATTGCATCGGTCAGAGCCTTGATGAACTCATCTGCATCCAGAGGAATACGGTCAACAATATCAGCGAAACGACTCTTGGAGTCCACAGAGAAGTTGTCATCGCGGAAGCAAATCACACGACGCTCGGACTTAACCTTACCAATAATTTCCTCTTTACCATTGACAACATTCTTACGGCCGGTTTTTACCTTATCGATATCGCGATCAACATATGCGACACCAACGACATCGACCTTGTTTTTCAGTGCATTGAAATACCGCTTGTCCATATTAGTAGACAACATGGAGTAACTTGCCAGCGTAACAGGATCAGTAATATCGGTCTTCTTTGTATGACCAATAATGATAGGGCTGATACCTACACGCTTCAGTTCCCACAAACGATTCGTAACTAATTCGGTTGCTTTATCAGTGGGACCATTAAATCCAGAGAAAGTTGCCTTAAAAGACTTTGTACGCTTATCAGGATTCTCACGGTTCCAAATTCGAATCGTCTCATCTTCGGCCATTCGCATCAATTCATCAATGGTGTCAATGACAACAACCTTCAAATCACTATAATCAGTGAAGCGATTTTCAATGATATCCATAGTGACTTCATCAAAATGTTCCCAATCCCACACGGCTTCCTGAACGATACCTTCAATAGTGGCCTGATCTGCTTCTTTACCACAGGTCAAAAAGATATAGCCATCATCACCAACTATTTTTTCACAAACCTGTTTAACCAGCGTAGTTTTGCCAATGCCGCCTTCACCCATCAAATAGATACTATAATCAAGAGGATTCAAACTAATTTCAGTTTTCTTACCAAATTTACGCGCCATTATGTATTCTCCTTATATAAGTATTTTTAAGTCCTGTTTGTGCGGACAAAAAAATTAGAACAGAGTATCAATACCGTCGTCCTCTTCCTCTTCCACCTTAGTAGGCTTAACAGCCTTTATTTCGGGCTTCTTGTAGGATTTCTTCACCATGTCGTCAACGGTTTCATCTTCAGACGGAGAATAAATCATGTCCTCAAACTCGCGAGCGGTCATGCCAGAGTCTGCGGCGGTCATGCACTCCTTGAATTCATCCTTAATCAACGGCTTGATCAGGCGCAGTTCATGAACCTTCTCGCCATAGATATTCCCACGCGGCTTGAAATCCTCTAACTTATTCAGGCCAGCCTCGATGAACTCACGCTGGATATCAGTCAGGCAGCTCTCATCGAACTCCTTCTCTTCTGCGCCATTCACAACACCGATTGCCCAGTTCATATGAACGGGATTCTTGGACTTGGTTTCGATGTAGCGCATCTTCAGGTCGTAAATCCGCTTGTGCTTCTCCTTGCTCATATCCAAAACAGAAGTGTTAAACACGGTGCTCACAGGGAACATCTTCTGAGCGGCATCTGCAGCCGACCACATCGGAGTATAGCAATTCATGAAAATCTTACCTTCAGACTTCTCCTCGGAACGATCGATACTGTTCTTGTCATAATACAGATCCATATTCATAGTTAGATGCGGAGTGTCTTTGCCGTCAACTGCTGCATACACATTCTGAATCTGGAACTCCTCAAAAATACGATCCTTATATGCGCCTGTACCGGGACGCAGCTTGTAAATACCAGTCACAACGATCGGCTCAGCATAACCAGTCAGGGCAGATTCCAGATACTCGATCATATCCCATGCAGTAATGAACTCCTTGCGCTCGCCGAGATTTACAACATACTTTCGCATACTGGACACCATATCGACAGTATCCTTATCGAAACGATCGTCCCAATCAATCTCGATATCCTCGTTGTCGACATTCTTGGTCTTAATAGTGTCATTCTTGAAACCCTGAGCAGACACATAAACACAATTCATACCGTTCTTGATGCCCATGTTCAGGCTAATCTTTTCGGAATTATTGTAAGTGTCGCGCTTCACCCAAGGATTGTTCCGCTTCGGAATGACGATATCACCACAAAAATTAAAACGAGGGTAAATGTTCTTCTCTGCCATATGTACCTCCTATGTATATCAACATCAGTAATCGATTTCTTCAGTGGTTTTAGACTCCCAAACAGGGATACTACTATTAGGAATGCCACCTGCTTCAATTGTCGGCTTATGCTTACAACGGGCAATAAATTCGTCTGTCAGCTTATCAACACAATCAGAACACAGGGAAAACTTCATCCTGTCTCCGTCGCGTTTGCTTCCATAAAAGAACCGTACAGTCAAATCACCCAGATTTGCTTCATCGCAGGGGTCCAGCGTCTTACCACAAAAATTGCAAAGCATATTATTTCTCCTATCTAATTTGATTTTCGCTTATTATCGCATCAAATTGGGAGAAGCTCGTCCATACAGCATCTCTGTTCCCCTTTCCTTTTTTATTTATAAACTCACTTCAGTTCTATGATGTCTCGATACAACATCACATAATCGTCAGTGTATTTATCTCCATGAAAGTGGCCAAAATACCACATCGGCTTATGATCCGCCGGGAATTGCTCATAAAGGTCATCAAAAAACTCTTCTGTTGATGTATCGACCGTACTCTGATCAATGCCGTTCAAGAACAGTTCTTTAGGTTCAAACCGCAGCGGGCAAGTATGGGTCAACATAATATCAATTGGATATCTGGTTGCCATAAGACGCACGAGACCTTTTGTAAGTTCGCTTGGCTGCTCATCTGGCCACCAATTCCAACCGCGTTGCAATCGGTAATATTTGTCAACCGAATAAGCGCCACCGCAAACAAGCGCATTCAATGTTCGTTCCGATGTTTGAATTACATAAATCGCACCATCAATCGCAAAATACTGGTTAGGATGCTCGTGACTCCACAGCATCGGACCACGAATTGCACCATCTGTAACTTCGATTTCTTGATACCCTTCTGTCTCACTCGGCCGACGTTCATGGTTGCCGTGGATACAAAACAGTTTTGCAGGAATTGAATCGGCAACATTTTTGATAAACATTTCTCTTGGATAATCCTTGCCATAGTAATTCAGACCCACATCACCCAAACATACAACCCATTCAATGTCAGGATGGTCGAGACAGAAATATTTCAAATCATAAAACCGACTTGGATTACCATGAATATCACCTGTCATGTAAACACTCAAGTTTAAACACCTCTTTCAATATATCATCACAGTTGTTTTCGTATTTGCATCCAGAACAGTCTAGTCCGTTTCCGCTTCTTTCAACGCAAACAGCTACGAGTTCTTTATAGATAGACTTGATTTGTTCTACTGTTAGCATGGAATACCTCCTGACTTTTCTAAAATCTCCCACTCATTTGGGGAGTCGCAGTGTGGAGTATAGAATCTAATGCAAAATTCGCGATACATACAGTCGTCGCAACTATCTTCGTTCGTTGTGCATTCATTAATAAAATCCAATAATGCAACTTCTAAATCTTTTGGAGATGTCATTTGGCTTTCTCCTTCCATTTTAATATATATTTTCTGGTTGCGCTGGTGTGAGTTGAACACACGATAGGGAGGTCAAAGCTCCCGGCCTTTACCGCTTGGCTACAACGCATTATATAAGGCGGCACCCAGTGCTACCTGAGCACCGCCGGGAGTTTTAAATCTTAGGAGTTGGACCATGGAAGAGATAGCCAGCCGCAAAAGAAGCTAACATCAATCCGCCCACAATCCAAATTGCTTTACTGATTTCAATCCAGATCAATCTGAATCACCTCAGTTCTCGATTCGCATGAAACTGATATCCGTGGACTGATACACACTTGCATCACTACTCAAAGTGCCAGCCGCCTTATCAGCCTGATACTTTGCATTGCCGGAACCAGTGACAATCAGTCGATTCTGATCAATACCCTGAGACGCCAGATAATTTGCAACGGTCTGAGCACGGTTAGCAGAAAGCTGCACGCCAAACTCGGTCTGGTTATTCGCATTAATATTACCGTTGATAACAATCATAGTGCCATCCAGAGTCTTAGCGATATTCACGAAATCGTTCAGAACAGAAGCAGCGCTGGCCTGATCGGTAAACACGGAAGAATCCGGCACAAAAGTTACATTCGCAGTCTTGCTCAGCATCGAATCATAGTCCAGATTTCCAGTGACCTGCTGAGTGATGTTTGCACGAGTCTCATCGCTCACAGTTACTTTCGTAGTAGCATTTGCAGCAGAAGTAGACTTGAAATCACTCTTGAGCGCATCGATATATGTAGTATCAAACAGCGTATTTACGAGATCACGATTAACGGTTTCACCCAGACCCTCCCAAATGTCGCACATCTGGTTATAAATCATCGGAGCAGTATCATTCAGAATATTGTAGTTGTCCTTCCAGCTTGCCATCTTAGCATTTGCATAAGTCGCATCAATATCGGCATCAGAAGAAGTAGAGTACATCGGGAACACTTCACGAGCTGCATTGTGATTGATAGGCTGGTCATAAGACATCAGAATGCCCTGAACGAACTTCTTAACGGTATCTTCATGAGCCGCTGCCCAATCTGCGTCAAACACGATGCCGTCCATAACCAGAGAGGAGGAAGACTTCGTATCAAACACGACAGTACTATTGGTGTAAGTCTTGGCCTGAGTCAAATAGGGCTCCCATGTTGCAGCAACATCAATCTGACCAGCGAAATATGCCTTAGCGGTATCGTCTGCGGTGCCGAACATAATCAGATTGTTCATGATAGTTGCCTTGTCAGCATCAGACAGACTGGAATTATTAACGAACCAAGCAACCAGAGTCTCAGCCTCAGAGAACTCAGGGACACCGATTTTGGCATTGACCCACGAATTCACATCAGCGAACTTAGTAGAAGCGATGATACCGTCACCGCCATAGCTGTAGTTGGTAAAAATCGGCATGATGACATTCTTACCAGCGTCAGTAAACTTCTGAGACAGGAATGCTACGCGATTCGTAGTATAACCAGCGGCCTGCAGATCACCAGAGATTAGTGCGTTACTGGACTCAGTCGCATCGTTGATGACATTGACATTCACCTTGATGCCAAGCTGATCAAACACAGAACCGGGCTGAGTAGTAAGACCACCATTTGCCGTTAGGATTGAAAGCCACTTTCATATTGACCAAGTTCGTTACGCTTGGTGGATAGATTTCTAATTGGATATGTACAATCGATTCGCCTATGATATCGACCAGAATTAACTCTGTATACTTCTCCGCGATCAATACCACATTCGTTTGCTATTTCTTGTACGGTAAGTTCTGAAGATTTTAAAAAGTCTATAATTTTATCACGAGTTTTTGATGGCAACCCGAATTCCCTTATCGGATAGGAAACGTTTGGTCTGCGCCAATGGGTGCCATTATTTATATCTCTAATTGTATATCGTTTTACACCAGTCAGTTTTTCAATATCGTCAAATGGTATATCTGGATTTTGAAGCAATTTAATAACTTCATTTATTGATTCGTCATCCATTCTTCTTATCATTCTACGAAGCGGATATTCATATAAATCTGTATCTCTCCAAGATGCGCCCTTATTTACATTTGTAACATATTTTTGATTTACTCCGTATTTTTGAGCAATCTCATCATAAGAGAGATCAGTATTTATTAGATCCTGAATCATATTATCGATCTCTGTTTGTTTCAAGATGGCGACAGGATTGTTTTCTCCACCGCTATCTTGTCCACCGTTTTGAATATTATATCCAAACTCCTTTTCGTTTGATCGATATTGACGAATAAAATATTTTTCTAACCCGTTATAACAATCTCCATAATATAAGACTTCTACAGAGAAATTTTCCCAACCATATTTTACAATAGCATTATGTATGGGATGGTTCATTCTCTTATCGTGCTTATGTTCTTGAAGTCGTCTTTTTAGATTATTTGTTTGACCGATATAGATTTTACCATTGATATTGTTCGTGATTTTATAGATACATTTATTCATCTTCAACGCTCCTATCCAATCCTTTATCCCTACATCTTTCAATGTAGAATAGACTATATCACCACCCATATTGCAGGGTGCTTCTTCACAGTCCTTTACGAATTCAAAGGATCTTAGTCGTTGAACCTTCCTCTATTCGAGGCTTGGCTGCTGATTTCCCATTGTTGAAAACACTTAGCACATATTTTGCAATATGGTTTTATTTCAGCTTATGTCATCTGATTGATTTTTTCTGCTTTCGCCGCATTCGTACTTATGCATATTTCATCATTGCACTGTAGCTCAATCAGCTTTAGGGCAACCTAATCTCCTAACAAAATCAGGTTGAGTTGTTCCAGCAATTCAAAGAAGTTCCATCACATGATTACTCATATGAAGGGGCTAACTTTAACCTGCCCACTCATCCAGAGACAGATTGATCGTGTCGTCCCCAGCGGAATTAGACGGCTTATCTGTACTGATAGAAGTGCTCGGCTTTGAGGTGGTCGGTTTCTTTTTATCGAACTTGATCACGCCGCCCTTAATGCCGCCAACAACACCAACAGCAACAGCCACAGCAAGCACCACGCCAACAACAGCGCGGCCAGCCTTAGTCAATTTGAACTTAGACATGTTATTCTCTCCTATTTAATTTTTTGATTTTATTTCTTGGACTGAGTATTCAATCCAGACGACTTAGAAAACGCATTCAGGTCAGGAATATTATATGTAACCACATTCGGATTGCTCTTTTTCAGACTCTCTAAATACGAACTCACTTTATAATCAGCAGTGTTTGCGTCCGCCCTGTCCAGCTTTCCCTCTCGACTGGTCTGATACAAAACCTTTGCGCCCGCTGCCTTTTCACGACTCTCCTGAAGTCCATCGCGAGTAGCATTGAGCATTTTATCAGTGCCGGTAGATGCACGCAGACGGTCCAGATTGGAATATACATCAGCAACCTGCTCGTTCGCCTTTAACTCAGCCACAACATCCTTGCTCTCACGCTTCAGGGCTGCCAACTGATTTTCAAGCTTTTCCTTGATTGCCTTGACTTCTTCCGCAGCAGGCTTCATCTTCTGGAACTGATCAGCCAGATTCTCAGCTTTATCGATTTCCTCCTGTAACAGTCGAGCGTAGGTTCGTGCAGATTCCACATCGCTGTGACTCATGGCTGCCTTTGATTGTTCATCATATGTCTTTGCCTGCTTCTGACAGACAGCATAGTTATCTTGAATCGTCTTGAGCTTTCCAGTCAGGTCTCGCAGAGTATTGCAGGCGTCTGTGTATTTCTTTGTCATCTCATCGATCTTCTGAGCATAGATAGCACGGGCACCATCTGGAGTTTTGGCTGTATCCTGCACGAAAACCTGTAAGAAACCACCGGCTAATGCTTTAATCTGCTGGCGGAATGACGGAAATAGAATCAAACTGCCAACCGCAACAACACCAACACAGATAAGCGTAAACTCAGGGATTGTAAAAGAAAACATTACTGAGCACCTTCCTTCCCGGCGGGCTCTGTCTTATCCTCTTCGATAAATTCCTCAATAGAAGAAATCATCTTGAGTTCGTCCTGAACTATATTGGTGATCTTTTCAATTGCCGCACCAGCTTCAACGTTGCGATTAGTCAGTGCTTCAATCTGTTCCTTCATGGATTCAATCTGCTGGTCGTTGCTCTTCATTTCGTCAAACAACGCATTCATCTTGTCATTACCAACCGTCCGAAGAAGCTCTTTGCGCTGCTCTGCGTCGGACATAATTGCGACCGCATCATAACCCAGCGTCATCATCAGGTTCTTAACTGTTGCTCGCTTTGTCTTGGTTGGCATCTCAGACGGGAATGTATCAATCACGTCCTTGATTTTGTAGACAGTAACAGAGTCGGCAGGATTCATACTATTGGCTTCGTAGACAGCTCCGATGTCAATCGTGTCACCCTCCGGAACCTCGGCCTGCACAGGAGTCGGCTGTTCGATATTAGGTCCAAAAGAGACACCAACATTCACGTCTGCTACTTCTGGCATTTCATACTCAGAAGTTACTTCCGACTCAACAAGACCGAGCTTCTCGAAAAAACTTTTCTTTGCCATAATTTTCTCCTCTTTAATCTTCTTCTCTGACATCTATTGATTCATAGTGGTCGTCTTTAAATTCATTAAAGCCACCACCAAAATACCAGCCGCGATTTTCTATAAATGCTAAGAATTCATCTACAACGTCATTCAAACTGACAGTGGTTGGAACGTTCAGACAGCCATCTATTTCGATTTCGTGTGTCATATGTCCTCCTTATGAAAATTTCCACTTAAAAATCTTCTTGATACAGACGCTCGTAATCCAGTCAAATAGAATACTGAAAATCACAATCGCCAGAATTCCAACAAATACCAACGTTGTGCGACCACGAGCAGACGAAGTATAGATCAGATACCCGATACCATACTTTGCATTCACCGTTTCCGCTACCGCGATATATGTCCAACCAATGGCGTACATTGTAGCAAAGGATTGACAGATGGACGGTGCTGCCATCGGAAGAATAATTCGTGTGACCGTGTTAAACTTCCCTGCCCCGTCAATACTAGCTGCCTCGATCACGTCATCGCAAACATCATCCAAAGCAATCAGTACACTTGGCAACATAAACACGAAGCTGGCTACAAACAAGAAGGCGATTTTCATCTTCTCACCAATTCCGAACCACATCGTAAGCAGTGGATAGAAAGCGGTCACCGGTAGGAATCTCATCGCTCGAATCGCCGGATACAACAGGTTTTGAATCGGATGACAGATTTTCATCAGACAACCAAGTGGAACTGCGACACCGGCACTCAGAAGAGCTGCTGCTGTGATGCGAATCAATGAATATCGAAACGCCTTCAACATCGTTCCGTTCTGAATCAGCAGAAAGAATTCACGAAACACAGCGCCTTTCTGGGGAACAAAAATTGGCGAAGTCAAAGCCGCGCCAATGTCCCAGATAATCGCCAACAGAATTAGAAGAATCATACGATAGATCCAATCTTTCTTCGTTGTTTTCATAATTCGTTTTTCTCCTTTGGCGGATCTTCTGGCAGAGGCATCCAATGTGTAACATGGTTTAAATACCAACATTCATTTGCATCACACCACTGGTTGTCATCATCAAGATAACCTTTGCGCTGTCCGCATTCTTCGTCATAAACCCAAACGACATCACTACAAGCCCACTTCTTATCTTCTTTAGGTGGTAAGGAGGTTTTTACGGAGATCCAATCACTTGTTTTCATTTTGATACCTCATAATATTTAATTTTCAAAAAAATGACCTGTACCGGAATTGAACCGATGTTTCCGCCGTGAAAGGGCAGCGTCTTCACCTCTTGACTAACAGGCCATATGGCGCGGCGAATCCGATTCGAACGGATGGAGGTTTAACCCTCAGAAGTTTTCAAGACTCCCGCATTAGACCAACTATGCTACCGCCGCATATAACAAGCCTTTTCACATCATGCTCGGGATGATTCTTGACAATTGCGTGACTCTGTGGTACACTGTCAGCCGATTCAATATCTCCTTCTTACGTCTTCAGTAACTGCAAAAATGTGTCAATAGACGCAGGAAGGAGGTGCGTTCTCTATGAACAGTCGAATCTTTGGCGCTCTTGGTGTCGCTGGTTCTGTTTGTAGCATCATCGGCTTAGTTTTGATGGTGTGGCAAATGTTCCACGTCGCTATTTAACGCCAACAGCTCAGTGGTTATGACCGCTGGGCTGTTTTTTTGTTGTCAAGAAATTGGGGCAAACGGTAGGATTCGAACCTACAAGACGAGATGTTCTCTCATCCATCTGTTTATTAAAGCGCGCTCAGATGCCTAGTCCTATTCGGCTGCGTTTGCATATAAAAGAGGATTATTCGTCCTCTGTTTTTCTTTTCTCGATCTCTTTATCAACATCTTCCAGAAAGCTCATCCAGTTTTGAAGATCAAATTCATCTCCAAAATCAAAGCCTTCATCCAGACGTTGGAGTAGATCTCGCTGAAAGCACCATAGCGTTTTATCTGTCAACTCGCTCAGATACGGTGTAATGAAATCGATCACAAGACCAGGCATATATGTTTTGCGCCCAACTGCGTATCGAACAGCACAATTACAAATGGCACCGAAGTCATCATTGTGCGGATCAATCATTGCCATAATCTTCAAACTCCTTTTTGATTTGTTCCCGCTCAATACGTTTTAGACGAGCTTTTGCTAATTTACGATCAAATTTTTTGCCTGGCTTATATTGATAATGCGGCCAGTCTTCATAGTACCAACTATCAAAAAGCCCTTTATACGTCTGCTGCTGTTTCATTTGCAGTCTCCCACCAGATTTCATTTTCAGGAACGGTTTCATCTTGTACAGGTGAATAATTCATCCAGTCAAATGAGATCATAGATTGCGCTTTGTCTTGCCGGAGCCGCTTAGTAATTTTGTTCCGTTTCCAATTTGAACGCAGCCGTTCATCGACTTCGCTATAAGTTTTCGGATTGATTTTCATCTGATGAACGTTTGTTACAGCGCCGACCTTGATGATGTTGAACAAACCGACTGCTTTATAGAATTCAGTCGAACAGGAACTTTTTACATAGTCCTCTGGTTTGAATTTCACGACGTTCATAAAATCATCCCCTTGTCATTTGTATGTGGCAAGCCCATTCCGACTCGAACGGAAATCGACGGTTTTGGAGACCGCAACTTTAACCAATTAAGCTATGGGCCTATATGATTGCTGTCTTTCCAGCCGCCATCGGTTTATGTTTTTGTTCCTTCCGCAGAACTACTAACAATACCATCACATCAGCCGTACGCGCTAATGCTGGCTACAATAGTTGCAACTCGAAAACTACTTACCGCGTGGTGCAACCGGCGGGTTACGATCCCACTACCCCTTGATTAAAAGTCAAGTGCTCTACCGATTGAGCTACGATTGCATATAAAAGTCGGCTTACGCACCCTCGCGAGTTGGCATCATCACCGATAATCAGGGCTACCACAGGTTGCTGCCCCTAAAAGGCTAATCCTTTGTTCTGCGCAATTTAAGAATCACTTACTTGGTAGGTCAGGTAGGATTCGAACCTACAACGTTTCTGGTGTCACAGGTTTACAGCCTGCTGCCTTCAACCATTCAGCACACTGACCTATATAACGACCACAGAGGGATGTCACCTGTGGTCCTCGTCCTGGCTTTAACGGGTCAGGCGTCCGGCATTTACCGTTTCCTTTAATGGGGAACTATTGGCGATATGCTTATCCACTGCGGTTCTCAAACTCGATCATCCTTTTGGGTCAAGCCTCTCCCGGGTTATAGCCGCGCTACATAAGGTTTTTCAGTGTTATTCCTTCACCTCTCACTGTTTTCGAGCTGGTGAGACTCACGCACAGTTGCGCTCGGAATGCGGATCTTACATCGTCAGGGCACGCAGTTTGACCAAGCTTGCTACATCGACCCCTGATCAGGAGTGTGACTGCCTCGCTAATCCTGTTGCAAATTTCATTGATAACATCATCTTGGTGAGAATTCATGTTGATTTTTCACCCTTGGATTACAACCTTTTTATGGAGGATTTCGACCAAATTCAATTATCAAATCAACTTGCACATTGGTGGTCCCGGCCTGAATTGAACAGGCGCACACGGAGCTTCAATCCGCTGCTCTACCGACTGAGCTACAGAACCATGCAAAACGTCGAATATTTCATCGACGCGATGCCAGCAACGGAATCGAACCGTTATCTTTTGATTTCTCAAACGCTTTACCATTAAGCTATCCAGCAATATAAACGGCAGGTATTGTTACGCCCCTGCCAAGGCGTTCACCATTTATCAGCCATGTGGTAAACGACGGGACTTACGTAATTGATCCACAAACACAAACTCATGGATTTTAATATTCTTTGACCTGTATTCGTTATACGTTAATCTTTAGCTAGAAGTTTAAGCTTTGAACTTTCAACCTTTAACCTTTAATCGTAAACTTTAACCTTTCCGGATGAATTTGATCAGCTCGTATCTTCCCTTGGGTTGATTCCGCTTACTGATCGATTTTGTTCTCTGATGCAGGATTCGAACCTACAATTACAGATTTTCTGTCTGTCGCTTTAACCATTTAGCAAATCAGAAAATCAAGTATTATTTATAATCTAATATAAACTTGTTCTTCATCATGAAGGCTTATAAGGCCACTTTTATATAGGTGTTAGCTTTTTATATTTTGATTTCGCTTAAGCAAGTCCCTATAAACAAAAGCGAACAATTACGGTTTGTCGTTTTCGATAAACAATGACTATGTAGACACCTTGCGGTGTTACAACTTAGTATTCAATCGTGATCTCAGTCACAGCATTAGAAGCAGACAGTGCCGCATCGACTTCGGCCTTGAACTTATCGATCTTATCAGCCAGTTCGCTCTTTACCTTCTTAACATCGATACCATCAACCAGGGCCATAGTCTCGCGATCCATGTAATCCTGGCGGATTTCCTTCAGAGTCTCAGCATCCATGTTGTTCTTATCTGAAGCGGAATTCGTAGCGCTCACAAAAGCGTCAGCACGGTCACTCAGACGAGCGTTTGCGTTTTCAATCACAGCAGTGGCATTAGAGTACTGGCGATCGATCACATTAAGCAGCGCACTCTGGAAATCAATGCCATGCTGATTCATCCAGATTGCCATCGCAACAGTAAAATTAATACCGGCCACAGTAACATAGGTCTTTGCGTTGGATTCAGAAATCGCCCGCTTAAGTGCTGCCTGCTTTGAAATCAGTGCAGTGATCTTATCGAAAACGGACTGAGCATTTGTCTTAAACTCATCGATATCCACACCGTCCAGCTTCTTCATGCTCTTTTTAGCTGGTGCACAAAACTTAGCCTCACGAAGCAGCTTGTTGATGCGATCTTCAATAACCTTTAGCTCTGCCAGACCGCGATGAATTGTCATAGTTTCAGTAGTCATAATCCTTCTCCTTTATAATATTTAAACTTCTGTAAAATGGACTTCTTTAACAGAATCCCAATTAAACATTCCAATCCACTGAGCACCTTTTATGACGACAAAAACCTCTCTCCGCCATTCGTATTCAGTAAATTCACCTAATCCGTACTCTTTGATGTTGCCATCCTTCATTACGACCGTAAGCATATTTATATTCCTCCTGAGAAATTTTTAAATGGAGCTGATGGAGAATTTCGGAATCTCGACCCCGGCATTACAAGTACCGTGCTCTGCCTCTGAGCTACATCAGCTTGTCAAGTGAGCATTTCTGCCCACGTATTTAAAATGGATTCAATCGGATCTTTCCTCGTGAAGCCATTTAATTTTGATTCATTGTGTTGATTCAGATATTCATAATAGATGTTTCTGTACTGCCATACCCGACCATGAGTATCATTTGTGTACTTACCACGTTTTATATACTTTTTATATGTACCCTCTCCCACCTGATATCGTAGGAGAGCTGCGGAATCGTTCCCTGTTGCGTGTTTATGATACGCGAGTAAGTGAACTCCACATCTAATTCCAACCCTATCATCCAACAACTGATTCATTGATGTAATGCCAAGCGTCCTGTTCAAATATTTGAAATTAACCTCATTGACTTGCATCAGCCCATAATCGGTTGTTCCGTTTGAGTTCATATGAGTCAGTCCGCTTTTAAATCGGCTTTCATTATATATCACGCCAAGAGCCAAACTATAATCGACTCCATATTCATCGCAGACTTGTGAAGTGTATTCTTTTAAATCCGGCTTCCAACTGTCGTATGTCCCAATTGGATCATCAGCTGCAGCCGAAATAGTCACGCACGCAACCATAATCGTTGAGATACACGCCGCAATCATCCTCTTCATTCTCTCACCTCCTTGCAGAAAGTATATTTAAGTCATGTTTGTGTGTTGAAAGATAAAGAACCTTTCGGCTCAATATCTTTTTAAATTTTTCGTGCTTTGGACGCCATCAAACAATACTCTCTATATACAGTTTGCGGAACTGTATAATTACCATACTTTCCATCTATTATGTTTTCTTTTACAAATTCTAATCCGTACTTTTTTTCGTCCACTCTCATCTCGTGGAACAGTTTTAATTTTGAAATTGTTGCGCCCTTTATAATAACATTTTTATACGGAGAATCTTCTGGAAGTTCTTTATTCGCTTTTCGTTCTACTTCCATAACTTTTTTTACGAACGAATATGGCACTTGCTGATCAGTTTCTTGTTCTTTTTTCCTTCCTCTTGAAGTATTTCTTAACAAATATGGAGAATCAGCATAATACTCTATTCGATCATAATTTTTATTATTTCTTTCAAACGTTGTGCTATAACTATCAATGACTTTTGCACGATAAATAATATTAAATGCTGTTTCGTCATCGATATAAACGTTTTGCACTGTATGTCCAGCAGCATCTACTTCTGCCTTTAATATTTTCGTTACAGCTGTAGATTCAAACTGATAGTAAAGTAAGATCATTAAAGCTGCCGGCATCGTATATTTTTCATGACCAAGCACAGTCGAAACATATTCTATAAAGGACTCCTTATCTTCAAAAATAAAGTCAGAGTCTAGAGAGTTTGTTTCGTTTTCGCTTGCAACCTCCATCTGTTTAATCAACATCGAAGACCAGACATCGGTTTTGTTTGAACTTCTAGATACTGTGCCAGTCATATCATGACTATAATACTGTTCGGCGTTGATATAATCGTTTTGATAACACCATTTAAGATAGGCTCTTAAAATAGATGTCATTCTTACTCTTCTTTGATCCGCCAAATTGTTAAGCCACAAAACACAAAGATCATTCATCTCTGTTGAGCCGCTTTTAAATTCACAGAAATCTTTATTGTATTTTGTTTCAACAATCGCAACCTTATTCAACGCAGTTACTGCATCCCTTTGTCTATACCTAATGGTGTTTTCATTTCTTCCACCATTGATATAAAATTCCATGAAAGCAGCTTTGCGATCGTGGTTGTACATTGTACTATCCATCATATTCACTCCTTACATAGTGAAGGTGTTTTTATAATATTTTACACTATGTAAGGAGTTTTTTCAATAGACAATAATTTATGCAATTGTCAAAACAGGACTATCTGTTGATTCTTTTCTCAGGAAAGGGCACTGAACTTTCATTGCTTCCACAACACGCTCCCAGTTTCCTTCCGTGAACTCGCCCACCGGTTCACTAAGCTGGCAATTTCGCAGCGTGTCTCTTCCCTCAATGATTAGAGTGGAATCTTTGATTAACCCACTTACCTCGCCCGCCTTATACTCAACGTGAACTGGATTGTACTTGCCGATCCGCTTTGTGGTAAACGGAATAACTTCGCACTGTCCAGAAGTCTTATTGTAAGTATTGTTTGACACGACGAGATACGGATGGACGCCGACGTATTTATGAGTACTTAGTCGACTTTCATCGTCACTGGCGTATCCAAAACGGATTTCGCCGATCTTCGGGATGCTCTTTCCAGCCACGAACATATTTACGACCTCCTTGTCTATGGCTTGTTCTCTATGGTATCATTATATCACCTCAAACCTTACTTGTCAAGCGTTTTTATTTATTTTATTTTTAAGTTATGTTTGTAAAATGATTTTCATCAGGCCAGCCATCTTATCGGATTTTACAGCCACCTCATATCTAGCGCAATCTGTTTCAATATCACATTGAAATTCATTGCCGTAAAGTATCAACCCGCCTTCCTCGCAAAACATTGCTCCTTTCTGAGTGATCATGCAAGATATCTCATACCCATTTTTTCTTTTCATGATAGCAGCGCGTTTTGGATTTGCCCGAATAAACAATCCGCTGTTTCCATCCGAACCGCACCACACATACATTTTTTCAAAAGACCGGATGTAGCTAAAAAACTCCTCCGCAGTAAAAGTTTTTATCATCATGACCTCCAAATACAACCGAAATTCACATTGAATTCTGCGGTATTACTATTTTCAGTTGTTATTCTACCATATTATGTCTTAATATTCAACCCCCTAATTTAAACTTCTTGGTTGTTATTTCAATATTGCAACTCGCAAACTCTTTCGCACTTCCATCGCTTCTTCGTATCGATCAATAGCTTCTTCAAGCGCCTCCTCCAATTCGCACAGAACATCTTCTTCCGCTTCCCATTTATCATGGGTATCGCCGTCAGAATCAGGTTCTTCGCGTAATTTGGCATGATTCGCTTCAACGGTTCTAAGTACAGCAGTTAATGCGTCATAAGCTTTCATATAATTATTCTCCTATTACCGCAGCTTTCTCATATAGGCTTGGGACGTTCTTTTCTGGCTCTCGTAGAAGGTAACGCCAGTAACATCGTCCACGACCAAATCATCATAAGGGATGCCCTTTTTGTTCAGATGATCAATGAACCAGCGCTTTTTCAGATAGCACCACGGGGTTCTGCTGAGGTCGCCGTAACTCGATGCAGGCCGCTCACATGCGTTGTAGGTTTTGCCGCAGATGCTCCACCATTCTTTACGCACTCGCTCCCGCATTTGTAGAACCTCAGAGGTGCCATGAAGGCCATGCTCCTCGCCATACTGATAGTCTGCCTTCTTGATTTTTGCGTTCTGTCCCGCGCTGACTGCACCAGCCGCACCAAGACCCAGCATACCTAAAAATAACGAAATAGCTCCACTCATGATAGTACTCCTTTATGTTTTTTATTCAAACAAATCATTTCGAATACGCGGCATATAAGACCGCTTTTCAGATCGATCAAAAACTTTTTGCAGTTTTCCTGTGCCCCAATCTCCTTTGTCAAACTCCATAACACACTCGACAAGCACTTTTACATCTTTGCATTCTCGTCGTTTAAGCAACGCTTTTTGCAATTCTGTTTCAAGATAGCACTTTCTAACCGCATTCGCCTTTGCGAATTCAATGGCATGCTGGAGATCAATAATTTCGAGGCTTGCATCGTTTAGCTCTTTACAAGCATCAACATATAATGACTGAATCGATCCAAGAGTCTCGTCTACAATCAACAGTGCCTGCTTCAGATTATGTAATGTCTCCCCTTCTTTGATGGGAATGCCGGCATCATACTGCTCCTGTTCAGCTCTTCCAACCTCGGCCATCACGGTCGTTTCTATCCGTCCAAGAATCTCCGAGACACTTTTTACTTTGAATCCTTTGTCCTGTAATGCCTTTGGTAGACACGTGATTGTCGCTTGTGCTTTTTCAGCCGGGAACAGCAATGCGTCACCAAGGCTGTCCGTTGCGACCAATAAGTTCTCGCTGTTTCTTTTAATGTAGCACGCACCGTTTGTAATAACACAGTTCATGCGCATCCTCCTACCTTATTATAATAGGGGTCTGCAGATCAATGCTCCCGCAGTACTACAGACTGCCCCTTTTTCAACACCCAACAGTTCTTGCCGGCATATGCGCAATCTTCACAATGACCGCCACATTCGTTTGCGTCTGCCGGTGCATCGCAAACTCCATTTTTGAACGATACATAAGCAACTGGTAAATTATAGGTGTTATCCATATTATAACCCGGCCATTCTGAAAATAAAATATGTAAATTTTTGGGAATTTTCTTTTTCGCTGCCAAATACTGGTTAACGATTTTATACTGTTTTGTGAACGCCAGGAAGTGAGTATGCGGCAACTTACGAGCGACGCGGCACATCATCGCAAGATAATCCTGACTGATAATGTCTCCACTGACATGCCACCTAAAATAAAAAGACCCGTAAGCTGCAGCAATTGCTTGCTGTTCGAAGCTGTCAGGGTCTGTCAACCAAAGATTCAGGTTGTTTTCATATGCGTTTTGTACCGTTCGTCGCCAATCGAAATGACTAACATAGCACGTCTTCGCACAAGGCACGTCAGGCGCACAAGTAACCACTCGTGGCATAGAGATGGATTTAACATTACCCATCTTGCTGTTTGCGTTCGACACTGACAGCTTCAACATATTCAATTTTTACACCCTCACTTTAAGAGGGCGCACTCCTTCCTTATAATTATATCATCTTAATAGTCCAATAAACAGAACTTACAAAATGGGTTCTTCTTTTCTTAATGGAGCAAACACTGATTCTACGTTTTTATTATAAGAATATGGAATCTCAAGCTTGTCTAACTCCTCTTTGAAAATCTCGCAGAGCTCGTCTGCACTATATCTATCCAAAATAGGATCGTTCATATTTTTAGCGCCTCTTCGTTGATAGCCATAACTAACTCGTTGACACGGCTCATATTAACACGCTCAGGCAATTCACTTTCCTTTTTGTCAACTTGCAGTCTGGCCTCATACACAGGAATCACATGGTTACGCAACTCTTCATAATCGTAGTCACTGTTTCTAATCTGCATCAAAATATCGTGCTCAGCCTCACGATAAGTGTTGATCTCACCTTTTTCTAAGATGTCAAACAACATATGATATAAACGAATCGCATTCATTACAGTCTTATTGAAACGTTTTTCTCCACATGGAATATACGGTTTAACATTTGGATTCACGCCAGATTCTTCAACTTCATACAGGTACGCACACCATTTAGCATCTGCTTCTTTGATCAGCTTTCCTGCAAATCCACCAAATGAATAGATTGCCCTTTTCGACAGGAATATATTCTTATTTTCCATCAACAGTCTAGTAGTAGGATGATAATCGATAACTAGTTCATCTGCGTTACCGAGTTGTTCTAACATGTTTGGATTCCCGCTACACAATAACTTCGCAGCTTTATTGAAGCTAAATACCGTTGTATCCGTCACAGTATCTACATGATGTTCAAACTCACCCAAACCGAGTAGATCCTCTTTGGAGTTTAAAGCGACACCGCGAATATCAACATCTGATCCTGCTACATTCGTTCCATAAGCATGGCTGCCGCCAATAGTCAGAAACATCAAATGCTTGCCAAGGTGAGGATCAGTACGTAGAAAATCATAGGGTTCGCTATCAATGATACGTTGTAATTCTTCTCGTGTCATTTTACCACCTCTTTACGCTTTAGATTATTAACATCACAGCAATAAAACAAAATGCCCATATCGGAACAATTAACCATGCCCAATCAAGGCAAAAATCAATAAATTGAAATAACAAAATATAGTTCATCATAACCCTGTTTGCACCGTATCAAATTCGATCGTCTCTCCTGTTTCTTTATTGACACCATACCCTACCACATGAACGATATAAGCTGGCCAGCGCTCTTTGTTTTCATCAATGGCGATACGAACAACACCTTTGAAATTTTTGATCCAAGTTGCACACCAAGGCTTTTCAAGATGATCATTGTATTTTGGATTAAACTTTAAGACGGAGACTAAATCAGCCACACATACCATACCGGCATCTGCGCAGAATCCGCCCAGTTTAACATTCGTTTCGGGCACGAATGTAGTACAACGCCAATCACCGTAGTAAGTATTGGACTCTATTCCAATAATGCCATGACTGCCGATATCGCAACATTCAAATTTTCTCCGCTCGTCATTTGACATATTATGAGACAGATAACATGGATCTGTAATGATAATATCCCCATCAAACTCCATAATACGATCTTCTGCTTCAAGATAACGATCTTTATATTCTAAGAATTCTTCATATTTTTCTGCCATATCTCGCAGTTTTTCAAATTCCTTCGAGATTTTCTTCAGCGCTTCATCGGAATCTGCGCCCTTTTCGATATCATGGTTAATATACCATTTCACAAAAAAGGAATCGCTATCCGTTTCTGTGACCAATCTATGTACATCGAAACTGTCTGGTTCCTCGTTAAGCTTTGCAAGCGCCTCAAACAGTTTTATTTCGACATCAGCAATACGACGATCAATGGCGCTCTTAGCCCATTCAGGAATTCGATTCCATTCATCTACCAATGCCTGTGGATAATCTTTAAACTGTTCATGATATTCTTTATTTTTCTGTTCCACCCATTCGTGTGTCATAATTCACCTCAAATAATCAACTCATAAATCTGACCAAAGTAGCGGCAGAACTGTAAACCATCCAACGTCTCAATTGCTGAATCGAGCGCAAAGAAATGCACTTCGGTCGGATCAAATAAAAGCTGCTTGATGTTTTTCACATCAATATCGTCATCTTCAAATCCAGCATCCAATCTATCTTGCTTAAATTCTTCATCAGATTCATATGTAAACATCACATCATTGTAGACTTTTTCCGTATCGAAATCGATGGTTAGATCACCTTGCGACCAGTGCTCTAATTCTTCTATACCGTCGTCCGTGATTGCAATCAAACCATAATTTCTGTTGATGTTATCTTTAAATGTTTCATTCGGGTATTTTTTCTTGAACGCTTCTCGGTCGCGAATATTCACTCCACCACCGCATTTCTCGAGCTGTCTTGTAATGCGAAGAATAAGTTCGTCCTTGCTAGTAGAATTAAACCAATCAACGTTATCGATGATGTCTTTTGCCTCCTGAAGGGCACTTGTGGTATATGCAGACCAATGATAATAGATCTTAGCGATATCTTCGTCAAAAGCATGAACTGTGATAACTAATCGCTGTCCCATTACTTTAATTCTCCTTTTTGATATAATCGTTTTTTATATTCTTCTGTACGCTGATGTGCCAATCTTTGAGATTCTGAGTCGAGAGCGTAAAACATCCAGTGGTCCTTTATGTATTGATCGTTTTTTGCTTTTGATTCTGGATTCACAATCAACGCGATTGTTTTATGACTCACATTGTATTCTCTAGCCAAACTTCTAAGCGAATATCCACCAGTTTGATATTTGCGCAGAATTTCAGTTTTCTTTTCGCTCGTAAGCTTTACTCGTCGATCTTGAATCTCTGAAAGCCGCACGTTTCTCCATTTATTTGGCATCAACAGCCTCTTTTGCCTTACAAAGCTGTCGCATCTTATCCCAGATGATAAAATCGAACTCATCGTTTTCTGGAATGTTGCAATCATAATCGTCTAAAAACTGCTCCGCAACATCTTCTGCGCAATCCAGAATTTCACTGTAAGTAACGCCATACTCTTCTTTGAACGCCTTTTCGTCGCAATCGCATGAATTGAACATGTCGTAAATGTGGCCCTTTGCGTCCTCAACTCGATATTTGAATTCCTGATATCGATATGCTGCCTCAATTTGATCTTCAGTCATTTCGTATGTAATATCTGCCGTCGTACTTTTTACCTTCATCAGTTAGCCTCCTCTATAATTTTGATTCGATAATCATTGTCTTTGATTTTGTCGCGGACAATCATTCCATCTTTATCGAAATCTATAATTGACAGTCCAGCAAGAGCTAGTCCAGACTGAATCACATCATATAAATCATTAATGTCATTCATCATTTTCTCCATCAACTTCGATCGACATCAATTCGTCTTCATAATCGTTCATTTCATTCTCGTTATACATGATTTTGCGATTCTTTCCGCTTCTTCTTTTGAGTCTGCCTCAATGACAGTCTCATAGTATCTAATTGCAGAAGCATATACCGTATATTTCATACTACACCTTAAATTCCATGCTTTAAACAATAGTGTCCATAAGATAATCCTTCCGCGTCGGCCTTTCTTACAATATCCAGAAATGCTTCACGAGTTTTGTCTTTGGATTCTTTTTCTGCCCGCTTTTTCTGATTACAACGAGCAACCTTTTCTCTATTGACAATTCGTCGACACTCTTTGCAATATTTCATTCCACATTTGGGCCCATACCACGTAATTCCACATCTTTGACAGCTAAGTTCTCCATATGCAAGCATTTTTATACTCCTTCAATATGGCTTGCCATCATATCTGCCGTATGTGTCCATAACACATTTGGATATTTCGCAATAGCATTGCCATAATACTTCCACTCGTTTGTATCGGTTTCATAAGCTCCCATGTGCCATCGAATACAAGCAATCTCTTCTTTGGTCAGGGTAACACAACTCGCCAACATACAGATAGACTTTTCACCGTGATGACTATAAATCGAATCGTTCGCATAAACGTACTGGTATCCATTTTCTGTACCAATCAGCTTGTATTGATCCATCTTACAAACATCGTGTAGCAGGCCAACAATAAACGGAGACCCGGGATTATCCCACTTCAAACCAAGCTTCTCCGTTAACATCAAAAGATTTTTTGCAACCGCCAGACTGTGTTCAGCTAAGCCGCCGGGGTGGTTGCCGTGATATTTGGTAGAAGCCGGGGCGTCCCAGAATCCGTATGTATTGAGAAAATCTTTTACGATAATTGCTTTAGCTGGCATGAAATATTTATCAATCAGCTGATATGCTTCATTCTTGATGTTTTCCGCGTTCACCTTGCTTCACCTCATTCTTCAATAATGTTTCCATCTTCAAAACGAATAGCAGCGACATAGTTTTCCTGCCCCTGCTGAAAACCAACCGTTTGGATATTTTTAAATGTAGAATTGTATTCAGTGATTGAAATCAGGTCATTCCAATCAACTGTTTTTCCGTCTTTAGAGAAAAAGATGCCAAGACCCGGATAATCGTCCGTAGCTCCAGTTGGTAGACACACAAAATATCCGTCAGGAATTGCAATCTTGGGAGTCGTTTCATCAATTACAAACATAATCAAATTTCCTCAAAACAGTCACAGTCAGATACAATTTCGTTCGTAACGTCTTTCTCGTATCTTTCAGAATCTCCGCAACAGCAATAATAATGCTTTAGAAACGGATTTTTATCATCGACATCAATCTTGTCATTGGGAAGTGGAAAACTGTATTTATCTCCAAGATAACCACAATCCACACATTTCGTGACGGTATCTTTTTTAGTTCGGAGTTCACCAATAACTCTTTTGGCCCAGTATTCAAAACTCGCCACAACATCATCATCCATTTCGTACTGGTAATAGAAGTCGAGTTTGCCATAATTGTCGATGCGATACATTGCCATAACAGTTCCATATTCTGGATTGTGTCCGTCAATATATCCAATTCTGTTATATCCACAGTGGGATTCAGTTTGAATAAGAGTCCACATAATCAAATCTCCTTTACAATTTTATTCTGGTAGCGGTTATGTCTACCCTAGTACCGCCAATCACCTAGCATTCGGATATTAGCCGAAAATAATAATCTCTTCCATTGATTACACCTCAATGTCAATGTCAATATCAAAAGAAGAAGTTCCGTCTTCATTCTCCCGGTAGTTCATTTTAGCGAGAGAATCCATACACTCCTTTAACTTCTTTTGCGTGTTCTCTACATCCGGATGGCTTAGAAGATACCGGAGTCGTTTTGCTCCATCATCACTCAAAATAATATCTTCATTAACGTAATGCATTTTATTCCTCGTTTACAATTTCAATCTGACACATCTTCATAGCGGCCAGCGCATTCTTGTGAGACTCAGGAGTAACACCAGCACAACAGGCTGCATCGACAATGATGGGGACCTCATGGAGCACATTCTTCAGCATAATTGCATTGGAGATAACACAGATGTCCGTGCAAAGTCCGACCAGTGTGATTGAGTTAATTTTCACGTCAGAATACCAAAGAAGAGTCTCTCGTAAGTCCTGCATCATATAATAAGAGCCGAATGCTTCTTTATCGTAGATGGGATTGTCAGATTCCCACATCTCGTCAGTGATTGTCGCGTCAACCTCATCGATCAACTGCCACCCCCACGTCTCCTCTAAACAGTGCTTTACAGGGAGATGTTTACCTTCCTGAGTTTCGAGATAGTTTTCATGGTGAGTATCTCTGGTATACAGAACCTTACCATTCCAGCCTTTGATCTTCTCCACGACCTTTGGCACAATAGCTTGAGCTTCTGGAGTACCCAGCGAACCGGTGACAAAATCGTTCTGCATATCGACAACAATCAAAATATCAACTTTTTCCTTTTCCATTTAATTCACTCCATCCATAAAAAGTATAATTGTAATTTCAATCTGAAGAATGTGAAGAATCTGATCTGTAAATAAACTGATTGTTAGTTCGTTTGCTTTTTCATTGTCTATTTCAGCGTGAAACTCTGTATTTATAACAAGTAATCCAACCCACCAAATCAAACCATGATACAAACCTGACTCCATCCATATCCAAACAGAATATGCAAGCAGTGGGAGCATCGTAGTGAACGACCATTGAAAAGCATGTTCATATAGAGCAATCAACCAATCTTTTTTATATAAATCCTGTGGACAGTTTTCTTTCCACCATTTTTTCTGCTTGAATTGTGCCAGAATTCCTTGTGTATGATAATCATCATAAATATGAAGCCATATCATACTTAAAAACAGTACAATCCAAATCATTAGCCCCACCAATTAAACAAGGACGGGTCATACATCGGCATCGGCAAATCCTTAAACAAATTCGCCTCATGCATCCGATCGATCTTAGCTGCAGTTGCAGTATCACCGCCAAACTCGCCAGTGCGGATATATTTGTCAAGGAATTCATAAGTAAACCCGAAATTATCTTCGTCGGTTTTGCCAGTCAGTCCATCTGCCGGCGCTTTCTCGATAAACTTTTCAGGAAGACCCAACTCACGACCAACAGCTTTTACTTCAGTAACAGTCAGCTTACTGAGAGGACTGAACTGACCAAATCCATCCCCTCCAACAGTTTGCCACCCGACGAAATTTTCTGAAGCGTTACAAGTGTTGGCCACTCGCCCATTCATACTCTGAGACACCATGAACAAGGTCGCCATACGGATTCGCGCCGGCAGATTTACACGAGCCTGCTTTGAATCACACAGACCTGCAATTCGTCCCTTGGCCAGCAGCGTGTTCACAGTCTCGGCAATATTGATCTCAAACGACTTGATTCCAAGATGCTTAACCAGATCCCGCGCTACATCAATGTCGTCCTGCACCCCCTGCGGCATCAGAACGCCGATCACGCGACCATTACCCAGCGCTTCACAGCATAAAGCAGCCACGATACTCGAATCCTTACCACCAGAAATACCAACCACAGCATTGCAGTCAGGACCATTCTTGCGGAAATAATTCTGAATCCACGTAATGATTTCATCCTTTGTCTTTGCTGCATCAAATTCATATTTACGCATATTACTTCTCCTCCAGTTTCCATAGTTCTACGTCGACACCTTGAAATGTAGTATCGATAATTTTCTTAACCGTATCCCAATCAGCCCCACCACGACAGCAACCAATTTTATATGGCATTGCTACTTTGAAGCCCTTGCTTCTTGCTTTTGTTGCGACAGTAGCGAAAGCGTGTTGTAGTGCAGCAAGATCGGTGTATTGTTTTCCATCATATCCGTAATTGTCTTGTGCAAAACAATTAACGATACAACGATTATCAGACACTTTTACGAATTGAGCCGTACCCAAGAGAGTGTGGTTGTGGTTCGTAATTGCGTTATAGCATCTATCCAAATATGCGTAATACACTTCTGGATAACGCTCTCGAACTTCTTTGGCAACACCTGACCCCATAACGCTTCGACAATTCACCTGATGGCAAATAATATCTGCGTCAGAATCAAACACGTTGCCTTCTTTGATTACAACAGCCATCAGAACTTCCCTCCCCACAACCGGTCGCGAACTTCTTTCAAGCTGTACTCTTTGATCATGGCACCGTTACGGAATACAGGCTGCAACAGATTGCCGTCGGAATGAGCGGCGTGATCCATCAGGCCATCAGTACAAACCAGCTTTCCAGAATCATCCTTAGTGACATAACACATACCCTTCAGACTCTTCTTAAAGTGATCAGTGTCGGTCTTGGGGTCCTTGAAGATCTGAATCTCCTTGCCATTGACCACGCCATAAGTTGCCTTGACTGCCATACCAAAAGTATCACGGGTGAACGGCTTCAACTGACCATTCTGCTCGATACACTGCATGGAGAAGGAGCCAACGCCGAGACTGACATTGTTGCAGGCGAAACCATGTGCTTTGAGTTCGGCATAAATCTTTTCACAGCGCTGCACAGTGATAGAGTCGCCATACAGAGCCTTTACATGAGGGTCGAGCACCTTATAACCCTTGCTGTTGACCGTGCCACCGAAGATATCCCACAGATGATAGACCGTCTGCGTAACAATTTCGACCGGATCGCCAGAATCGCCACGAATCAGCAGCGTGCCATTGTGCGCCATAATTTCATCCTTGAGCTGCGGCAGGATATTATCGACCAGATTCCAATAGTCGTAGGAATCAGATACCATGCTGAAGCTCATATTGGGATACAACTCAGTCAGTGCCCGGCGGATGAAAGTGATCTCATCGCCATCGACTGCGAAGTTGGAACACATGACGCTATGCTCAGTACTAACAGCGCCAAACGCGACCGGCTCCTTAGTGCAATCACAGTGATACATCTCTTCCAGATACGGGATTGCAGGAACAGTGGCCGTATTCAAAAAGCTCAGACACCACCCAGCGCTGGATTTGACAGCAGACTGCATACACTCCTGACCACGGAAACTGAAATCGCCCAGAGCACGAGCATGAGGCACACCATCCTCGACGGTTTCATCGTAATACTTGTCCACGATATCACGATACAGAGTACCAACCGTCGCAGAAATCATCGGATGCCACAGCTCAGAACTCATAAAGGATTCGAGGAACTGCGGAACCCATGAGAAATCAGGATGCGTATTGCTCATCTCAAGGAACGGTACATGAATGGGGCAGCGAGTACCCTCGGGCAGTGCTTTGATCTCGACAGGAAGATAGCCCAGGTCATGCAGGGCAGCAATCTTATCGATATCATAAGCGTCCTTGCCAATGGTTGCGTCCAGGACACGCTGATAATTTGAGACAACCCACTCCTTTGGGAAATCAAAAAACCAACGTTTAAAATAATTCTGCAGATAATTCTTGCAGAACGCCTGAACACCAAACACAACGACTTCATCCACGCCATCCAGACGGCTCATGCGCGGAGTGAAATAACTAACAAGCTTAGTAGTGCCAGCCGGGAACTGCTTACTATGAGTCGTCTTGTAGAAATCGCACAGCAGCATAGGGTTAATATTGATCATTTTAAATTCTCTCCTTTACTTTACTGGATCGTCTGGTCTGAAAAATGCCGGACGTTTTACATTCGGATGGGCTTCATCAACATACACGTCATATAGCGCATTGAATTCAAATCCAAAATTGTCCTTAATAGGAGGTATTTTGATATACAAAGTCGCATAGTAGTCCGATGAATCAAAGAATCGGCTTCCTACTTCAACTTCCTTAAATGTCCGCATATCAGTCCTTCAGAAGTTTCTTTACCATCTCATGACAATCTCCAAGATACCTGTCTTGAATCTTTTCAAGTTCATCAGCCGTACATTCGATTTTAAAAGTGCGCTTATCCTTTGGTGAATGAATTTTAAAATCAATATGTGATCCATCATAATTCCCGGATAATTCTTTATGATAATTGCGCTCACCAACATCACAGAAAGCATCATAGATAGAATCCTTTACATACTTAACTGCATAGTCCTTTCCATGGACATTATCGATTAGGAAATCTAAGATTGAATAGAATTCATCTTTTACACATGCTTCAGTTTGATTTTCATTGATTTCACGATAAATATGCAGCGAATATGATTCTCGATAATGATCACACTTCATATCGATTGGGGCAAAATTCCAACCAAAATCTCCATCGGTATAAAACGAGATATCTAGTTCCCAAATATCCATATCAGTCCTCGTCCCAACGGGGTTCCAACACATGAATCTTTTCGTGATGACCAGTAAAAATACTGTTAGTCGTGAAAATCGTATGGATCAGCTCCGGGTCGTCAAACAAATGACCGCGTTCCTTATCCAGAATGCTGTTCTCGCAATGACTGACGTACATATCGATATCACCAGCACCTAGTTCCTTCAGCTTTTTGGCTGAGTAGTACATGGTACCACCGTAAGAACAAATATCGTCAATCATCAGAACCTTGCCGCCCTTGGGAGGATAACCGGTGACATCCAAGCCGAGAATCTTTCCGGTCTTCCAGTCACGCTTCTTGTCTCCGTGAATGATATAAGCCTTACAACCGACACGATCGAGTGCCCAGTGAACAGTTTCCTCATACCGTTTCATTGCGCCGGCATCTGGGAAATAGACCACATCAGGCTTACTTTTTTCGATTGCCTGACAAATCTCACGAATCGGAGTGTGTACTTCACAACGATCGATCAGAGCCGGAGCCACATCGCTGTGAGGATCAAATACAACAACGCGGTTAAATCCGCACCGATTGATCTCATCGGCAAACCACTTGAGAGTAAACACATCCTCATCGTGATAAGCGCGATCCATACGAGCGTTCGGAATATACGGCATAAACAGCTCGACTTCTGCCCCGTTATCCTTTGCGTCCTTTGCGATCATAATGACTGTGGGGAGCTCTGCCATGGATTCAAACGTCCAGACGATATTGATCGCATTGAGATAATTGATAGCTTTATCCTTCTTAATCAGCGGAGTGCCATCAGGGAAAGAACTGATTTCATAATAATTTGCTTTGACCATATTGAGCCTCCTTAGACCATGTAGTGAATGTCTCTTTCACGAGCACGAGAAATGATGACCTTTGCCACGCCATTATCCTTTTCAAAGGCTTCATAGCGATCTTTTTCATCCTCTACGTTCTTGGAATACGGATTGACCACATCAACCTTCTTGCCATCAATGAACTGCTCGCCGTTGGCGGGGTTATACTGGATATCCTCGGTGTTGATGTAGCAATCAGGCCAGAAGCCATCCTTCAGCTTGATCTCAAAATAGATACGCTGTGCACCATTGAACATATCAAAACGCTTGGTGCAGGATGTACGGTAACCATCCTTGAATAGAACAGTGATCTTGTAACTGGTCTCGTTCATATTGATGATATTCAGATCCTTGATGGCCTCTGCGAATGGAGTGCCCAGATTCAATTCAAAGGCAATAGACCGCAAGCAGTCGTAGTTCAGATCGATCTTGCCAGAAAAATCGACCACAGCTGGGATCTGATCGTAATACTTCTCTTCGAGCTTATCTTTGAGATAGGTTTCGACCTCGTCGGCGCCCGGGTAATCGAAGCGGAAGTGATAGTGGAAGCGACCGGGACGGTTGACCAGATAATCGTTCAGGCCATTGAGCTGGTTACAGGTGACAACGAAGAGCTTTTTGCCCGCGCTGGTGCCATCAAACAGACTCAGCATCGTATCCTGCGGATTTTCATTGTCCCGGGACTTGAAGGTCTTATCAAACTCGTCAAACAGGATCATAACTTCCTGATTGATGGATTCAATGAAATTGGCGATACCGCCGATATAGCGGTTAGCCAGAATGACAGGATGGCCCTGTTTGATGGCCTCGATTGCAATCATCTTAGCGGTCAGAGATTTACCGATGCCTTTATTGCCGCTGAGGATGACACCCAAGTTGCGGTTGAACGCTTTGAACGAATTCAGCACTTTAGCAACCTTGCCACTCTGGACACCATACACCTTTTCGTTGATGACCATATCAGGGCGGCGGGACAGATAGAAACCGGTCATCTCAGAACAGTGGATATCATAGGTACCCGCCGGGATCTTGTCATACGCCTTCATATCGTCGCCATACAGGAACAGATTGCTTGCGCTTTCAACAACTTTCATTTTTGATACTTCCCTTCTCAGTTCAGCTCTTCCAGCTTCTTCATCAGCTGCTCAACATCCATGTCTTCCAGCTCCTTGTCCTTCTTCTTTGCCACGATCTTCATAATCTTATCACGCTGCGCCTTCTTCTCGGCAGCATTCACACGTGCCTCGGACTCAGCCAGCTTAACAGATACGATATACTTCACCAGCTCGATCTTATTTGCCAGTTCGGTATCTTCGGCGCTCTTGACAGCCAGCAAAGAATCCTCGTCGGCAGTCTTCTTCTGGCGATTCAGAGTCTTAAAGATTGCATCCAGAGCCTCAACATTCAGGTCCCACAGATCCTCAACAGTCATGACACCCTTGTAGGTGAAGCGGTAACGATTACGAGTTGCGATTTCAAACAGATTCTTTTCCATAATAATTTCCCCTTTCAAAATTACAGTAACGACCGACAAACAAGACATTTTGCCGTGCCAACAAACATATCATCAGTCCAATGTTTACTATGGTTGTCTTCTTCGATTCGGTAGTATTCTCCAACTTCAGCAATCGTCACAATTTTTCCAGCAAGTTTCATTCTTTCTTCTAATGACCACTTGACTGTTATAGTATATCCGGGATTGTTATTCCGATCTCGCATATGATACTCTTCGTATTGCACAAAATTATCGATTAAGCGTACCTTGTCTCCGACTTTGTAACGAGCCATTAAATCACCACTTTCAGAACTCGCTCAGTAGCGCCTTGCACCTTGACAATGAGGGAGTCGTGCTTCGTCTCAGAGAAGCCAACACCAGACAGCTGGTCATCCACCGATTGAACCGCCATCTGAGAACCGAGAGCCTCGAACACACGCTTATGCTGTAGCAGTTCCGCCTTCAGGAATTCGTTGTAGAAACCATTGGGCTTTTCAGGGTTGACGCAATCCTTGAGCATGAAGAAGTAGTGACGGTTGCCATTGCCAGTCTGCTCATCCCAGTAGTTCGGAGAGTACATCGCCACAGACACAGGTACGAACTGATTGGAATTCACACCCCAGATCTCACGGGAAGAAGTAGAACTATTGAGATGTTCCTTAATAGTAAACTGCCCATCCTTCAACACAACAGTAGCAACAGAAACAATCTGAGTCTGACGCAGCGGAATATTATAATTAAAGGAGTAGATTTGACCATCAAATTCAATCTCTGCGCGGAAGCCGGTTTTGCCGCCACGGTTAGAGAAGCAATGAACAGAAAAGTTATACTCGCCATCCTTCATCTTCTTGATGTCAGACCAAGTGATGTTCTCAACAGCCGCCTTATTACAATTAGGATGAATGATATCCACGTCCAGATTACCACCGGTACGCAAATCTCGTTTGTCGCCGTAATAGATCTCAAAGCCATTCGGTTCAACACAGTGGGCATCGAGATCGTTTTCATCCCATTCACCCGGCTTATCGTTCCACTGAATAGAGAAACGCAGCACGCCATCGACTTTGCCACCAGCGTTCTTGACGTTCTCGCGGATCTGACTGTCAGTCACATTACCGGTATATGCCCAGCTGAAACCATTCGGCCACTTGAACATGCTCGGCGCAGTCTTATCCTGCGGTGCAATCAGAGACATCATATTCTTCTCGAAACGATTTTCCATGAACAGTTCCAAACCAGTTGCAGTCGGCAGCACGTCTTTGATAAACTTGTCGATGCCAATTTCTTCTGCACGGTTAAACTTCTTGGGATCAATCGCAACAGTCTTAGCCATTGCTTCAAACGGATTTGTAGCACCAGCAATACGAGAAGCAGCATCACGGTTGCAGAACAAGATATTGTTGGCGGTGATATCATCCAGAGTAGCAAACCGACGACCCAGACTGCTCATATAGCCCAGCTCGGTGACAGTCTTCTGTGCATCTTCCAACATCTTCTTGGTGAAAATCGCCTTGGGACGCTTATAGTTTGCGGGAGCAACAACTTTCTCGAAGGCAGTAACGGCTGCATCCACGTTCATACCTTCGCTCAAATTGATAAGAAGGGTGCCGATAGCGGTGTTACGAATACGAAGCTGCGCCGCCGTAGCATACGTAGGGGCAAGCCATACAAAGGCAAGCTTTTCATTAACAGACAGTTTGTCATAGTCAATCTTATCGTGCTTAAACTCCTTTACAGATCGCTCAAACTCCTTGCCGCGATACAGACTATTCTGAGCAATCAGCTCCAGCACAGTATCAACAGCCTCCATGGTTAGCTCTTCCAGAGAACGCTTGAACACGTTTGCGGAGTCACGCCACTGTGCCATCTTGGTAGCCACGTCATCTCCACTGGTAATAAAACGCTGCGGAATCTTGACTGCGAAATGATCCCAAGTATATACATCATTGTGGTTTTCATCATACTCGTAGTTCATCTCGGTGCCGAACATATCCCCAGAACCGATTATATTGCGACTGACAAAGTACGGATTCACAATGGCGCGGCTCTTTACATAGGCAGCCAGCGTATCAACAACAGGCTGATACTTGGCAGACTTTGCATCGAAATCCCAGATGGAAATCAAATTATAATTCTTGTCAAACGCCACCAGCTTGCCGATATTCTTCACAAAACGGCGGCAGCAGGAACAGTCATACTCGCGCCGCTTACGGAACAGCTCATTTGTGCCGGCCGGGAAACTATCAAGATACAGATTGTACAGTTCATCCTCGTCTGCATCGGTGATAAACAGTGGATTCTCACCCTTCACCATCTCATTGAAGTGGTTCTGCAGCAGTGCACGAAATTTCTTGAAATCAGACATTGTTATTATTCTCCTTTAATTTTTCAATTTTATTAGTAACTTCAAAGCTATGCCAAACCCAACTGTATTTATCCGTCCATACCCCTCCAATCGGTTCCCCGTCAACGATATCGGTCATTCTATCAGCCCCAGGTAAATCTGCCATATTGAAAAGACATTCTTTTGTCTCTTCCTCAATAAATGCAGCCGCATCTTCCTTTGAATTGAAAAAATCAGGCTGAAAGATTTCGCCATCTGAACTGCATTCAATCACGCACCAGATTTCATTCATACAATCACCTCACAACAAACTTTTGCAAATCAAGTTCTTTGGACGATCGAACATTTCATCCGTATAATAATATGTTTTTCCGTCTTCAAGAATTTTGTATCGACCGTTTGCTTTGTGAGAAATATGTACAATTTGTCCACGATAACCTACTTGTCCACGTCCACTCCATGACGTCTCAATACCATTGGCATCCGGTTCTGGACCAGATCTCATGTAATAAACTGTTCCAGATTGAAGATCTTCCCTGACGCGAATTGCTTCTCCATTCTTATATTTGTACTTGCTTTTCGACACGTTCTCTTACCTCTTTTCATAATAGACTTTTACACGTAAACGGCTTTTTAGACTCTTCAAACATTTCATCTGCCCAATATCTGGAGCTTTCTTTTACCCTGTAACACATTGCACTCCCACAACAATCATAGTTCTCGATTGTGACTTGTTTCCCTCGAAGATTTTCCATAGAATAAGTAGCAATAATGGCATCACATGGGGTTTCTCCAGATAACATATGATACGTTTCATATGTCGCCAAATCTTTTCTAACGGTCACTTTGTCACCGGGTTTAAATCTATAATTCATAGCTTATTCTCCTTCAAACCAGTCGGAAACATTCTCAGAGACTTCATCAAGTTTTTCTTGATCCATTTTGATATATCTCATCGTAATACGCTGATTACTGTGGTTAAATTTGTTTTGCAGAATACTCACGATGTTCGCTTCATCAACTGTACCTTCTGCACTCTGTAACGCGGCCATAGCATAAGTTTTACGCATAGTGTGAGTAGATAACTCAATATTCAAACCACACGCCTTACCAGCCTTCTTCAAAAGGTTGCTCACTGATCTAACGTTAAGCTGTCCACCTTTCTTGCTCTGAAAAAGAAGCGTGTCGCGGTCAATTCGAAAACTAATTGCCTGATAATATTCTCTTAAAGCTTCTTTTGCCATATGAGAAATCTTACACACGTTTCGCTTGCCGGTCTTCTGTTCGATCAGCTCAACATGATCTTTTACATGAGCGTTCTCATAATAAACATCAGCCGTTTTAAGCTTCAACAAATCGCCGCATCGAACACCAATTGAACAGCCGAGAATGAATAGTGTTTTGTTCCTGAGCGCAATTTCTTCAGTGCCATTTGATCCAAGATAATCAACAATTTTCTTAAAATCTTCCTTTGACTTGATAGGATCTGCCGGGGTTGGCTTTCTACGCCCATCCTTGAGATAAAGACTGTCCGTCCGACGAGGTTTCCGTGCTTTTTTCGTTGCAGTGGCACTTTTAACTGCCTGCTGAATAATTCGTTCAATATCGTCCTCTGTAACGACGAGTTTTGCAGGCTGATCTTCAACTGGGAAAAGAATGGTTTTTTGTGCCACTTTCTTTGCGGTTTCTGCCATTAAAATTCACTCCTTTACAAAAGACTTTTACATGTAAGCCGCTTTTGTGTTTCGAACATTGTGTCGCTCCACGACCACGATCTATTATCTTCGCAGAGGGTATAATAACCTTTAATATAATCAATTGTCATAATCTGCCCTCGGTATTTTTCCATATCCTCAGCTACTCCCGGGTCCCAACCGCAACGACTTCCGCTTTGCATTGGATATTCTGCGCCGGCTGTCAAGTCTTTCCGAATTCTTACTTTTTGTCCAACTTTATATTTGTAATCCATAATCAATCTCTTTTCTAAATTGTGAGTAACAGTTGGCTGGAAGAACATTTGCGAGATAATTTGGAGGGATCTTTGATCCCGGAAGCATTGTCGAGTAAATGTTCTGATGGCCAATGAGTCGCAGCGATTGCAGCCGCGATCTCCAGCTCTGCTGGGATTAGGCTGCAGAACGGAGACTCCGCCCTTGCGAACTAATTTGATCCATAGCTCAGGAGGGCGAGGCTGCCAACTCAGGCAGCCCATGGAGCCCGTATGAGCGTGCTATGGTATTCTTCATAACTGTCGGTCATCCGGCAGCTCGCGACGTAAAACGCCCGATATTCAAAAGAGATTACAATATATAATTACTTGGATTCTTTGTCCTGTTTTCGCAGTTCATCAACAAGACATTCCAAACAGCTCTGTAGAGCGTCGTGTCCGGCCTCAAGCATTGCCTGATGAATATTCACTTCAAAATCGCACAAGAGATCTGCACATAAGCTCATATCCTCTGCATCGATTTCTTTGATGCCAAGCTCCTTGATTGCGCTTGCAACATCAGACGGCCCCCAATAGACCATTGCTCTGTGGTCGTCGATATCCAACAGGTCAACTGGACACCCAATGGATTCCTCTACGACACTTGCCGCTTGATCGAGCAATTCAACTGGAGTGCCGCCATCTCTACACATCATTTCAATCATTAGAAAACAACTCCTTCTTTTGGTTTTAAGTCAGCTTTGAGCATTGCCATCATATCAACACGATACTTTTCGTTGTACCGAGAAATCACCGTGTCAACCGATTCTTTTTCTACCATACGGTAGTAATTCAGCCTGCCATTAAACTGCTGCAAGTCTTCAAGGTCCCACGTTTTCCCTTCTTTCTTGCAGATGATGTAATTAGATGCCATCTTCTTGAAGTCCTTAAAATTGCGCCATCCGACTGTGATATCGTTATTGGCGTTCCACATCAGACCGAGCATCCAGTTTTCGCTCGAATGCCGATTACCATAATGCGTTTTTTCTTCATTCAAAGTAAACGGAGCATTGATTGCGTCCAACGTCTCTTTGATAATATCCTGCATTTCCATCGGGTCAAAACTCAAATAGCAGCTGATGGTGATATCGTCTGCATATCTGGTGTATGTAAAAGTGCGAGAAATGCCGTCTTTCATGGTATATTTGTAAGAAAGCTTCTTGTTTAACATATAATCAAACGGGATCATCATAACGTTCGTGATCCACGGACTGATTGGCGTTCCCTGCGGAAGACCGCCGTTCAAGAAGCACAGGCGCATCGCTTTAGTCAGCTGATTGTATCCATTTCGATCCTTCATAATGAGAGAAAACGGATAAATCTTTCTGAACATACTGTAGATAAACTCAGGAGTGGAGCTCGGGAAGAATCCATGAAAGTCAAACTTGACAGCCCAGTTGTTTTCATAGGTGACGATCTTTTCTTTCCCAGTCTCACGATCTTTTACTGTATATCTGTGTCCCGCCTGATGCTTTTTAATTGCACTCAGAGTGCCGCGCCCATTGATATATGCGTGTGCTGCCGTGTGATAATCAGCAATCATGAAACTTTTTAACAGCGTCCGCAACTCAACCAACGCATCGCTCAGTTCATTGTTCGGTGCATCAATTGGACGAACGCCACCAGTCTTCTTGGGAATTTCAAAGTGATAGTAATACGTCGACAGGTCACGTACTGCTTCAAGACGAGCGTATTTCTGATTGAATTCCGCGAGCCGTGCAATCATATTGGTAACGTTTGTAATTGCTACGAGACGATCATTCAACCCATTACGCTGTACAGTTCGAGTAGAAGTTTCATCGCCAGCATATTTCAACTGGTTCACGTCAACGACTCCACTAAGGATTTCATCAAACGTAATCTGCCTTGTTCTCGGCGGATTCCAATAAGTAACGTACATATGTTTACCTCTTCTAAATCGTGATCTAAATGGTGGTTTGTATGCTCAGGGAGGTGCCTTCGACGGGACGTCTTCCTGCGGGTTTGCGTTTTGAGCTCATTGCCGGCACGTGTCTACGTTGATTATTTCGATCAGCGAATCAGCATACCTGCGGAGCCGACGTACATCGCATGCGATCACACGCCTCGGTTTCCCGGTGGGATGTATATGATCTTACCTTTACGAACCTGTCGGTCATCCGGCAGGACTGTATATTTCAACAGTAATTCATCACGATTTTTTTTATTTATTCTTTATGCAGCCGTAACGTTAAAAGTGTACGGATTTGCAACGATCATTTTCTTCAAAGGTGCGATATTAGTCGCGAAATTGATAAAGTTCGTAACCGCCAAACAACACACGAAACGAACAGTCGGGGCGAGACCTTGAACGATGCCACATGCAGAAACCGGAGTGCCAGCCTGTGCATCTTCATGAGAGAAATTCATAGAGTTCCATAAATTCTCTCGGTCTTTTTCCTTACTCCAATCTGCTGCCCAGCACTGTGCATCATGGAACCCGGTGCGGACATCAAACACACCCTTGATATTCGGATTGTACTTGTTCGCCTCCATGAATTGCTTGCGAATTTCGATATTGTCGACCGCGAGGAATACATAACCGCGAATCATCTCACCCTGCCAACCATTCGGCTTCAGAACAATTTCATCTTTGGCATCAGGATTGATGGCACAGATAATATCGCGAACCGCCTCGACCTTTGGAGCTTCAATATTGTTGGCGAAGAACATCTGGTTGACGATATTCTTGCTTTCAACCTCGTCCATATCCCACAGCGTGAAATTCTTCAGACCATACCGTGCAAGAAGTTCCGCCACAGTAGAGCCAACCGAACCACAACCAATAATGTGGATCTGGCCGCTGATATCATCGGGGTTGAATACCATTTCAAGCTTACTCAGATTCATTTTGTAGTCCTTTCTTTAATTGTCATACGGAAAACAGCTGGAATTCCAGCACGTATCAAGATCTTCTGGATTCTCCTTGTAATGATTGACCAATGGATATCGAGTCTCAGACACTTCCTTGACTTTCGGAGCCGCTGCGCCAGTTACCGTCTTGATTTGCGGCACTGGCGTTTGCGTGGTAACTGTTTGCGGGTACGTTTTTTGCGGCGTAACTGCTTTACCATAATAGGTGCCTGCTCCATAAGCTCCGTAATTTGCGACTGTGCTTGCGACATATACAGGGCGCTTTCGAACCGTTTTGTCTGCATCCTCGAGAAATCGAGTCGAGTCAAAATCTCCAACAGTAACCTTGACATCGGCTCCCTCATAGATGACATTGTCGGCCAGATCAATGACGCGAACGTTATACTGACGCTTCTTGTTCCAAATCATAAAAATCTGATAACTCGTCGGCTTGAGTCCGTCAATGAATCGCCACTGATCCTCCATATCGCGACTGCTCGGCGTTACACCGAAATCGACATGGCTGTGTCCCTGAAATCTCAGGTTGCGAATCGTTTCAACAGGCAGCGCCTGAAACCACTTTGAAAATTCTTCCTGATCGGTGTCCACTGTGGTACCAGTCACAGTCTGAGGATACAGCAGAATCTTGGTAATCTGAAAATGCGTCTTATCGATACGATTCACAATGCCGCGCCATGCAACCTCACAATCGAAGTGATCAATCAACGCAAACATCTGAGAATACGCTTCATAGGTGAAATTCACCTCGACAGCATCCTTTTTAACAGACGCAAAATTCTTCTTGTATGAGAAAGAATCCGTCTTAACCCTACCGGTCTTATACAGCTCCTGAACAAATTCACGTGCCATATCTGCTACAACCTGCTCCGTGATATTAATGGGCTTCATCTTTAGCGACCTCCTTCTTTACTGCTTCTGCTGTTGCTGCTGCGTCCTTTTCGTTCTTGAGAATATCAAATACTTCTGCCACCGTGTACAGATTACCCGCGTTATCCTCGATACACTTACGAGTTTTGATATAGGATTCGTCAAACAAATCGTACATGAGGTCGCTTACAACGGTGCCATCCTTCCAGTTGATAGATGCGCTTGAACCAATAATCGTAGTCAGGACGCCAATGTAATCGTGTTTTACACTAAGCGCATTGAGCATCTCTCGATAACCGCTATAGCACGCATGCCGATCGATATGGGGCTGACGAATACGATCCTTCATCAAATCAGAGCGACCTTGCATATCAGAACCACGAATTGCTTCAACCTTGCAGCTGGAATACAGTCGCCATTCACAGTAGGTGCGAATAGCGAACCGATGGGTCTTCCAAATTGACACAAAGAAATCTTTCGTAAGTTCCGTGTCATACGGCGAACGCTGAAAAATGTAGCTTCGACTATTTGCCTTTTTCTCAACACAAGTGCGGAACTCGCCCTCATCACAATCGTTTAGCGTGCCAACATAACCAATAGAGATTCGATCACTATTGGAGTCAAGATAAACCAGCGTCTTGCAGCGCTTCAGGAAATTAACAATTGCAGCTTCGTCATCCTCAGTGCAGCAAGCACGGTCCATGATCATAGTGAGTTTAAATTGAGCTTCTTCAAGATTTTTATTTCTCTCACGGATATCGTTATATTTTCTTTCGATTTCATCTTGGATTTCACGAATATATCGCTCCTGCCGGGTAATTTCGTTTGCATAATCCTTCTTGCAAAATCCCTTCAGAGCGCCACGCAACTTCTTACCATAGAAATCGCCGGTCTCGTATGCCTTCTCCATGTATTTGCCGAAAGCTTCGTTGTCCTGATCATAAAGAGTACGCAGCATCGCCTTCTCATCATCAGTCAGCGGCTGATCAGCGAAAAACCACGGCATCAGGTTTGGCAAACAACTCGCCGCCATGTGCATGGCCTGAATCAGATTCTTCTTAGCACAAACAACGACAACACCCTGCTTCTTTTCATTCTGATATACATAGACGTTGCCATTCTTATCGATGTACTTAGCTGCGACATCCATGATCTTCCAACCGGCAGCTTCGTAATCCGCATTGTACTTCTTGAACTCAGAAATAATGGCGTCTGCTTTCTTATCGTCGATCGTCTGAAACATGATGCCAAATTTCATCTGATTGAAAGCGTTATCTTCATGAACGAACATGTCCTTAGTGAACTTTTCGTCGTCGCCCATATAGAACTGTTGGCAATCAATAATTGACTGAATGCGATGCCCTCCCGAAATAGAATGCTTGATACGGTCATCATTGATCAGTACGCGCAGTACAGACAACATCACATTATCGTTGAGATTGCTATTGTCGCAATTCAGAATCAACGGATATGCTTCGTCGCAATCTCTCGAACCGATCTTGCTGGAATAAGCTGTGAAAGCCATATGTATTTCCTCCTGTTTAATTTAAAAGCCCAGATACTGGACACATATAAGGCAGACTTTAACCGGCCTGCCAGCGGCTGCAGTGTTTAGAATATCGTTGTAACCAATAACGAATTCAGTTGTTTATTTTCGGATCAGCGCGATCAGTTCATACCAGTCGCATTGTCGTGCTTGGAGATGGAGGCCAGATACACCTCATCGCCGACGCCCAGCTCAGACAGCGGAGTGTTCAGCTGTGCCACCGTCAGAATGCAGCCATCCAGAGTGCTCTGGCCATTGGCGTAGTTCACGCCATGCTTTGCGAACACGTCCTTCGGGGTCATGCTGGTAGCAACAACGTCCTCGATCTTGTCGTCATTAGTGGTAACCCAAATCTTAATCATAGTATGTACTCCTTTTTAATTTGAAAAATATCGTTTACTCGTTAAAATGCCGGACGTATTGCGCAGGAACATCCGGCGTGGAACCTCAGCAGCGCTCTTACTCGGCGTCTGCGTCCTCACCATCGATAGTGATTGCAGCATTCATGGCAGCCTCATCAGCATTGATGGACTCCATAGCGGCTGCGATCTGCTCCTCGATCTTGGTGCCGCGAACAATGGTCAGACCAATCATGTCGCGAACCCACTCCTTGATCTCTGCCTCAGACTTCATACCAGCAGGAACAGGACGGCTCAAAACGGCAACCTTATCGCCAGTGACTGCATCCTGAGCAAAAGCCACGCCGAACTTGCTAATATCATCCTTAGAAGCAACAGCAATGGCGCTCACAAGCTTCTTCTCCTTGCCCTCGCCCTCATACAGCTTCAAAGCCTCGGGACGGAACTTCTCGACCTTCTTCAGGGTAGCGACATCGTATGCGGAAGTGACGAACAGATTGTTGAACTTAACGATTGCTTTCATAATGTTTTCTCCTTTGTAATTAAAGATTGATATGTAAACGGGCAATCACCCGTTGTACCTTATGCGGTTTGTAGTAGCTCCTTCATATTATCCAGAGCTTCGTCCCATGTATCGGCCGACTGAATAAACTGACCACTATCCGCCGATACGATTTCATAGTGGCCGTCAACATACTTGATAACCATTTCTTCGCTCCTTTATATATTTAAGTTATGTTTGTGTGACCAAAAAATAAAATCACAGAAGTGATTTGCAAGTAAGTTTTGTTGGACACGGCTCCCAAAGTCTCTGCGGGCACCAAGTAATCGTTGTTTCTCCACTTGTAAATGGGTCTAACATCTCTACAACTGGGTAATCTTTATCAAATCTTACGATGCGCCCTCTTTTGTTGCGATTCACATCGTTTTCAGACACTTCATTGCCGATTCTAACTAATTGCCCAACATGTAAATCGTATTTCATACAACTGTCTCCTCTGTAATTGTCCATGTGTGACGATAACCAGCCGGAACGTCCGCGACACGCGCTCCCCAATCGTCAATATAGCTATCTCGCATACTTTCTGCATTATTTATGTCGTGTTCGTTCAAACACTCTAAGAACAAATCCTGCATCCGATCTACCGCGTCTGCATGATTCGCATAAATGTGTTCAACACCAGCAAACGCCCACTCGTCTGGATTTTCGACACAGTCATAAAGAACATAAACCTTCACGTCATCACCTCGCGATCAAAGCATTTCACAAAACTCGCCAAGCTTGATCCACAGCCAATATGTAGACTGATCCATCCGAACAACATCAGGGACACCGCGAATGAGCGCCCACTCATGCGCCATCTTAAACAAACTTGCACACGCTGCTTGTTCCTGTTTGGTAAACTGTTCGTTCCAGAGCCTACGGCGAGTACCACTGTTCCAACGAGCACCTTCCCGAGTTTCGCAAACAAACATAAACGGAATCGTCTCAAGAACTTCCTCATGTGACATGGTGATCATAATGTTTAGCTCCTTTCATTTTCAGTTGCAGGGTCAAGTTCTTTTACTTTGTCGACTGCATAGTCGATTACGTCAGTGACATATTCAGTTGCAGCAGTTACATTCTTTTCTGTAAACATATTGGCGGCGAGCATTTTATAACAGGTCTTGGAAGAAGGGGTAAAGACAAGAATCGCTAGGCTCACAATTGCCGCAATTGACACCTTTACAACAATCTTGCGCTCTCTTAAAACATCTTCATCCTTTTCTCCATAACGAGCGAAATCATTCATCCAATCAAACCACAAATAACCAGAGATGGCAACAAAACAAATAGAAGCGAAAAGCGCCAAAATCTGAATGGTGTCAGCCATGCCAATCAGATAAAACACCCACGGACTGATAATAGAATTCATACGACTGCGCTCTCCTCTTCAATTGCTTCCAAAAGCTTTTTCTTAATTTCATCGCATAGGTCAGACACAACATTCTTCTTGTTTTCCATCGTAAGGGTTTCGTCTTTAAGAATATAAAAACGAATAATAGCAAGAAGCCCGTTTACAGCACAATCAATGATCGTATCGTTTTCGGTATTCTCTCCCTCGTCAGCATAAACACCGGCTACATATTTGTCGTCCTTAGTTTCAATAACGATATTCATGTTGTTTTGCTCCTATTTTTTATGTGTTGATATTCGAACAATGGTGCTACCAGCGGGACTTGAACCCGCACGCTGTTTCCAGCAAGGGATTTTAAGTCCCTCATGCCTGCCAGTTACATCATGGTAGCATATAAAAGAAAATCAGAAACAGCCAACATTCGTTTTACGTTCCAGTTTACTGGCTACCTGAAGAGTATTCGTCCGACAGCTACTCGACTTGCACCTTATTCCCCTTCCTATTTGGCTCAGCATCATTTACCGGTGTGATGCCTGTCGTTTGCCAATGAACGGCCAATCCCCGATCTAGCTGGAACAACTGATTTTCTATTCCTCATTTAGTTAGAGACCTAATGAGTAAAGATGTCTACCTACACCGGTTGTGGACGGACTTACCCGGCTGGATTTGCATGTAGGAGTCTCAAACCGTCGCACACGATGGAGCAGCGAATGGGAGTCGAACCCACCTCCTCAGCTTGGAAGGCTGATATACTAGCCGATGTACGACCGCTGCATATAAACCCAGCTTACTACGCCTTATTGCCACAGCATTCGCCATGGAGCCGGGAATAACAAGGAAGAAAAGAGGTAAAGCCCGAATAGGAGGAATGAGACCCTATAAGCGGGCATCGGAGTGACTGGTTGGACTTGAACCAACGGCGCGCAGTTAGCTTGCTGCTCTACCATCTGAGCTACAGCCACATAAAATACTCGGCTTACAAAGGCACGCTGCACTCTTTCGAGCGAGCCGAGAATAACGTACATGGAAAAATTTAACATTCCCCACAGGGGGGTGGTATCTCGCACAGGCGCGGCCGGATCTGACCGCTAAAGATCCTACCCATGCGAGATTGGTGTCGGTAGTGAGATTTGAACTCACATGCACTTAAGCATCTGTCCCTAAAGCAGACGTGTCTCGCCTATTCCACCATACCGACTTATCAAAAACAGGATTGCGTACCTGCTACGACTTGTTCAGTCACGGTGATTCATGTCTGGAACTCATGAGCCACTAAGCATTTGTGAGGAAAAGGAGATTTTTGGGCGACGCAACTCACCCATGGTGTTTCGGATGGGACTTGAACCCACATGCTTTCGCAGAAGTTTTTGAGACTCCCCTGTCTGCCGATTCCAGCACCGAAACATACTTGCTCGTCTTTCCGAGCTGCCACACAGTTTTTAGATCTTGTGTTGATCTCAGGACACGGGTTTAATGTCTCCGTTCCTACGAGGTTACTTCATATCGTTCAGTACAGGAATGCTGGCATCGCCGCCGACATAAGTAGGAAGCTTACCATCCCACTTTTCATACATCTGCTGCTGAATCAGCCGGTCAGTCAGAGACTCAGAGATGATTTTATTCGCCTCGGCTTCTGCGTTCGCCTTGGAAATCTTAGTCTGATTCTCAATCTCCTGCGCCTCATCATTGCGCTCAGCCACAAAGGACTTGTTAATAGCAGCCTGAACAGACGCATCGTCGTACTCAATGCCATCCTTCATACCAAGGACAGTAATCGTGATACCGCGTTCTGCAAAATACTCAGTCACATCCTTGCGGACATACTCCATGATCTCGGCCTTCTTCTCAAGGATCTCATTCATGGTGTACTTGGCGCACATTTCAACAAAGTCAGCTTCAACACGAGCACGGATTTCAGTATCCATAATCTCGGAGAGCTGTTTGTTGTTGTAGGAATACAGGAACTTGACTGCATCGTTTTCAGTGTAGATCTGAGCAGAGCAGTTCATACCGACAGAGAAGCCAATAGACTCCTTGCTTTCGGCAGAGATGGACTGGTTGACAGTGCTGGTGCCACTGTCCTTGCCCTCGGACCATTCACGAGTAACAGGAGTTCTATTGACGACAACCAACATGTTATCCGGTACCCAAGTACCAATGATGTCAGTCGGCGACAGATGTCGCTTCGAGTAAGTAATGTACACCTGTTTGGCTGCCACCTTTGCTTCAGCGAGCATTGCCTCACTCTCAAAGGACGCCTGTTTCCCACCGCCCTCAGAGAGTGAAATCAGAAATGCAGTTTCATGAGGTTCGATTGTATACACCTCTTTCTTGGTACACCCCGTAAAGGTCAACGCCATCACGATTGCACACGAAACCACGAAAATCTTTTTGAACTTCTTCATTCGTTCCTCCTTTTAATTTTTGAATAAAATATATACCACAGCTCCAATCGCAAGCGACAGAGCCACAGATACCGAAAGAGCCAACTCGCTGACACGTCCGTAAAGAGAACTTATGTTTCCTGTTGCCATTTGAACAAGCGAGATGTGCCGTAGAAGTTTCTCAAAAACATCATCGAGACTCAAAAACGAAACAGCCGATGCGCAGGCTGCCAGCAATAAATCTTTATGTTTTTTCATAACTTACTACCTCAGAATCCGGTCTCAGCTTTTTGCCACAAATGGAATAAGACTGTCGTATCCAAACGCTTACAAGGTATCGCTTCATGAAATCACTCCTCCACCTTAAATACCATGTAGTACATGTGATTATCTTCACCATTATCAACCGCAGCTCCGATAGCATACTCGGGATACGGACACAAAGCACACCCACAGAAATCCGCATAAGAGTCAGTGTTAATTCGCGTTGCGTTTTCATACCGTGCAGCTTCATCGCTGGGCATATTGTCAAAGAAGCTCTGATAGCTACGGGCAGCAAAATCAATCGCATCGCTTCTCGCCTGAAATGCTTTATCGAAACTTACTGATTTGTAGATGTCAACTTTTTCGTTGGTATAATCGCTTACGACAATGTACATCTGAATTACTCCTTCTCAAAGATATCCGTGTACTTCGTGTACAGTTTACCGTTGTGGAAGTAAGTATTGTAATCGCACTGTGTCACATACCACCAAGCCTTTTTATGCCCCGCCAGCAGGAGACCGCGCAAATGATAGGTCGGCTTATAGTTTGCATCCACGCGTTGCCGGAATGTAAGCTCGTCGATATCGTCGCTTTCTTGAACAATAGCTGAAATCCTGCTAACTTCGTATTCGTCCATAGAATCGTCCACAACGAATACCACTCGAACGATTTCTTTACCCCGGCGACAAATCTTATAAAGCTCCTCTGCACAATGCAAATGATACACAACTCTATCAAACTGTTCGAATGGAAACATTAAAATTCCATCATCATGATCAAAATCATAATAGCTCGTATGCAACTCAATCTTGCGACCAAGTTCTTTACACACCGAAAAGAATCCTGTCCACCACGCCTGATGTTCCCACCAGTGATAAAGTGGATCACCGCCGCCAGACACAGATACCCAATTACAGTCATTACATTCGTTCTTCAGAACATGCTCTAACTGCATATAAGAAGAATACTCGTCTGTCGGTGTCATCTTGAGCTTGTTATTGCGGACAATACACTCAGGGCAGCTATAGTGGCAGCCGAAGTTTGTAATGATACTGAGATACTTGTCAGCCATTTTGATTTACCTCTCTACCTTCATTCTCCAGCCATTCATCAAAGCAAGCCCAACATTCTCCACCAAACCCAATATCCTTTTCCCATCGATCCAACAACGTCCAAATGCTTGGGCATGACTCTCCGTCTTCCAAGTATTCCTTTTGAATCATGTAGAGTTCTCTAAAAATTTCCTCTAATGTGTGTCCATGATCCAACATCCATTGAAGTTTATAGGATTGATATCTTTCGGTATTTTTAGCTGCATTCTCAGCCATTTTGATTTACCTCTTTTTGATTTGTTGATATTCGTACACGAAATGGTGCGGCGTGAGGGCTTTGAACCCACGACTACTCGGTTATGAGCCAAGTGTTCTGCCAACTGAACTAACGCCACAGAGAGGAGGATTTAACCATGTAACAGCATCGGCGATGTGCAATGCGACTTAACCGCGTCAGCAGATACAACTAGGTACATTTTGTCTTCCCCAGAGTCCATCCTCAAAGGCTGCCCTTTTAAATCCACTCTCCGCCAGTCCGGGCACCAAACTGACTAGACCACTTTCGCAGGTCATCCTATCGCCTACTCATGTTGTCACCAGACCCTCACTCCACGAGGAGCTACCCCGTCGCAGTCTGTTCGCACAATTTCGGTCAAAGCGTTATGAATGCATTGCATCCACGGTGGAATTGCGCCACCCCAGCGACCTCGCACTACACTACGCTGTCGCATCGAACCTAGCTTTGCGGCTTGCGCCACTGGTGGACCCGGTGGGATTCGAACCCACGTCCAGAACTATTACTCGTACACAATCTTCTTACGCAATAGTTAGCATTTAGAATTTTTGAAAGGAATTCATGCCGCCAACACAGCAAACCCAGGGACGTAACGGTTTGTTACATCACTCCACCACTCGGTTTTAGCGTCCGAGAACGCCGGTGTTTATTACCGTTTACATCGGGTTCCGGGATTTATTCTTTGAACCATCAAACATTTACCTGCCTATCAGGATGCTGTTTTGGGCACGGCATCAAGCCGCGCAGCGATAACTATTGTAGTTAGCGTTTATTGTTTTTTGCCTCGTAAGGTGATGGCCGACCTGCGAATTGTGAATTTTCATAGCCCTGTCGAAAACCTTTCGGGCCCATATAAGGCAGGATTATCGTACCTGCTCGGCATTTTCAGCCACGCGGTTTCGTCTAATGGAAACCGTTTTATACACACAATAGGCACAGGTAGAAAGGAAAGACCCTGCACCATGGTCCGAGTGACCCGACTTGAACGGGCGAAATCTCCAAATCCCAAATTTGGCGCGATACCAGCTTCGCTACACCCGGATATATGCCGGTCTTTCCCGGCTGTCAGTCCCAAGGACAATGGAGGAAAGTAGATAGCTTAGATAGCTGCCGCCACAATCTTTGCGGCTTCCTTAAACACTTTCATATTCTTATCAGAATGTTGGAAAATATCAGGAGTAGCCTTGGGCGGCTTATTATGAGAACGTACATACGCCTTGCGCATACGATCCATCTTGACAACGCCGATCGTGTCATAGATCTTTGCATAGGTAACCCAATACCCAATCGTCTTATCACCCAGCTTTTTTGCAATGGGTTCAACGATCGGAAGTGTAATGCTCGGCTTGTAGTAATATTTCTTTTTCGGTTCTTTGACCACCAGAGCTTCAGCCACCGGCGTTTCAACCGTTGGAGCTTCAACTTCAACTGCCTGAACCTCTGCTACAACCTTGATATCATTGCCGCCCGGATTTTCAGGAGACAACACACTCGGAAAATCTTCAAACTTATGCCGTGTAGGAATCATGCTGGCAGGGATCATCGGCGGATTTCGCTTGCTCACATGCGGCTGCCTCTTTGCTTCCTCGGGATCAAAAAGATCGTTCTCATAGCGATCCTTGAGTCGGCAATAGAAACTTGACCGAATGTTATCGTTGGCCATCTCCACAATATCAATGAGCGGGATCGAATAAATATCCGAAATATCCTTTTTCTTCGCGTAGAGCTTTCGTTCTTCGTATACCGACCATCCGAACTCTTTCTCGAAGGTTTTGTACATGCCGTTAAAGATGTCTTTTTGGGGCACACCCTCAATGTGGGAGATTTTTCTCACCATCTCCTTAACGTCATGTTTCCACGAAGTTTCTGCTGGCTGAATGTAAGTCTTACGCGGAGTATAAGAACCATTCTGATAAGTTGGCTGCTGGATAGTCGTTGCCAGCTGCTTCTTGATCTGTTCAATTGTGGAGATAATGATGTCGTTCTTGCTCACAATGCGTTCTGCCTTCTCAAGGTCTGCTTTTGTGAAATGGATCAAATTCTCAAGAGCTTCCCTGTCCTGCCGGCGCTTTTCTTCCATCTCGGCCATCTGAGAACAAAGCTGAATCTGAGACTGGCGAAGTTCTTCAATGCCTTGAGTCATAACATCAAAGCGTGCCTGTCGCCGCAACTCTACATCACTCATCTTCCCTCTGTCCAGAGATACGGTTTCGCCCTGCATCAGAGCGACCATCACATCCCAGCAGAAATCAATGAAGGCGTTCGCTTTAGGCTGGGTGCTGTAGCGGCAGATCTCCATAACACCACGCAGATTGTAACAAATAATTTCACGTTTTACCGTTCTATTGCCTTCAACCTTGGTCATTTTGACCAAAGTTGAAAGTGGGTCAAGACGATCTGCGTTACGTTGATGAATCTTGCCGATACGTTCATTCGGCTTATCGTATTCCAATGCAGTGCCAATCTGCTCCCGTGTCATCCAGAAATCATCCTGTACCCTGCTGTGACCGACCGCCGGATTCTCGTAGACCTGAATCTCAAGCTCGCCGAACTTCCTTGTGGTCGCCAGCTGCATCGCTACGTTTTCGTTCTCATTCACTTGTTTTTCCTCCCTTATGTATATTTAAGTCCTGTTTGTGAAATGATGATAACACATTTTCTCTGCGTCGTCAATTGTCATTATAAACAGAACTTAAATATATTTTTTGTGCCATTTTTGTCGACTACCTTATTTATAATAAGCGTTAGGCAGCGCCTTAATTGGCTATGCATAAATCATTGTATATTATTCATCCTTTCTGCATATTTATGCATTATTATTCATCGAGATCTAAATGATGTTGTTGCTCTTTTAAGCCCTCAGGGTTGATCTTAAAAAGGTCCCGAAGTTGATCAGTACCCGTTCAACTCGCGTTGATTGAGTTCAATTGATGAGCTTCTGTCGAACTTTGATGAGCTACTTCGTTGAGTTTCGGGCGTTTTGCAACCAAATCACCTTGCTCGGCGTTCAGTGGTTCTGGGTCTGACGTCCGTCGACTCGTTCGGGGGCTGAAGGCAGGCCCCTCCGCCCCGGGATACCTCATCCTACCTTTGCGTAACTGTCGGTCAACCGGCAGCCGTAACTGAAATACGTATTCATCTCGATGTTTTACGATAACTGTCTTGCCGTACTTATCACGAGTGTATTCGCCTAAGATGTGTTATCGAATGCCTTCACGATATCACCTCGTTTCATATTATGCCATTTCCCCTTATACAATAAGGGTTGTAGACACATATTTGGTGCTAGTATGGTAGTTTCATTACCGAACCACTATATGTCTGAGAAATCCTTATCGTATAAGGAAGTTTCAGGCTAAGAATTGATTCTGGCAGCTGTCAAAGCTCGGCCTTCGCTTCTCGATACTGTTTGAATCGTTCTGCGATCTGTGCCCGCTGCTCTTCCGTATAGACACGTGAAGATCTGAACCCAAGCAGTTTGCGCGGCACTGTGTACCACTTGCACAGAATCAAACCGTCCTTGGTGCGATGAATCTTCGTCAGCTTATAGTCATCGGGAGACTTTTCGCACATGGCATCAAGCTTGCGCCAATAGATTGGATCGTTAGAACACACCTCGGCAATCTTGTCCAGCGCCCCGATTGTGATAATGGTTTCCTGCTCGGCTCGAGTCATCGACACTCCGCCATGCTCAGGAATCGCCTTCATTACAAGTTCTTCCACGTTATCGATCCTTCTTTCGTTATTATTTGTCTGTATCGCCGCTATCCGACCACATCGAAACATAAAACACAGCTTCGCCGAGATCCGACTTAAGATACCCCTCCAAGCCGCCAATGGTGCTTTTGATCTCGAAAGTCACCTTGTCGCCGTTGATCTCGAACAGATGGCCATCTCGCTTACGCTTGTTACGACAAGTGATAAAGTCCTCACCAGCCGCGCCCTGCTCAAGCTTGACCCACTTGGTCGGAACCCGAATCAGAACGAACGACGAATCGTCACCGCTCCGAATCGAGAACTGATCGTACTGTTGGACAAGCCCGACGAACTTATTGAGGGTGAATTCATATCGACCGGGCTCAAAATTGGTCATATCGGTCATAAAGGTTTTCTCCTTCCCTGCTTTCTTCTCCGCTGCTTCTTCGCTTTCGCTTCCTTCTCTCCGTTCTCCCTGATGGTTCTTTTTCCCTTAACAATCCTTTTAACTCCTATAATCCTCTTACTACACAACCATCACTATCACATCATCATCACTACATCAAACATCCTATTCTTTTTCTAAATTTTTTTCGCCGCCACTCGCTCATCGCTCGCCACGGCTTCAAATCAGAGGCGCTTCGCGATTGGACTTCGCCCAAACCCATTCGCTATTTCGTTTCTGATTTTTTTGAATTGTGAATTGAATGATTGAACATTTGAATAAATATACATTTCGTTGCATATTGACCAATTCGCCCAAACTGATCAAAATATATAGCTCTTCAGCTTCTATTATACAACGGTATGATGTTATAGTCAAGTGAGTTAGCGCATGTTTTTGAAGATTTTACAACTGTATGGGGTGAATTAAGTAACACTTAAAGAAGTTTAACTAATGCGAATCAGCCCTGCTCCAGCACCCATTTTCACGCCGATTGAACCAAACTCGGAAAATTCTGGCGTATTGTAATTAACAGCATAGACACAAGGACACATATTTTCAATGTCGTCCCAATCCATCGGCCATTCATCTTTCTCGTCGCTGACATAAAGCAGATTGTCAATGATGCCAAGCTCTTGATGGAATGACCGGATCACACTGTAAACAAGTCCGCCGTACTCTTCTTCAAATTCGTGGACAGCTGCTTTCTGTTTATCGTCCAGAGCGTAAAATGCACCCCAAGGCGGCTCACTGGAAAGCGGCGTACCATCTGCCTCGAACAGTTCGATTGCTTCATGAAAGAATCCAAACGCTTTCATCCGCTTGATGGCTTCGGCGCGCTTCTCTTCGATTGATACTCTCATTAGTTGTCACCTCCTTCAGGAATCACTTCGATCGTCTTGATTGAGCCCGGCGAAAAACTCCGCCCACGAAGCTCTTCCAACTTTGATAGGAAATCGAGAAGCGTATGCCAGCTAGTTGGCTTGTACCTCTGTTTTGCTTTTGCACTCAGGGTTGCTTGAAGTTCACCAACGATATAGTCATCGAGGAAGTCCAGTCGAGCACCCGCCTCGCCGTCTTCCCAGCGACCTGTTTCGCTATTCCACTTAGCGACGTCATATGTAACTTCGATTGATTTCATTATACTTCACCCCTTTCAATCAACATTCTCGCCGCTTCTTTCAGGATGCAGACGCCCTGTGCACAACTCGCCACATCGATATCGTTTTGTTTATACAGCATCCAAATCCCGCCAAAGAAACATACCGGGTCGCCAGCAGTATAACCAGCTGCATTCTGCCACAAACCCAGACCAGTATTATTGAACAGCTTGTCCTTCTTGTAGGCTCGCCGCAGCTCTTTCAGTGAAATAGGAATGTACTGTTTGACCTTATCCAGACCACCCAGATAGTCGATATAACGAGCATAAATTTCACGATGATCGAGTTCTCTGCCCGTTCGCTTATCAACAGTATTGCAAACGATGCCGCATGCCTGTTCGAGTGTCACAACTGCGTCCCTCCTTACTTGTTAGACTTGCATTGATATTTTCGCTCGATCATTTCGGCTTCCACCAAAGTCATGCCGTGCTTCCACCGAATGTCAACAACGGATTCAACCCAGTTCCCGGTCTTACGATTTTTTACGACACGAACTTCCTCAACATCTTTGTGAATCTGTGTGCCGGGTTTCGGGAGATAGGTCAAAACAGTTTCTTCAGAATGTTCCAAATCGTAAGAACCAACAAATGTACAATCACGTTTGATCAGATCAAAGATCTTTTTGCGGTTCTGTTTAGATAAGTTTCTCACGGCTGCGCCGCCTCCCCTGGCACTTTCATAATCGACCAGCTTTTGAATTCTTTTAACGTTTTGATTCTTGCAGAATATGTGTGACAAATAGACAGCGGCTTATCATTGAGATTAGATCCGCAATCCATCCAAAGATCATTTGCTTCTTTCAAATCGTGGTCAAAATCGGCATTCATAATTTTCTGAAGCTCTTCCACATTGTTTGATACATGGATATTGCCAACGTATGCAGAAACATTATTGGCCACAATTTCAGTCAAGACAAACATATCTTACTCCTACTCTTCGAGTGTGATATCATCGTGGCCAGCATCTTCAAGCGGTTCATCCGATGCCAGCGCAATGATCTCGTCAATGTTGTTTTCGATCAGATATTTGACATCTTCCAGCCGCTGATTGATGATTTCTGTTGCCTGAACAATGACTGCGTCCGGCGTGATGTGCTCACAGTTGCATTTCAGAGCCAGAATCAAGTCATCGAACGTAACAGAATCAAGAATCGTATCGCTGGAAATCATATCCTTACCGAGCTTCCAACGCGACGATGTATCTACTGTGCTCATAATACTTCATCCTCCCATAATTCCCGATCAAACTCCAAGTTGAATTCCCGTTCTTCCTCCTCTAACCGATCATAATATTGGTCCAAATATTTCTCTTCGTATTCTCGAATTTCATTTTCAAGTTCTTGCTTTTCTTCTTCGAGTCTTTGTTTTTCTTCAAAGAAAGCATCTATTCCTTCTTCGATAGGATTATCTCTTAATGGTTTCATTAGGGACTCCTTACACGCTACAGCGTTAAAACCTCCTGAACTGCACGAACTTATCGTCCTTATAGCAGGGCGAGTAACATTTTGTTCTTCTACCGTACCGCTCAATGAATGCGGCTACGAAAACAGGTTCGCCCTGAATGATAATTGCTTCGGGATCTAACGCTTTGACTTCATCGGCGGTATTCCATGCGATAAAACGAACCCGAAGAGACGAATCACTCGGAAGAATTGTGGGCATCTCATAGCCACGAATGATACCATCCGTACAGAGCTTACGAGCTGCTTCGAGCTGTTCCGGCGACCAGCTCATAATGGGAAGTTCCGTCATATTGATAATCACGGCGTGCGCCTCCTTTCAAGTCAGGTCACGAGTGATGATTTGTACAAGACGATCGTATTGTTTGTTTTCTTCGTTCAACCAACGATAAATCACATATGGTCTATATACTTTTTCATCAAGCCTAATATCAAAAACGTCGGGAGTCTGAGTTGCTTTCTTATGAATAGCGCGAAGAACATCAAGCGCGTCCTCAAAATTCTTGTGTACGGACATAATGCTGTGAGTGTATTCGTTACAAGAGAATTTATCGTCATGCTTGTAATAAGAACTCTCAACGATATATACAGAGGTATTCATAGTTGTTACGCCACTTTCATTCCATTTCAATCTTAACGCCGCGATATTTGCGATTTCGATATAACACATTAGCCGCCCACTTTCGTGCACAATCGTAGCTGGCGAATGCACGGTGATATGTTTTAAAATTCAGCCAATTACCTTCAAGTTCCCCATGAAATGTAATCTTGTAATGCTGGAGCTGATAGCTAGCGTCTGCATAATCATCCATGCTGCAGGCCCTCACTTCACTTCTCTTGATTCGATCTGAATATAGCGTTCGAACTCATCACCGCTCCAGTTTTTCCAACGATAACGAAGATTGCCATCAAATTCAACGTCATAACACTCTGGGTCTGCACTCACCGATTTTGCCATTTCGGCCAACGTTTTCATAGCACGCTCACGACTGCCATAAACATCCCCATTGTAATGATTGAACATCACCCACGGTTGACCTTTGGTTCGCTTGGAATAGGAATTATCTAAGATAAACACCATCATTGTTTCGCCTTCCTCCTTTTTACCAGCTGCATTCTCTGCGGATTATACATAGCGGCACTCATACCATATAGAAGTAAGAATGCTTGATTTCGGGGGCATATTTGTCCTGAGCAACACACTCCAGCCCAATGATATGCTTGTTGCCTTGTAAGAGCGCCTTCTGACCCGGCGACAAGATACAGTCAAGCAGCACTCGCATTGCCGACTTACCACCCTTCAAGATAACATCCTGATACTCGATCACATGGCTTTTGATCCTTGGCGGAAGGGATTCAATCAGTTTCACAGTGTTCATGTTGATTTCCTCTTTTCTGTGTGTGTACTATTGTATTGGATGTGGTTACGTCTTCCCCGGTACCACCAGTCGCCCGGTTTCTTATCCTTAACATACGTTTAACTTGTCCGTTCGGGAATCACCCAGACCCGCATTATAGCGAACCTTATGGGTCGATTACGCCTATTTGCGACTACCGCTAAACTCGTATGTATGATGCGAACTTATGCTCGGATGCAACGAGCACTTGCAACGTCAATTCTATTTAATTTGGAAATTTCAGTTAAACGTCAAAACAGTTTGTATCGCCATCCCATGAAAATTTTCTCATTGGAGTAAGACGCGACCCTTGCACCAAAGACCACTCCTAGCGAGCGGTAACTGATTTTACAATTCAAGCTATAAACCCTCCTTTCGTTTAGTTTCGCTCACTTAATGTGGAACTGCCTAATCTACTTTAGTCTTCTGATTATATTTGTGTGGCCATCACATCAAATCAGTGTCAATTTCATTAGGATCAGTGGAGCGCCCTTCTGTTTGTGCAACCGCTTCGATCGTGACGCTATGTGCCCCACTTGCGATTGCGTTCTGGGCTTGGGACCAGTACCAGTTCTGCAGAACTAATAGCCGCATTAAACCCCGGCGGTGCGTTTTCACACTACCGGAGTTCCCTCTGCGAAAACTTCGTTTATAATATCATCTGAACTCGCATTATGTATGTAGGAAATTGCTGGAAATTCTTACTTGTTTGCCACCGCCGCATCATTTGCAACACGGTATCGAACGAATTTGGTCGTCGGCCGATTGTCGGGGCAAAGGCACTTATGCTTCTTATATACGCGCCGGTCATTCAGACGCTTGACAACTTCAATCTCGGCCTGCTTAGGAAGAATCTTGACCGGAGCCTGCTTTACCGGTTTCACAGCCGTAATGTTGGCGTCAAAATTCGCCACACGATAACAGCCCTGATGGTGTGTCTGCCGCCGGGAGATTTCAACCTGTTCGAGGTAAGCCAGATTCAGATTCAACCGCTTGACTTCGGCCTCGGTGAACAGCTCGTCTGCGATGTAGATACTCCAAATTTCCTCATCCTTGCGCTTGCCCTTGCCGCGATACATGGGTTTGTTGTTGGCCTCACGCTTAGTACGATAAAACAACATTTTTCTTACCTCTCTCTTTTGATGTGTGTAGTGGTGGCGTACTCTTACATGAGTGTCGCCACTTTATTTATCGCAACAGCAATGATTACAATCACCGCTGTGGTATATAGAACGAATTCACACGGACAATCCTGATAGACAGCTACGATGCCGCTCACTAGATTTTTCACCGCACGATACAAGCCCCGACAGACTCGATTGAATCGCGGGAACTCATCTAGGTAATAAAACCCGCGGCCAATCTGAAGCCCAGCATATGGAACAACAAAGATTCCAACTGTGACCCAGATGGCGCGGCTACAAAGCTCTTGCCATTCTGACATTTTTTGCTCTCCTTAAACTCTGATGAAATCATCAAGATAGTGACGCTGCCCGCCCAGATTGAAGTACGTACGCCCGCTTGACGTATATTTGACTTGGCGTGTTCCACAGTCCTCGATTGTATCGCCGTTGTTGATACCTACATGAACGCGCTCATCGTCACATTCATAGATTTCATAACCGCCGAAATTCGAGATGGGACACACTGCGATTGCTTTAGGCGAACTGGTTTGCTTTGCGGCAGTAGTTGGCTTGACTGTGAATTGTTCCACCATAATTTGCACCTCCGTTGTATCTGCGATCATAATTCATTCGGGCTCTCTTCCCGAACATCTTACGACTGCTGCGAGTCATATCATGGTCTGCGTGAACGATAAATCCGTGGCAGTTTGTAATGGTTGCTACCAGACGGCAGTTCGATTCAATACACCGCCACATCTCTTCCTTTGGCAACTGGTCATACGAATGCTCGGTAAGGAATCCCATTCTTGCTCGCCGAAAAAAATCAGGGGTAAGCTCGCGGTCGTTGATTTTGACGACCCGAATGATTTTGATATCCTCATTCAGGACCACACCATAGAGGTCGCCCGCCATGGTTTCGTAAATCTCGCTGACGATCATACGGCTGCGCTCCTTTCCGCAATCAAACTCTGAAACAGCTTGCGTCCTGCAGCTCCCATATCTTCAGGATATAGAATCGGCTCACGACCATTGATTTCGGCGATGACTTCTGCGCCCATAATGTCAAGCTCGGCAAGAAACGCTGTCATACTCAACCCGCCGTAGTCTTCCGGGTTGTACTCATCAGCAAACGGCCAGCCGCTATCACAAGAATCCATCACAGATTCGATACTTTCATCGCCACGCAGATGCACAACGTTGATGAGGTCGTCGCGATAATAGACAAACACAAAGATATCCCCCGCGTTGTCCTCGCAAAAGAAGTTGGAATACATCGCTGCACCTCTCAATCTCTTTCGTATGCTTTCACGACGCTGTTCTTGTGGGTCAAGGTCATACGGGAAAGATTCGATTTGGCAACCCCTTTATCCAGCATCCGAATTGTTTCATATGCCTTGCGGGCGATGTCCTCATGAGAGAATCGGGATACGGTTTCGCTACCATCCTTATATCGGATAGCAACAGTCCATTTCGTGCCATCATCCACGACACGACCGGCAGTGGGGCGCTCCTGCTGCGGCGCTTTCTCCTGCTGTGCCTGCTGCGCCTGCTGTGCTTTTGCGGCCTGCTCCTGCTTGCGCTGCTTTTCAGCCTCGGCACGGAGACTCTTTTCTTCTGCATCAATCATGACGCCAATTTCTTTAACGTCATTCATGACTTTGTTCGCCATTTCACGTGCCATCTCGCCAGCCTTTTCGCCAGTGAACTTGTCGGCAAGCCCATCATAAAGCCACCACTTATCCATAGCGGCTGCCTGTGCATACTGAAGTACTTTCAACTGATTCATAATATAGATTACCTCTCTTCTTTCTGGGACATGCGATAGTCTCTTACAAGCCGTTCGTAGTCATCAATAGTGGAACGCCAGCCGCCTTCATATAGAGCGGCCGCAATAGACAGCATATCAAATTTCATAGAATCCATTTCAGTCTACCTCGTCTTCGCTCCACAAGATGTCCTCGATAGAATCATCTGAGAATTTGTCGGGTGTGCCGTTGCTGTTCATAATGAGAACAACGTGCTCACCCTTCTGTTTGGGGCAAAATCCGTTCCAGAACCATAAAGATCCGTAAGAATCCCTCACCCAGTAGCTGAGGCAGCTTGTGTTATCGGTTGCAATCCATCCATCAACGACGTAGTAGCCAAAGGGGCCAACGATGTCGCTTTCATAGTCGCGCCATACAGGAGACACGGCAATGAGAGTGTCGTCGTAGATGTTGTCCGGGGTGCCCATGTCTGACATAGTCATCTCGACATACTGTCCAACGACATAGTCATAAACTCCGGCGGTAAAGCCCCACAACTCGCCAGCATCATCGAGTACCTGATACTCGCCGGCGCTTTCACTCCAGATCGTGCCAGACTGGATGTAGGTTGAGGGTTCTGCTGCATTAACAGGGATTGCAAATACGGTAGCCGCTGCAAAAATACTTGCGATAACGACTGCTACGCCTTGGAGGGATTTCCGAATTGCTTTCATGATGATACGCTTCCTTTCTGTGTGCACTGGTGAGACGCTGTTAGTGGGGACGCCGCTGGTGGAACAGCTCTTTGATTGCGAGCTGAATCGATACGGCAAATCCAATACCAACAACGATACCACAAAAGAAAATGGTCTGACTGCTAAAGTAATCCATAATAATGCTCCTTTCAAATAAAAAAGAGCCTTGCAAGAATTAACTTACAAGACTCTTCTTGACGGAAACATTCCGTTATCGTTATGCGGCAATATGCACAGCCAAAATTGCATCCGACAACATTGCACGGGCATCAATCCCGTACACACCAGACACGGAATCCAGAGACTCTTCCGTCCATTCGTTATCCACCATAGCATCGTTCATGGTGCCATAACAGCCGCCCCATCTGCGACTGTCTGAACTGTCGATAGTCCAACCGATTCTGCTGCCAAAATCGCCGCAAGACATATCATCCACGGTGACGATAAGATATTCACCGTTTTCGAGAGCAACAAGGATTCCACCGGACGGTTGAGAGTATCCCCCTCCGTTATTTGCCGTATCAGGGTTTGCGCATGGGTTAGTTTCGCAACCCCAAAAACTAATCATTCTTGCATCCATGATGTTTCTTCTCCTTTCTTTAAGGGTTTTCTTCCCTTATTATACCACAGCCCACACTACAATCATAGTTAAGGCTATAATAATATTTTCGCTTCTTTCGTCATTCCCAGCACTTGGCAGGGCTTTCATAGTGGACGCCAGCCTCTTCAAGGGCTTCGGCGTAGATTACCGCCAGTTCTTTGTCGCCAAACATAATTGCGACATCGGGATTGCCTTTTCGATTGCGTTCATACTGCTGTGCTTCCTTTCTTGTGTGTACGCTATCGCGTTGGTCACGGTTTCGTCTGCCCTGGTACCGTGAATCGCCCAGTATCGCCCCTTACGGAGCAGAGAAAAGAGGTAAAAAAAGAAAACGCCAGCCGAATTTAATCGAATGACGTTGGGGTTGACCAATTGATTTTATTAAAAGTTTAAACTATAATCTAGCTAAGAGGTGATACTATGAAACCGAAATTGACTTGTTATAGACCTAAATGTAACAACCCAGTTTTTCAAGATGGATTATGTTATAAGCATTTATGTAACAAACGGCAAGGAATTGCGAAAAAGAATGGAACATTTATCAAAGTTCGATTTACGCCGAAAGAACTCAAACAGCTTCAATCCGATAAAATCACTTGCTTAAACTCAAATTTGGGAAATGATTCAAGTCCAAAATTAGGTGCAGATGGTCAATGGAATCACGGCAACAATAAATAACTCATTAACGCTTTCCGCTTTTGATTAAATAGCTGGATTTAATGGTCTTCTGTCTCTATTATCAAAAGAAGAACTCATGCCAGTTCCATCCATATATGTCTGCATAGAGCGGTTCAGCTTTTTCTGTTTTCCGTTCATCTCAATGGATTCGCCGTAAAGAGCGCAGCTAAGTTCAGAGTATCCGTAGCCACTCATAGACGATTGACGATATTTTAGTTTATACTTTTTACGTCTAATACAGTCAGGATTAGAAGCTTCTTTATGCCAAATAGAAGCCTCTTTTTTCATTTCGTCCTGATTGGGATTTACCATTTTGGTTTCCCACTTGTAAAGCTTGATGCATCCAACCTTTGCCGCTTCGATAACATGGAAAACAATAGCCCTATCAGGGATATCGTCCCATCTGGATTTTGTTTTCATGTCACGATGCTTGAGTCGCATCTCTCCGGTTTTCACGTTCAGACGAGGCTCCGCAACAAATTCCTTGCCGTTGAGCGTGCCGTACAGTCCCATATACGGGACTTTGCACCCATTGTACGTCATGCCTTTACGATTGACGCACTGGATAACTATGCCATTTCTGTCTTTAAACATTTAACGCATTACCTCTCTTTTCTATCAGAATCTTAGTTTAAAGCCCCCGCGCCACGTCAAGGCGTTCTGAATTTGCGGGAGTGAGTAGTTTAACGTCATACCCGGGACAGCAGATGTTATTTAGGATTTCATACCCGGCGGGTCTCCTTTTTCACAGAACGATTTCGTGTCCCAAAACAGCCGCACGAATGACACGTCCGTTGTGATACAAACGAACTTCGTCATAGAACGGGTCATAGTACCACTTTCTAGAAACACTTCTTTCGAAACGCTTCGTTGCATACTGTTCATCGTCAGTTCCGTAATGGCAAGTAGGAATGTCGGCATGAGTGACGACAAACCACTCTCTCGCCATGGGCAAAATTACAGGCTCATCATACTGTTTAACGCCACGAACGGTGACGCTTGCACGAGTGATACTATCGGCTGTCTTAACCTTGACAGCGGGCTTGCTCTCAGGACGAGAGTACATGATATACCCATCCCTTGCATTTTCGATGTGTCGAATAGGCAGAGCAGCAGACAGCATCTTAAACACCGTCTCGTCGTCCACATCGGAAAGGCTTTCGCCACTTTCCATGACGACATTGTACACAGGGCGAGTGATGATCTTAACATCTGCGTTTGCAAAGTCGTGGGTCAGGTCATAAACCATCTCGTCAAGCTGGTAATACCCATGCTCACGGACGTGGTCGGCGTCAATGGTTTCTCTTATGACATAAGGACAAGACATAGTGATAACCTCTTTTCTGAGTGTACAAAATGCGCCACACTCTAAGACGCTACGCATACTGCGTTGGAAAGAGGCCGCTTTGAACGGTGCGACCTCGAAAGGGTATCCGACTACTGTGTGTTACTGCTCAGCCTTGGCAAAGAACTTGCTCTTGCTTGCAAAGTCGTACTTAGAGGAACGCGCCTTGCCATCAAAAGACAGCCCCTTAGAGATGGTGACAACAATCTCGTCAATCATGGCCTTGTCGCCAATGCCATTGACAGAGCCCTGTTTTGCGCGGTTTGCTGCAATCTTGAGATACTTGACGTCACAAGACAGTGCGGTGCAAGTTGCAGACAGTTCCTCGGGGAGCATGGTGTTCCAAATGGCCTGGAGCTGAGCAAGACGCTTGCCCTTGTTGACAGGACCGACAAAGCAATCCAAACCCATATCTTTGAGAGTCTCCTCGACCTTAGTGCTACGAACCATCTTGGCCGCGTTGAGTTCGGTTGCAGTCTCCTCAGAGAGCATACCGTTGAACAGCATAATCAGCTTTTCGTAACGGCCATTGGAGCAGAGAGAAACCGCCTTGTTGGGCATAGGCTCTCCCTTGTCGTTGGTTTCAACAGCGTTCAGGGTCTGGTAATACTTTTCGAGGGTCTTGAACTTGATAAGCATCTTTGCATCCTGGGTGGACAGAACCATAGTCTTGGGGTCGGTGGTAATCTTGGTGCCATGATAGTATGGGTTAGGAGCGTAGGAACGCCACATTTCAGCACGTTCCATAGCGCAGAACTCACCACACTTTGCATCACAGGCGGCCTTGTTGGAATTTTCGACTGCCTTGTTGAGCGTGGCGGTGACATTCTGAGACTGCTCAGCGGTCAGAACGGTTTTCTGGTCATTCAAGAACTTTACCAGTTCAGGGATGGTCAGTTCGTTCAGCTTGCCCGCCTTAGCAATGGCGTCATAATCAGCATAAACTTTCAGCATAATAGTTACCTCTCATCTTATAAAAACTTGCACTAAACCGGATTGTTTAGCGCTCTGGTACGGTACGCTTTTGGAGAGTGCATACCGATGACCGTCTCTTTTATGTAAAGCTACACTTGCAGCTTATATGCTTTTGGGGTTGTGCTTTTCTCTAGGCCATTGCACTGTTGCCCGTGTTCCATTATGGCACGGACTTATACAGCCCGTGTGCTGTCCATCGTGCGTTAGTTAGTCTTGGCGCACTTTGCCCATCTGGAACTAATGGTGTTCTTTTGCTTGCACCCTTGCCCGCTATTCTAGCTTATAGTAGGGGTGGTACAAGAGCTTTTTTCTCCTCTAGGCGGTTCTACGCCATCAAACAACCGTACTATCTTTGGTATTGTATCTATTATCGCCAGCTCTGGCCTTGGCGTTTTCTACAAAACTATGCTTGCGCATAACAGTCCCCGTGGTGTTATCTTAGGTTCTGCCTTTTGTTCAGTTTTCAAGGTACACCGCCCCCCGCACTTCTCCCACGTTCTTGGGAATTATGCCGGTAATGTTTGGCCATCGGGGTTTGGGCGCACTAATTGTTCAGATAGGAAACCCATGTTTTGAAAATGGCAAGGCATAAACCTTGACCGGATACCCGGCGCGGTATAAACCGCCCACATGGGAAAATCCAAACTTTGCAATTTTCAAGGTGCGACTACTCCCCGGGGTGTGGGTGCCGTTCCCGGTGTTTCCCGCTCCCCTTGGAGTGTCTACAGTATAGACCATCCATTTATTTTTGCAACAAGCGCACAAACACCAAAATCCACCGCCCACAAAAACGGAATGGAAAGTCGCCTATATATAAATAGGTATAAATTCCGTGTTCAGGGACTACCTAATCCCACCTTTTAACAAAAGGTCATATTAGCCGAAAAACCGCATGAATCCTAGAAAAAATGGATGATAGACAGGGCAAGAGGGGGGCAGGTTGAAAATCCGGGGTCAGCCCGCGCGAAGCCCGAAGGGCTTAGTTGTTCTATCTCCCCATCACGTCCCAAACCTCCCGAGCTTGCTACCGCGTTCACAACATTTCTACATCCATCTGTGCAGTACCTCATTCCCCTATTTTGATCCCCACAGCCATGTCAACCACCGCTCTGCAGCCCCTATTTCTGCCCATCAAGATCACGTAGCAAACCGTATGTCGTAGTATCTCCAGATCGCCGCCAAGTGCCTCAGCATAGCTCAAAAACGTCCCGAAGCCTCACCCGGTAAACAACGTATTATCGTTTAAAATTGCATGGTATTATATTGTTACAAATTGCCCCTATCATTGTTATTTCATCACGCTAGTGCCCCACAAAGACCAAAATCACCTTCCCAGATCGATCAAATTTCGCTCATTTTTTGATCAAAAACGTTAAATTTTGTCCTAAAGTCGTTAAAAATGCCACTAAAAACGCACATTTCGCGCATAAACGCCGTTAAACGCTCCATTAAGCAGCCGTCCTGCGCAGCATCGCCAAAAAACAACGTATCGCCCCGGAAAATATATGCAATTTCGCTTGCAAATAACAAAAATCTGGTGTATAATATAGATATGATATATTTAAGTTATGTTTGTGCTGCTGAGAGCATTTCTCGCCCGCTATGTTCTGGCAGCTCAAAATTTCGCCATTACAAACAGTACTTAAACATATTAACCATAAAGCGACACCCACTATATCCTTATCAAGGAGGACAATGATCCACTATGAAATTCTATGACACCTCTGCCTTACTAGATATCCCACCTGACACGTTGCTTGCGCAGCAGTTTCTAATTGCTGACATCACTCTCTATGAGCTGGAAGACATCAAGACCAGTGGCAAGAAGGATGAAGCCACCAAAGCTAAGGCTCACACCGTTACTCGTCTGCTCGCCGAACATCCAGCAGCGTACACAGTAGTATCTATTGATTACCATCAGCTATTCTCGATCCTGAATGATGTCCCAGTCAAAGACAACAACGACGGAACGATTATGGCTGCTGCTCGATGGTATCTGAATGAACTGCAGAACAAACTGGACAACCTTCCAAAAGAGTTAGACGCCGACAGTGCCAATGAAGCCGCCGAACTTACCACGCTGATTGATTCCTTCCGTTTTGTTACCAGTGACCTAAGCTGCTTCAATCTTGCGCAACGGGTTATGAAACTGCCCTGTGAACTATCTCTTGATCACGGCGGTGCTCACAATGACTACGCTGGCTGGACAGAGGTTGCTCTAGAAGACGGTGGCGAGGAAGCGCTGGCGATGGCTTACTCCAAAGATATCGAGCAAAAGAACTTGTTTGATACACCAACAAACGGTTATGTATTGATTCCAAATGCAGACGCAGATGGCAACACGGCTGGGCTTCGCTGGGATGGCTCGCGCTATGTACCTATTAAATACAAGAACCTGAACACCGCCTACTCTGGCAAGATCAAACCACTCAACAATCAGCAAAAGCTCGCCTTTGACCTACTTCAGAATGACGACATTACAATCAAACTGCTTCTTGGTGTATATGGCAGCGGTAAGGACTTCCTGATGGTTAATCACGCTGTTGATCTGATCGAAAAGGGCAAATACGACAAGATCGTTTGGGTTCGCAACAATATCGAGGTCAAAGACACAAAAGAAATTGGCTTCCTTCCCGGCTCTATGCTTGAAAAGGTATATCCATTCGCAGCAATTCTAGCCGACTGTCTTGGCGGCGAGGTTGCATTGGAGCGAGCTATCACTGATGGATGGGTAGAGATTCAGCCGCTCGGCTTTATTCGTGGACGCAGCTTCAATCGATCTATAATTTACTGCAGTGAAGCGGAAAACCTCACTAAGCAGCATATTCAGTTATTGATTGGTCGAGTTGGCGAGGGCAGCACACTGTGGATTAACGGTGACTTGAGACAGATTGACGATGTAGCTTTCGAACGAAATAACGGCATTCAGAAGTTGATTGATAAACTGACAGGAAATGAACGCTTTGGAACGGTTTACTTGCCTATTACGGAACGTTCTGAGACTGCCCGTCTGGCTGATCTGCTCGATTAAGGAGTCGCGCAAGATGATAGAAGTAAAAATAAGCGGCCTGAAAGTAGCGGACTACTGGTCTTCTACTGACGGATGGAACTATGACGCCATTGATAGTCTTGCAAAAGAATTGTACGACCGCTACCGAGAAGCCGAAGCCGAACAGACAGTGGAGTTATTTAAGAACTACATAGAAAGAATGAGTATACTACACGAAATTGATTTTTTCTCTATTGATTATATCCGCGACCAGATTGAGCAGATGATTCGTCCTATGGTGCATCGTGGAATGACGATGAAAGAATGGTTGCAGATATACGCCTTGACCTATGAGATCGTAGAAAAAGTGCTTCCCTCTTATCTTGATAATATGGCTAAGTTCCATCAGTTACAAAAAGAGATGGAAGACACAGCCCTACATCGATATTTGATTACACCATTTGGCAAATTACATAGTGCTGCGCATGCAGTAGGAGAATGAATATGACTGACAACCAAAAAACTATCAAATTAGAATTTCCATATGAAGAAATAAATTTCAATGATGAAAAGTATACAGTGTTCAAAAATTTACATGGAGATAATATGATAATAAAAAATCATGACGGACTTATTTTAGATAAATATTGGTTTCTTGAAATGATGGCTATGTGTGACAATAAAAAGTCTTTATTTGACCTTAATAGAGCAATTGATTATTTACAGAACGAATGGTCCGACAGTTTTGAAATGATGCGACAATATGTTTTTTGTGCAAAATTAAAAGAACTTATGCATAATGAATTTTATTATCAAGATTTATTTAAAAAGAAAGCAGAAGAGCTTGGATGTGGGAAAATTGTGGATCACAGAGACAATCCGAAGCACAAACCCGACGCATGGATTGACCGTAATGGAGAACTTATCCCAGTCGAATGTAAATTACATGATTTTGACACAAAAGCATTGAAGCAACTCGCTCGGTATATGACATTTTATCACACAGAACATGGTATTGCAGTCGCAAGAAGTCTCACTATTGAGCTTCCAGACAATATTGAATTTATTCCATTTTCTGATTTCACAGAAGATTGATAGAGGCTTTACAAAGTATGTATAAAATATTCGCCCCACGCGGCGGTGGTCGCACCTATCAAATATGTAAATACGCAATTGAAAATGACTGTGATATTATTGTACCAACATCTCTTAATGTGGAGCTAGTGACAAAAACAATAATATTTTTATGCGAATCATCTTGCGGGAAATGGACATATAGAGGATACAGAGTTGATTCGCGAGAAGTCTATGTTGATACTGAGGGAAAACGACTGACTATTCGAGTTTTTAACGCCTTAGATTTCCAACTCGCCAGCTTTGGATATAACGCAAAACAAGTTGTAATCGACGATGTTGATTTATGTATGCAACATATCATAGGAGGTCGTAATATTGCCGCCTGCTCTATAGCTACATATGATCCATCCGAAGTTGCGTTTCACCCAGAAATCGAGGACGCGGACGATCCAACCATAGGAAGACCAACGGTGCAACTGACCTGTAGGAGTTTGCTATGATAACAGATGTTTTTGGAATGACTAATTACAAGAAGAATGAGAAAGAAATACTAGAACTCGCAAGTAAGGATATCTGTGAACAGCTTAGCGAAGAACTTAATAAAAAAATAGATTCTATTGTAATTCATGTCGATGTAGACCGCAGATACATACATTATGATTCAGAATTAGCTTCCATACTTGATTCATCAATAGAACGTTTCAAAGTCGATATAATGTCTGAACAACATATAGAAACAATTGATGGAGACGCCGCAGAGGCAATCTACAAAAAATATCTTCAATTAGTCGGCAAGTATACAATGCAATCTAAAAAATCATTTGTTTGCCATAGCCTATTATAAATTCAACAGTTAGAGGAACCCAATAGTATGACACGAGAAGAAATTATAAAAGAAGCGATTGATTACGTACAGACGGGACGTTCCAGTTACTTCAAAGAAACTTACAATGAGATGTCCGCTATTTTAAAATGTTTCGCCGATACCGACGCTAAATATGTGAATTATCACGACGTGAGATTGTGCTTGGACGAGAAAAACGAAAGGTTCTACTTTGAACGTTTGTTTAACCAGTGGGAGCCAAAACCAACGCCATGGTATTTAAAACCTCTCACGTGTAGGAGTTTACTATGAATTACACTGTAACCGCCAGAGTCGCAATGCTGACTTCTGTAAATTATAACGCCAAAAATGGGATATACGTCCCATTAAACGATAATAACATGGTATGGGTCATGCCATTCAAATCGTACCGTGATTTTAGAGCATGGTATTTAAGAGCAGACGATAGTTCAAAAATATTTCATCAGATATGGTTTGGACCCGGATATACCTATAATTCCATGAGTGATGTAGCGACACGGCTTGCAAAAGAATTCGATCAGCTTAATGATATGAATTATTACCGACTTGTTAATAAGGATAGCAATCTGGATTTAGCACATCCTATCGAGCTTGACTATATGTGGACCCCAGATCATGTCGTAAAAATCAAAGCATCATGGCATGAACGAAATAAAAAGAATCTAGTATGCCACAGCTTGTTATAAGAGCGCCGCAGCGCCACAGAGGAAACCGCAATGAGAGTATTATTCGTAAAGCCAGAGAACTACCAAGCAGTATGTAACTGGTATGATAATTTAGACACTGTACAAAAACACCGCAAAGTAATCGTAATATGCAAATCGCCGGATGAATTTCGTGAAAAGTTTGACTATAGTAAAATGAATGCACAGTGTACTATGTTCTACTTTGATGAAGATCTTGGATTGGCCAAGTCGTTTGAATATTGCAAATTATTCACTAAGCTGTATGGAGAAGCTGATGTTCGATACATCTGTGAAAATAAAATGCGACAGATAAATATAGATGATTTAATATACCGCAATACGTTTGATTTGTTTAAAGGGTTTTCTGTCGTGCCAGAATGCTTGGAAGATATTATTCGAACCAGTAGACGGCCACTCAGATGTAGGAGCCTATTATGAGAGATGAGATTGATGAACTCAATATGATTAAAGGTTTCGTCAGAGAATATAAAAAGCTTTATCCATTTGCACCTGATATAGATGAAAGCAAAATTAAACCAGATTTTGAATACTATGGATTTTGGGGAAGAACCGATAAAGAAATATACGATCAAATTGTGTATATGATTAGAAATTCGAAATCGTTTATTTGCAGGAGCCTTTTATGATTATTGAATGGACAGAAGAAGGAGCAAGACTTCTGATAGATGCGGTCGCTCGCGGAGACAGTATCAGGTCTTATGATGATGAATTGTTAATTTCGGATGGACAGTTAGTTGGACTTGATTGCATTTCAGATAAAGCAATATATGATTTTTTTCGTGAGCGGTGTCCTGAAGTAAGTATTGAAATAAAGAAAAAGAAATCATTTGTATGTCACAGTTTACTGTAAAGGAGACGCCAAATGGATGTTATTGACTTAGATTTTATTGGAAATCCGGAGAACCCTTATGGTTATTGGATATCGAGCGATTTAGCAAAAAATTCAGCTATTGTCATACCCAAAGAACAACCTGTAGAAGAATCCGCATGGGATAGAATAAAAACTATAGAAGAGCAAATCGCAGATATTTACAACCAATTAGATAAACTAAAGAAGCCACTTCGGTGCAAATCGCTTCTATAAGGAGGACTATTATGAAAGAAGAAGAATTTTCAAAACAGGATATTTTTAATATTGGATTCGCCGTAGTTGATGCGGTGCGTAATTATAGTGTCACAGTAGAAAATATCATTGACGCGATTCAAGTATACGCGGACTGGCAGGAAGTTATTGGTGATGCTTCACTGTATGATACGCTCTGGATGGAAGACTATACGCCTATGTCCCCTTCTTTGACCCGATATTTATATCATAAGCTATATGGGTTGGAAGAATACGATAACGACAGTGAGGAGGATTACGGCGATGAGTGACCGCAAACGAGATAAGAATTCTAAGAGTACATATATGAGAGCAGCCCGCAAACAGCGCATGATTGAAAACCAGTTTATGCAGGAGATCGAAAAAGCGCAGGAAGCTCCGGCGTCTAAATATAGTAAAAAATCCCACAAGCAACGCCGCGAGTGGGATGATGAAGAGTAAGGATGAATGCAACAGTGGATAAAGATCCTAAGAAGTCTGACGATCTGCAAGACGAAGACGGCCAGCAGGGCATGATGAGTACAAATATTCCTTTGACTATTGCGGTATCTGCTTTTATCAATAGCAAAGACTGGTTTAATTGGATACTGCACGCTGCTGAGACACTGGTAATCTTCTACTTGGCCTATCAGATTATTGGAAAAGTGTTATTCGTGGCGCTGGTTATTACTCCCCTTCTTGTATTTTATATTAGCAGTGCAATTGATTGTTACTACGTTGTGTGCAATAGCGAGTTGGATGACAGCGATGATGACTCTGGCGATGACGACGATTTCCAAAACAAATTAAAGTAAAGGAGTTTAGAAAAATGGCTGATGAAACAATTATTGAAGTCACGCCAGCAGATATAAAAGCAAGAGAAAAAATGATTGGAAAGAAATTCGAACATCTTACAGTTATTAAAGCTCTTGATGAAAAAGTAATCAAATATAATGGTCGTCAAAAATTTAGGCAGTGGGTTTGTCAGTGCGATTGTGGACGAACGAGAATTGCAAGAGATGATATTTTAAGACGAGGGATGGCAAAAACTTGTGGAGATAAGAATTGCGAATATAAGGGCTCTCGTCTAATTGATTTAACCGGAAAACGATTTGGGAAATTAACAGTTATTGAACGAGCGGCAGATTATATTTCGCCCAAAGGGAAAACAACCACACAATGGAGATGTAAATGCGATTGTGGGAATGAAACCGTTGCAAGAACTGATCTTTTAAGGCATGGATATACGCAAAGTTGTGGATGTATTAATGCAACACAAGGCGGAGCTTGGAAATTACCAATGTATCAAACATACTCTGGTATGATGGACCGTTGTTATAATCAAAAGTGTGAAAGTTATCCCCATTATGGTGCACGAGGTATAACGGTTTGTGATGAATGGAAAAATAGTGCATTGGCATTTTGTGAGTGGTCTTTTGCAAATGGTTATAAAGAAAACTCTGGCTTGTCAATTGATAGAATTGATGTCAATGGCAATTATTGTCCAGAGAATTGTAGATGGACTGATATAAAAACACAAAATAATAATAAAACAGACACTCATCACGTTACTTATAATGGAGAGACTCATACATATTCTGAATGGGCGGATATTCTTAATCTAGGTTTAACGAGAGGTGTAATTTATAATCGAATATTTAATGGGTGGGATGACGTTGCTGCAATTACAACTCCACCAGGAGGAAAGAAAACAAAAAGGAGCGTGGGATAAAACTTGATCAGTCCTAAAAGTTATACAGTACGCAAGTATCCTCTAAGCTTGTTTATAAAATATAATTATAAGATTCCTACTGAAGTTGCGAACGATATTCAATATCAGGTGCTTCAATCTGATACAATGTTACTTCGTCAAATTAGAATCGTATCTAATAACTATGATGATTATAATCCATTTATTGTATTTATCGACGCAACTGGAGCGCAAAACAAACCAAAAGTAGTTCGTCACTTAATTGAGCATGGCGCAAAAATCGGTAAATATCATTTCTCTTTTGGAGACAGAAGTGCCTCTATGATTCGCCAATTTATTTTTTCAATGGTTGAATCTCATGTTTGGCCAGAAGTAAATAAACGAATTAGTATGGATTTGGATTTTAGTGACAATCCAACCGTTTTAAGCAAATACTATGCTTATCGTGGTCTTGTACTTTCGAGTTGCCATTGTATTGCACTCAGAGAATGGTTCCCAAAAATTGTTATTGTTCCAGATACGTTCACGACTATTCCGAATCAAAAAATCAAATATGTCCATGATGAAGAGGTTGAATTTACAGATCGAAAAACTGGCACTAAACGCACATGGAAGCAAAAGGCTATTGCTAAAAAAGAAACAGATATTGAAATCAACATGTTTGACGGATGTGGCATCGCACATCCTTCCTTGATGCGTGAAGTTGAACAGCGGATTGGAACAACCGAACGAATTAATAGCATGGTTTTCCGTATGCCATATTTTAAAGGCGTTTTTAATGAAATGGACTATGTTGCTTTTTATGAAGAACGTGGTGTTACCGAAATTACTGATATTTGGGGTGTAAAGCATTCTGTAACCCGTGATGCTGAGCCAATGTTTATTGCTTGTGAAAGTATGTATAAAGGTTATAAGTATTTTAAGCATACCGGTACTGTAAGTGACTGGAATCACTATAAAGAGCTCTCCTTAAAATACGATCATGCGTTAGGCATTGCAAAATGGAACTATCAAGCAGATAAGGAAAATTTAGTTAGCCTTGGTAATTATCAGCTCATACAAGATCTTTCCTCAGTTCCATTTGAAGAATTCAAACACTTGGCGGATAAGTCTGTAGATTGGTATGAAAAAATCGTAAGTGGGGACCCTATTTTTACATACTGTTTTCTTGGTGCGCTGGCTGATAATACTGAACCTCTTAATCATTACGTCGCTGCTATTATTCGTAATCCTGATATGGCTCACGAACCTAGCGTTAAAGATTATTTTCATAGCCTTCTTGATAAATATCGTAATGGATTCAAGTGTGGAAAATTGTTTTTTGATGCAACATTTAAATTTCTACTTCCTGACCAAATTGCATTAATGGAAGCAATTGCTGGCCTTCCCATAAATGGGTGCCTTGATTCTGATGAATTTTATAGTTTTGATCGACGTGGTGTCATTTTGGGTGAACGCGCATTGGGACGCAACCCCCACATCTGCCACCAAGAACATGTCAAATTAAAGGGTGTTGATAACGATTTGACTCAAAAATATTGCAATCATCTCGTTAATTGCTGTATGATCAATGTAAAATCTATCGTTCCTGCGAGACTTTCAGGGGCCGACTACGACGGGGACCTTACCTTGTTATCAAATGAATCAATTATTATCAATACTATTCCAGACGATGGATATGTTACGATCGATATCGAAGATAAAGTCACCAGTCTCGCTCAGGTAGATAACCTTGAAAATAAACTTGCCTGTACTCTTCGTGGGTTGAAAAGCATGATTGGTGAGATTAGCAATATGGCTTCTGTATATCACAATCGTGTTGCTCGTACAGAAGAGACCAAGCAACTGTATGAAGATTATATTGATCTTCTCTCTGTTGCAAACGGAAAAGCTGTGGATTTCGCAAAAACTGGCGTACTCTACCCTATTCCTCGTCAAATCAGCAAATGGGCAAAAGCAAGCGGAATGCCTTATTTTTTCAAATACAATGGCCCTTACTACGCACGTTTACATAATCTCAGTAAAGCACATAGCAATATGAATCTGCTCTGTATGAGTCTCGAGCGTTGGGAGCGTGGTGTCCGTTGGCATAAAGAGCCCGCTGGCAGTTTTAATTGGCACATAATGTACGATTCTGAAATCGGCTATGATCAGGATGTATTTAATGAGATCGAAGCCATCTTTCTGGACTTTAATAAATACCGCAAGAACCAGTTAGAGCTCGAAAAGAAAGCTAAAAACTGGAAACTCTATCGTAAAGAGCTTGAAGGCATCATGACGAAAGAAGAAGCAAAGACCTATGAAACCAACTGGCAAGCAATCTATAACGTGTATCGTAACAAGTGCAAGCTGGTCTGCCCCGATGTTCGTGAGTTGGCTAACATTCTAGTGGTGCTGTGCTATGAAAAATATCCTAACAAGTTTAAAAAGTTCTTGTGGCACATGGCTGGTGCTGGCGTAGTTGAAAATATCAAACCCGTTCCAGTGCAGTTACCAGTTCACGACCCGAATGGCAAGTATGAATACCTTGGTCAACGATATAGTTTAGCTGAACCAAAAATTTATGAGGCGAGGGTGAAATGATATGAATGATTTTAAATATTTTATAAATATAGCTGAACTTGAAAAGAATATGTTTTATTGTCCATTTTGTTATTCAACAAGAGTATATCCTGCTGTTATAAAGGATATAAAAGTCAAAAACAAAAATACACCTCATCAAGAAATCAAAATTCAGAACGTTAATATATTCTATTGCGCCGATTGTAAAACTGCGTATACAACAAAGGTTAATGAGATAATCCAACAATGCAAAAATGTTTCAGGTGATCCAGAATTTTATCCAGAATCAGCAGAGGTGAATATCGATGTTTAATCTGTTCAAAAAAAAGAAACCACAGCACGCAGAAACCCCGCAGCAGATGGAATGCCCCAAGTGCGGCGGAACTATGACACTGACAAATGGGCTGACATATAAATTCCACTGCCGTGGACAGGAACTCGAAGCCTCAAATGTTACCGCCATGAAATGTGCGAATTGCGGCGAGATGATGTTTAGCTGGGACGAAGCTCAACGTATCCAAAAATTCGCTCATGAATCTGTGGGCTGGGAGGACAAAACAGAATGAAGAGGGTTTTTGTTATATTGATTTCCATCTGTTTGATAGGATGTTTGCTGACTGGCTGCGGTACAAAAGAAGACCAATATGGTAATTGGGCCGACAATTATAGTGACAATTTTTATCATATTTTGAATACTTCTATCGTGTACGCCAAGGATACAAAAGTTATGTATTATTACATTAGTGGTGGTGCAGGAGCGAGCTATATGGCTCCATACTATAACGAACATGGACAGCTTTGTCGTTATATTGATGGCAATATTGTACCAATCGAGTAAGGAGGTTAAATGGCTTATACGACATTTTATTGCAACGAAAATATGCTTCTTGACAATTGGAAATACTATCACGAGTCAAACCTGATGCTGCGTAATTTATTAAAGCGGACAAGCCTCTCCCCTATTGAATGTGCCACGATTTATTATGAACGAATGCGAAACCCCGAGTCTGTCAGTTATGATCGCAGCCATCTGATTCAAACATTCAGCCGAGGGCGCAAAAATAACGCACCAATACTTGACGTACATCAAGTTGTTTTATATCAGAAAGATTTAGATTATATCACCGACGCTCGTCGCCGCTATCACATCAACTGGGCACAACTTAGAGTCTTGCTTGGAATTATCTTCTTCTGCCGATTGTATGGCAGTGACACGGTGGCATTAGACACTGATTTTAAAATGAAGCGGTTTGGGAAATGTTTTGATGAACAGACCGAAATCATGTATCGCGGTGGGTCCAACTGGGACGATGGATACAACACGGTACGCGGCATGTACGAACTGTCTGACGTGCATCATCTACTCTATCGAACTGGAACAGACGATATTGGCTGCTTATATACATATCCGAATTTTGCACTTGATAAAGATGACGTAATTGCGTACACGTTCAATGTAACACTTGAGAACAACCGACTTAACCTCAGTAAAGTGGCGCGAGAATTGTTTGATCCTAAAGAATGCTATTGTACTGTTTGTGGTGAAAAGTATATCGCAAAGAGACCGAATGCCAGTCTGTATTGCAAAGAGTGTGCTACAGACAAAGAGAAGGCACGGTTAGCGAAAATCAAACGGAATTGACGAAGATACACGAAATTAACTTTATTTTCTTAATATATGAAAGGGTATAACTCTTTCTACTTTAAATTTAAAAGGAGATTTAATACATATGATTGAAATTACTAAGAATGAAGCAACTTACCTGCGGAAGATTATCCCCAATGTGCACATTACTCGCACTACTCATAAGTGGTATGCGGAAGAAATCAAGTCTGTTTTAACCCAGCTGCCCGGCAATGTTGAAGCCGAGGAGGCGTTGCGCGAACTAAATCGCACTCATCGCACTAACTCTAATTTTGAGATCTGAGGTATAGAATGGACGAAATTAAAAAGAATGAATTCAGAAAGACGGATGACGAATCCTTTGACGAGTACATGATGCGTATTGGCAATGCGTGCTCTGAGCGAAAATTAACATGGGATCAAGCAGCCGTAGTTTTGAACGAAGCTACAAATTCCAATTTTGGGGAATGTGCTTATCGAAAGAAATATAAGTCGTGGAAGGCCGGCTACGACTATGCGCTTGAACATATGTGCGGTAGCACTGTGGCAGACGAGTTGCAGCGGCTGAAGATAGAACAGGTCAAGATGCGAGACGAGCGGGCGGCAACAAATAAGGTTTATCGTGATATTGCGCGTGCTGAATCCATCAAGGAAATGATTGCAAGTGCTGTTGTGCCCTATGACAAGAATGATTTCCTGAATATTGTACAGTACGAAGGCAGCGGACATGACTTAATTGTGTGCCTATCTGACTTACATACAGGTGCTGGCATTGACTCTGCATGGAACAAGTTTGATAAGGAAATTTTAAAGGCAAGGCTAGAAAGCTATGTCACTCAAGTATTTAACATTGTTGAGCGACATGCTGCCGAAAAGATTCATGTGCTGTTGCTTGGTGATCTTATCAATGGTCGTATTCATATTAACACTCGAGTTCAGAACAATGAAAATAGTATCGAACAGGTTATGACAGCCGCAGAGTTGGTAAGCAACTTTGTAGCAGAACTGTACGAAGTATGCCAACACATTGATGTGTATTCGGTCAGCGGCAATCATTCACGGGTTTTCCCAAACAAGGACGAACAAGTCGCTGGTGATGAACTCGAAGCGCTGATTCCGTTTTATATGAAGGCACGGCTACAGAATCTGGCTGGCATTGAAGTAAAAACAGAGAAGCTCGATCCTACGTTTGGTGGATTTAAGGCTCGTAATAGTCTGGTGATGTATGCACATGGAGATAAAGACTCCCCTGCTAACGTCGTTGAACATTTGACCATGATGGTGAAACAGCCGATTGATTTGGTCTTCCTCGGACATCGCCACACAAACGGAATGACAACTGTACACGGGACAAAGGTTATTGAAAGCGGCTGCGTATGCGGCACTGATAGTTATGCCGTTGGTATTCGCAAGAATGATATCCCACAGCAGGCCGTAGCTGTTATTGCTGATGATGGTTTGACCTGTCTGTATGATGTGAAGCTTGAAAAACCAGCAAAGATAGTAATTTAACAGATTTAGACGCTCTGCGCTTAATCGCTCAGGGCGTTTTTATATTGTAGAGGAGAATTATTATGGACGATATTTGTTCTGTTTTGGCAGGTTCCAAACACGATTCTGTTTATGCTGGTCCCGATAAGGACATTGAAACCAGTCTTAAAGAACTAGGGATCGATATTAAAAACGATGATGGCGAATTGAAAACGACTTATCAGATCCTAAAAGAATTGTCAGATAAATTCAACAATAGTTAAATAAACGGCTCGTCCGAAAAGGCGAGCCCTATATGTCGCAGGTGACAGCGCCGGTGTGCTGGCCAGCCTCATAAGCTGAGACAAGGAAAAATTCCAGATGCGTTCGACTCGCATACCTGTACCCATGAAATTAAATTGTAAAGGAGGTTCCAGAATTCAAAGATGGAAGAAAAATTTCATAAAGATTTAGGAGGCGATTACTTCTACTGCTATTCCCGCCGTTGTGCATTCTTTATTCGTGCAATGGGAATTTTTTATGAAGAGATTGGCGAGCATCCAACTACGGGCTCTGTATATACAAAGTTCCACAAAACAAAAAAGCTCAATGCAATCTTAAAGCTGTGGGATGATATCAAGTATCGCTTTGACAATATGTCAGATGACGGAACGGTGGTGAAGGACTATGGCCAGAACTGCCGTTGAAAAGAAACCGCCACGCATTAAGGTCCCTGCCTCATGGAGTGGTGGTAAATGTATGTGCTGCGGAAAGATCTATGATGTGCGCAAGGGAAATTTCTCAAAGACGCAGAGTCAGTGGTTTATGGGTAACGATGGATATTTGCCGTGGTGCAACGAATGCAAAGAAGAAATGTTCAACTTCTATGCAAAGAAATACGGAGATGAGAACGAAGCAATAAAGCGATTAGCCATGTTGTTTGATATGTTTTACTGTGACGGACTTCTTGAAGCTGCAGATCACTCTACTCCCGGTTCTCCAAAAATCAACACATATATGGGACGTCTTAATATGCGACAGCACGCGGGGAAGTCTTATGACGATACGTTAGATCAGGAGAAGAAGGACGCGCTGGCTGCTGGTCGTACTGGCAACACAAAAGTCACTCAGAAGATGATTAAATTCTGGGGTGCTGGTCTGGAGGAACAGGATTATTTATTTCTTGAGGATCACTATCAGAATTGGATCACACGTCAAGAATGTAAAACTGTGCCACAAGAAACTTTGTTTAAGCGCATTGCAAAGGGCGAACTTATCTGTGAAAAAGCAGACGCTACCGGAGATACAAAAAAAATCAAGGAAGCAAATGACAATTTGCAGAATCTAATGACTTCCGCCAATGTGAAGCCGAATCAAACAAACGACAATACTCTTGCCGAAACAAACACATTTGGAACACTGATTCAAAAATGGGAAGAAGAAGAACCAATCCCAGAACCAGCACCCGAATGGCAAGATGTAGACGGTATCGGCAAGTATTTTAGGGTGTGGGTATTAGGTACTCTATTGAAGATGTTTAATTTGCCTAATCCTTATCAAGAAGAGTTTGATAAAGAAATGGAAAGATACACAGCTTATAAACCATCGACTACTGAAGATGACTCGGCTGACGGCAGTTTACGAGAGACGATTTTCGGTCCTGGCGAAGGCGGTGGTTCGTCTTGAGTAAGGGAAAATTGACAGATAAAGAAGTAGCCAATTCGAAATCAGAAAAGATAATGAATACTGTTGCCGTTCGGTGTTCGTTCTATAGGGCCAATCCGCAGCGATTCGCAAAAGACTGTTTGAATTTAAACTTAAAACCATTTCAGCAGTTGCTTTTATTTTTGATGGTCCGATGCACAGGTTTTACATTCATCGCTGCCCGTGGCATTGGAAAGTCTTTTTTAACTGCCGTATTTTGTGTGATTACCTGTATTCTTTGGCCCGAAAGCAAAGTATGTATCGCGTGTAAAGTTCGAACGCAGTCTATAAATATCCTTGATGAGAAAATCATGAAGGAAATATATCCAAACAGTCCATTGCTGCGATCAGAAATAAAAAAATGGGAAATCAATAATCAGAAGGCAGAAATCTTGTTTAAGAATGGTAGCTATATCAAAGTTGTCACTGCAAATGATAGTTCGCGCGGTTCTCGTGCCACTGTTCTTGTCTGTGATGAGTATCGCTTACTTTCTAAAGATGTTATCGATCTGATTCTGAAAAAGTTCCTAAATATTGTTCGTCATCCTGGCTATCTTAATAAACCGGAATATGAGCACATGGCTGAGCGAAACAAAGAATTTTATCTTAGTTCTGCATGGTTCCAAAACCACTGGAGTTATGAGAAGTGCAAGGATTATTTTGTCAACATGATTGATCAAAATAAAAAATACTATTGTGTTTCTTTCCCTTATCAGATGTCAATCAAAAGTGGGTTACTTCTCAAAGAAGCTATCGAAGACGAGATGTCTGAATCCAGTTTTTCCGATTTAACGTTCGCTATGGAAAACGAATGTAAGTGGCTGGGCGCTACCGAGGGTGGATTATTCCAATTCGATGACATCAACAAAACTCGTGTCATTGAAAAGGCATTTTATGCTCCAAATATCGTACTCTCCTCCGCTGCGGCAGAGATTCCGAAAAAGAGAAACGGAGAGATTCGCATTTTAACTGCTGATATTGCACTGATGAGTTCCAAGAAAAATGATAATGACGCGACCAGTATCTTCCTTAATTGTATGATACCAAATAAATCAGGTCGTTATACCAGTAATTTCGTTTACTCTGAGAATGTTGAAGGTATGAGCGTGCAAGATCAAGCGTTAAAATTGCGTCGCTATTTTGATTATTTCAATTGTGATTATCTCGGCATCGACGCTCGCTCAGTTGGTATTCCGCTGATTGACCTGCTTATGCGTGATATTTACGATCCTGAAACTGGCGAAACTTATCCAGCAATCAGCTGCTGCAACAATTCAGAAATTGCTGATCGTTGTTCTGATAAAGCTGCTAAGAAGGTCATTTGGGCTATTATGGGTAGCGCACAATTTAATAGTGATGTTGCTATTGGTCTACGTAGTGGTTTCCAACAGGGGCGAATCCACCTTTTACAAAGCGAGTATAGCTGCGAAGATCAGCTACGTAAGTTGTATAAAGGATACGATAAAATGTCGCCCAGCGAACGAGCCGCTCTGCAAATGCCATATATCAACACTGGTCTTGCAGTGAACGAGCTTGTCAATTTGGGCTACGAAACAATAAACAACGGAATCAAGGTCAAGGAGAAATCTGGATGTCGCAAAGACCGTTACTCTTCCCTGTCCTATAATTATTATATTGCGCAGCAAGTTGAGCGCAGCATGGAGAAACGGCATAACAAACCGAAGCTGCTTGATTTTAACTTCCGTGCGCCAGTATTGAAGAAGGGAGGGCTGTAATGGCTGAAAATATAATGAATAAAAAGGTCATGGTCACGAATTCCAAAAGTGGAAAGACCTCCTATGTTACATATTCTGATTTAGTAAGTGGCGTTTATGCTAACTTATCAAAGATTGGCATTCGCAACCTTGAATCTACATCAGAGACAAATCCGACATATACCAAATATACAAAGGATCAAATTGTAAAGTATCTTGCTAATCCAGCTAGTTACGAAAAGCAACTGCGGAATATGAGCAAATATCTGTTCAATATTTCAAATTACTATCGTCGGTTGATTCAGTATTTTGCGAATATGTCTACATTCTCTTATGAACTTGTTCCATACGGTCTTGATCGATCTAAAAGTATCAACCTGAATAAGTTTAAGAAAGCATACTACGCAAGCTCAACAGCTGTTGAACTGATGAACATTCCACACGAAGCAACCAAGATTTTAACGATTGCATTTCGTGACGACGTTTATTACGGATACGCATGGGAGACGAATGATAGTTTTGCTTTCCAGAACCTAGATGCAGACTATTGTAAAATCAGTAGCATTGAAGATGGTGTATACAACTTTGCATTTAACTTTTCATATTTTGATTCAAACCAAGACAAGTTACTGAATTATCCGCCCGAGTTCCAGACTATGTATAACACTTATAAAACCAATACTCAGTTATATAAATGGCAAGAATTGGACAGTTCCAAATCAATCTGTATTAAGGTAAATGAACATGACTATATCCCCATTCCGCCGTTTGTGAGTCTGTTTAGTGCTCTGGCAGATATTGAGGATTACCGCGCCATCAGCAAGAACGCCAGTGAAGCCAATAACTACAAAGCTATTGCAATGGAGATTCCTATCAACGACGAAGATGGTTCATTTTTGATTGACTATGAAACTGCCAAAGAGTTCTACGACATGATGAGCAATGTGTTGCCGCCAAATATTGGTGCAATTCTGACGCCCATGAAATTAACTGACTGGAACTTTGACAAGAGCGGTGTAAATAGTGATACGAACGAGGTCGCAAAGGCCGAAGCAACACTATTTGCGCAGGCTGGTGTAAATAAAATCTTGTTTGGTGGCGGTGATGATCCGGCTGCTTCAACGCTGAATCTGTGTACTGTAAATGACCAAATGATTGTATTTGCGGTGATTCGTCAGTTGGAACGTTGGGTCAATCGTAAACTCAAGAGCGTATCAAGTTCTTATAAATTCCGTATCAATTTCTTGCCAGTTACACATTACAACCGTGCCGAAATGCATGAGCGATATCTAAAGGACGCCCAATATGGCATTCCAACACGTAGCGCTATCCTTGCAACCGCCGGGTTTGCTGGCACGGATTATGAAAATATGGCTTATCTTGAGAATGATGTGCTTGGCTTGAATACTGTTGAAGTTCCGCTTAAAAGTTCTAATACACAGTCTGGCGCTGTAAATGAGGGCGGACGCCCATCTAATGCAAGCGAGGGCAAACAATTAAGTGACGCTGGTGAAGTAACAGCAGATAGACAGGAGGAGTAACATGGCACAATATCTATGTGAAATGGTTGTGCATGGTTCTCACGCCGCCGGGATGTCGAAGTTTTTGATAGAACACGGCGCTCTCCTGCTACGAAAAGATCCACCGAACAACTATGTATTTATCAATGATAATGTATTTGAAAATGCTCTGGCTGAGTTGCAGATTGCAATTCGTCAGGGCTTTTATTTTACGGATGAGGAGGTGAAAGCAGAATGAATCAACGATATCCAATCTCTTTTTCAAAGAAGAATGAATATGAAACTTCTGATTTTCGCTTCATTGATGTCTGTATTGATGTGATGCACACAGGAGCAAATCTTAATAAGACCAGCTTCACGAAAGATGTTATCAACAAAGCTGTCCCGACTATCGCCAATATGCCGATTCTTGGTTATGTAGTGAACGAATTGGACGATGAAGATAAAGACTTCAAAGGTCATGAGCACGAGCTGCGAATTACTGATACTGATGTCAAATATCTGTATGCGGGGCAGGCTTATGGTGTGATTCCTGAATCTTGTAACCCGCGTTGGGTTATTAAAGATGACGGAACTGGCACAGAACGTGAATATTTGCGTGTTGACGGCCTGATTTGGACAAAATTTGGCGACCCAGTAGATATCTTCACTCGCGATGTGACAAAAAACCACAGCGTCGAGCTGACCGATATGGTTTGCGAGGCGAAACGCGATGACGGAATCACTCCCGTTTCGTCTTTTAAGTTTGATGGTTGCTGCATTCTGTCGACCACCGATCCGAAGATTCAGCCCGCAATGACTGGGAGCTGTGTAACCGCCAATTTTTCTGTTGACGATATCACATCTCAAATTCGAGAGCGTCTCTATGAGTATCAGGCTCTCACGCAGAATTATGCTGCACAAAATGAAAATCCATCCGATGAGGAGAAAGGAGATAAAACACCAATGAATGAAAACGAGAAGAATACGACCGTGGTCGAAAATCCTGAAACCGTGACTCCTCCGGCAGAAAATACAGTACAGGAGCCCGACGTCCAGACTGCCGAAAATACTACTTCGGCAGATGGCGAAGGTGAGACTCCTGCGGCTGAAAATGCTGCAGAAAATGAGGGCGAGGGTGAATCTGCTCCGACTGAAAATACAGCACCGGCATCTGAAGATGAGCCCACCGCTACTGAAAACAATGAGTTTACTCTAACTACAGTTCAGCTGATGGACGAGATCGGTACTAAGCTTGCCGAGCACACTCATCCTTCTAGTTGGGATTCTGAGTATATGATTCCAGATTTCTATTTTGAAGATCTGATGCCTGAGACAGTGGTGGTTCGTTGCTCCAAGACATGGCAGCTGATGGGCATTCCCTACTCTATGAATGGCGACAATGTTGTTCTGGATTATGAGAATATCAAGCGCATGAAGGTTACATATGATGATTGGGATGAGGGTGAAGTGATGCCTGGCACTATTGCCGCCTTTACTACTCTGACTGACAAAATCGCTGAGCTGTCTGACAGCTTTACTAAAGCAGCCAATGAAGTTAGTGAAATCAAACCTAAGCTGGAAGCATATCAGCAGGCCGAAGCTGAGGCAGTCGCCGCAGCAGAAAAGGCTAAGCGTGACGAGCTGTTCTCTATTATGGATGAAAAGCTGGGCGCAAATGCGGAATATACCGCACTGAAGGAGAACACGGAGATTACTTATGCCGAGCTGGAGACTAAGTGCTATGCACTGGTTGGCCGTCAGTCCGCTGAGTTCTCTTATGTTCCCACTACTAACAACAGAGGAACTGTCCGCTTTGGCGTGGGTGGCACCCAGAACGGTTCAGATAACGCCGTGTATGGTGGCCTGATGGAACACTATCTCGGCAAGTAAATAATTCAAAATTTTAGGAGGTACATAATTATGGCAAATATTAAGCATGCTGTTGTGCGCACTGATAATCTGGGTGGCACCAAGAATGGTGAGCAGCTGGCAAGTGTGATTTTCTATTCTAGCGATGCTCCCGCAGCAATTGATAACGGTAATATCGTTGTTCTGGGCGAGAAGCTGGGTCGTGAGGCTTATAAGGCAACTGCTCCCGCAGCTGGTGCCGTGAAGGAGGATCTGTATGTGATTGCAGAGGAAGAGCTGTTCTATGATCAGACTGTCGCTCACTATCTGACCGAGTGGGTTAATGAAGCCGGTAAGACCATTCGCGCATATTCTCTGGACTCTAAGGGTGGCTTCTCTGTGACCGCTGAGGCTTTCGAGGGCACTCCCGAGATTGGCAAGACTGTTGGTTATACCGCTGGTTCTACCAAGATTACCGTTCAGACCGATGCCGCTGATGACACCACTTTCGGCACCATTCTGGAGAAGGAGACTGTCGGCTTTGGCGATGGCAAGTATACATACTTCTACATTAGCCTGAAGTGATCCCAAAGTTCAAGAAATTAACATAACGCCGTCCGTGCAATAGCGGGCGGCCATTTTTATTATAGGAGGTTTATACCATGGCTATTGATTCTAATCTGATCAAGCTGGCTGTTGATGGCTACAAGGGTCACGTCGCCGGTGATTACTCTGTTAATGATACTCAGGAGGCTCTGCGCAAGGCTTTGATTGAGGCAAACGGTGGCTCCACAAAGCTGGATCTGAAGGCTGTTCGCGACGGCAAGTGCGCTCAGGTTTTCGCAATTGTTGAGGAACTGGTGAATGTTATCCACGAGGAAGGTCTGAAGGGCGACGAGTTCTTCATGAACATGGTCGAGGATCGCAATATGTCTCTGGGCGACACCAACAAGTTCCATATCGAGAAGGAGTGCCTGTTTGCTGTTGCTGATATCGCTGAAGGTACTCAGGGCATTCGTCGTCAGCGCATCGAGGGTGGTCAGGACATCACTGTCAATACTCAGCTGCGTGCCGTGAAGATCTATGAGGAACTAAACCGCGTGCTGGCTGGCCGTATCGACTTTAACAAGTTCGTTGATCTGGTCGGCAAGTCTTTCACCAAGCAGGAGCTGGATGCTGCATATGCTGCTTTCACCGGCATGTTCTCCAAGCTGCAGGCTCCCTATACTGTGACCGGTACTTATGACGAGGAGAAGCTGCTGGATCTGATCGAGCACGTTGAGACTTCTACTGGTGAGTCTGCTGTTATTATCGGCACTAAGAAGGCTCTGCGCAAGATCAAGACTGCTACCATGTCTGATTCCGCTAAGGAAGATGTTTACGCAATGGGCTATATTGGTCATCTGGCCGGCACTCCTCTGGTGGCTGTGAAGCAGCGTCACAAGGACGGCACCGACGACTTCCTGCTGAGCGACGATGTCATCTACGTGTTTGCTGGCGATACCAAGCCCATTAAGCGCGTTACCGAGGGCGACGTCACTATGCTGATGGGCAACCCCATGGACAACGCTGATATGACTCAGGAATTCCTGATGATGAAGCGCACCGGTATTGCCGTTATCTTTGATCGTGACTTTGGCGTGTACAAGCTGTCCTGATCATCAAATTAAAATGTTACATGGGCGGTAGGGGCTTCCCTGCCGCTTCTTATTATATAGGAGGAAATAATGGCAAGACGTGCAACTACAAAAGCTGCGGCTCCCAAAGCAACTACTGCAAAAACCCCCGTTGAGCAGCCCGTTGTTTCTACCGCAGAGATTACAAATGAAACTATGGTTGAGTGCCGAAGTGGTGTCTCTGGCAACCTGATCTATAAGTCCTCACTGAACCCCGGCTATGTGGTCGAGTGGAGCGGTCTAGGTGAAATTCAGGAGATGGAGTATCGCGAGCTCGTTTCTATGCGTGGTAATCAGCGCCGCTTCTTTGAGGAGAATTGGATTCTGATTGATGACCCCGCAGTTATTAAGAAGCTGGGTGTTGGTCGTTACTATCAGAACAGTCTGTCTACTGATGACTTCGAGGATGTATTTAATATGTCCGCCGACGAAATCAAGGAGATCGTGCCCACTTTGCCGGGCGGCACTAAGGACGCCATCGCATCTGAGGCTAAGAAGAAGATTGATTCTGGTGAGCTGGACAGTCGCAGTGCTATCAAGGCGCTGGAGGACTCTCTAGATGTTGAGTTGGAAGATACCATCTAAATAAAGGAGGCGGGCTATGGCAACCACTTTTGAAAGTATCTATGCCCGCTGTCGTGGGCGAATCAAAGATTATGACAAAGAAGGCTACACAGACGAAATGTTTGCTGCTGTCGAAAAAGACCTGCTTCAGGCAGCGATTGACGATTTTGCAGACATCTGTGTTAACGACCTGACCGATTACGACGAGGAGCTCGAGATGTTTAACATTACGCTGTCTCGTAAGGAGCAGAGTATTCTCGCTCTGAGTATGATTGTTCACTGGTTAGAGCCTTACGTCTTTAATTCTGACGCACTAAAAAATGCCATGAGTACAAAAGATTTCTCTATGTTCTCCCCCGCTAAGCTATTGGAGCAGATGAAAGACTTGTTACAGTATTCAGAACGGAAATTGAAAGCCGAAATGAATGGCTACTCGTTCAGAGTAAACAAGGTTTCTGAGCTGACTGAGTAAGGCGGTGGCTTATGACTCGATCAGAATATAGAAAAATGCTTAAACTTAATGGATCAACCCAGCGTGACAGAATAATTAACAAGTCAATTCACGACCAAAATAAGTTGGCTCCAGTCAGTCCTTCTTTTAAAGATGTGACGATTGATGATATTCCGCGTAAACTAAATATTATTTCTTCAACTGTTATGGATCAAAAAATCATTCATACTCTGCCGGGCGAAGACTTTTCTATTGGAAGCATCGTCTATTGGAGCAAGAGCCACTGGTTAATTACAGAAAGAGACCCGGAAGATGAGATTACAGTACGCGGACGTATTCAGATTTGTCGAAAGGAAATCAAATGGCAAGACGATAATTCTCACAAGATCCATTCTTTATGGGCTACAGTTGAAAAACCGTATTATTCCAATCTGGAAGAGAATAAGCAGATAAGTTATTCTACTCGCGAATTCCGTATCCAGATGCCTTTCGATGAATACTCTGCCAATCTTAATATTGGTAAGCGGCTAATGCTGGAAATTATTAACGATGTGCCTAAAACATATCGTATTACTTCGGTCGACCAGATGACAAGCCGCATTGACTACAATAACGAACAGGTCGGATTTCTCTCTTTTAACGTCGAACAGGATTTATATAATCCAGAGACTGACAACGCTGAGAAGATGATATGTGACTATGTCCCTATTGAAGATACAGAAGAAATTCCGCCAGAGGTCGTCTATCCACCGCAGGAGGCTGAGCCAGAATATGTTCTCAGTATTGATTTTACTGGAGGTCCGACAGTTCAAGCCGGCGGTTTCGGTAAGCTGTTTACGGCGAAAATCGATGGCGAAACGTGCGAGACGGCAAATTGGACTTTACAGGGCGATCATGTTCCTGATGAAATCCATTTTAAGAACGCGGAGGATTCTGTGTCTAGCGCAAAATGTAAAGTAGTTTGCGCTGATAATCCTAAGCTGATTGGAACCATTGTATCTTTGACAGTTCAGTCAGGTAAATTAACCGCCGATGTTGATTTGGAGGTGATCTGATATGAATTTGGAAGAGATTGGTTCTTTCAAAAACAAAGTAATATCAAAGCTGATAAACGATGACAATATTCTTGATGTCCTTCTAGGGGACATTGATGATATTGAAGATCCTGAAACTGCCCTGCTTGGTAAGGACGGGTCAGGAAAGGGCGGCTGTGTGTTCAAATATGAGTTTGTTCCAGACACCCAAGAGAATTCCAAGACATTTTTGTGCGTTGAGGTGGTGCCGGAAGAAACTAATGGCGACACGATTACAGACATGACGATCTATGTGTTCGCATATTGCAGCAAAAATCTCATGCAGACCTATCGCCGCAAAGGACAAGCCGGTACTCGGATTGATGTTCTCGTAAGTGACGTTGATAAGATTTTAAATGGCAACGCTGAATTTGGAATTGGTCCACTTGAATGGGTGGGCAGCAGTATTTATAAACCAGCACAGCCCTATTATGGTCGTATGCTCGTTTATCGCGTTGGAACTTTTCGGAGGGCAAGGCGATGATTCGATTAAATTATATAGACCATATCAGCCCTTATGGGGTCATGCTGCGCGAAGTAGGTCGAATTCACTCCCCTATTCTTGGAGATATTTTGAAGCTCGGCTACAACCAGTATCAGCGAGTATTGACTTTATTTTTGTATACACCAGAAAAATATTTCACGGACTTCTCGACAGATGCCAAGATAGAAAATCCGTGGAATCAGTTCACAAACGAACAAAAAAATGAAATGACAATGTTTGATATCCTAACAGCCAACGAAGAAGCCAGATCCGAATTGATTTCGGGTTTGGCTCTTTTTATTTTCGGTAATTTGGAGTGGGATGAAAAATATCGCGCAATTTTGATTGATAAACAAGTCGATTCAAAAGGTAATGCGTCAATTGGCGGCTTTGTTAATAAATCAAATTACAAGACAGTTGTTCAAGTAATTTTGCAGCTACTTGATATTGCGGATGACGATATGCCAGAAGAGAATCCTAAGTTTAAAACCGAGAAAGACCGGCTGTTTTGGGAGAAATTTCAGAAAAAGAAGAAAGAGTTCGCAAAAACAAAAAAAGGCGACCCCAATTTGGAGTTGCCTAACATGATCTCGTTATTGTGTACATTTCATCAGAGTCTGAATTATTCAAATATTTGTGCCCTCACCATTGGTCAGATACGAGACACGTTCTCCCAACTAATGAAGGCAAAACAATTAAATATCGCAGAGATGAACTATTCAGTTTGGGGCGGAAAGTATGACCCGTCACAGTGGATAGAACGCATCGATAAAAAAGATGAAAACATAGGAGGATAACAATTATGGCTAACAAGAATGCTAATTTTGCCAACCGCGAAGTTGCTGACCTGATGCTGAAGAACTATTCCACCAAGAAGATGTTCCTGAACGTCGATTGGGCTAATGTCACTTCTACTTCTTTCGAAGGTGACCGTGTGTTTGCTACTGGCGGTCAGGGCGCTCCCAACCGCGTGCAGTTCGACGGCTCTCGTAAAGGCACTCTGACAATCGAGGCTCAGGTGTATCCCGTCAAGGTCTTCCAGATGCTGTCTGGTAATGATCTGGGCACTGAGGCAAACTTCCTGAAGCGCGAAAAGGTTACCGCTGCCGACACTGCCAAGCTGACTCTGAGCGAGGCTGCTGCTGGTGATTACGTGCAGGTCTTCAAGGCCGACGACGATCTGGGTACCGAGCTGACAGCTACCGTGTCTGAGAAGGAAGTCACCGTCACTGTCGAGAGCGGCGTCGACTACATTGTGTATTACTACAAGAAGTCTGCTAAGCCTCAGGTGGTGCATCTCGATTCCAAGCATTTCCCCAAGGCATATCGTGTCGAGGGTTCTATTCCCTACAAGACCGAAGACGATGTCATTATCGAGGCCCATCCGATTTGGTATAAGGCTGTTCCGCAGGCCGGCTTCGAGCTGTCCTGGCAGAATACCGGCGATCCCGTTTCCTTGACCATGACCTTCGACGTTCTGGCTGATGCTGATGGCAACATGTTCGACCTGGTCTTTGATGGCGAGTAATTGTCGAATAGTAAATCAGAGGTAGAGTCTTTCGGGGCTCTACCCCTTTTATGAGCGCACGACCGCTTGAGCAGTCATGCGTTGATATGAGGAAACTCACGAATAAGAAGAACACCCACACAGCGGACCAGCTCTCTAATTTGCATAGAGGCTTCAGTAAAAACTCGGACAGATGGCACCGCTTACGCCCGGTGCTGGCTTACTTTCATAGCGAACAAGACAATGACTGTCAAATCAGCTACAAAACCAACGATTTCTCGCAGAGTCGCAAAGTCAAACTCCATAGGGTCCTCCTTTCTACCAGCAGCCGAACTACTGGATTTCCGGGAAGCCCCTACGATAACGTCCACATGATTAAATAAGCCCCAAGAGGGGTGTGCAGGTGTTCTTCAAGTTTGAATTCTACCATATTCCAAAACAAAAAGGAAGTGTTTATTATAAAAATCTTAGCTTTTGACCAAGCGCTAATAAAGACCGGAGTTTGTACATTAGACGACGGCACTGTATATCACTCGCTGATTGATTTAAGTAAAACAAAAGACCCAGCTGAACGACGCGCCATTATGCGCCAGATGATACAGAGTCGTATCAAAACCAATAATCCCGATCTTGTCGTAATTGAAGATGTGGCGCTGCAAGCATCAGCCAAGACAGTAATTCAGCTTGCGCAGTTGCAGGGGGCGATTATTGGAGCGTGTGAACTATTCAATATCCCATATGAAATCATAAAGCCGACCGAATGGCGCAAAATGCTCGATTTCAAACAGGGGCGGCAAGTAAAACGCCCAGAACTAAAACAGCAGGCTATTGATTATGTAGCCGAACATTATGGTGAGAATGTCTCTTCTGATGAAGCGGACGCGATGTGTATTGCAACTGCCGCACTGATGAGACTTGAACAAAATAAAATTACACAGGAGGACTAATAATTATGAAAAACAATCTGAACCTAGAAGAGCGCATCCAGTTTGTTGATGGTGTTGTAGACCTGTCAAAGCGTAATGGCAAGTATGATCCCGCACTATATGATTATGCTTTCCGTATTGCTGCTGTTGTCTACTTTACAGACACTGATACAACTGGCATGGATCAGAACGCGCTGAGCGAGTTGGCGTTTTCTGATGAAACCACAAAGATGATGAACGAGGCTCCTCGCAAGTATATTCTTGGCACGCTGAACAAGGCTTGCCGTGAGAAGATTGAAATCGAGCGCCAGCAGTATATGGCACTGTTCGAGGCGACTGCAAAAAATCAGCCGTTTGAGGATTTGATGAAGCTGGCGGCTGAGGTGCTGAATGGTATTGGCGAGCAGTTTAATATGAAGGAAATGATCAAAACTATTTCTGAAGAGAATATGAAGAAGCATGTGACTGATAACAGCTATAGTGTTAAAACTCCAGAAGGCGTACTTGATAGAATTCATGCTACAGTAGTCACCGAAGACAAGGAGTAAAACTATGGCAAAGTTTACAGCTACCACGGTGGATGCTCTTCAGACTGAAATCATGAGACGTGCAAATCTGGCACTAAAAAACGAAATTGCAAGCACTGTAAAAGAGCGGCTTAAAACTCATGTGCAGAAAGATGTGTATTCAACCTACTCCCCCGTCGAATATGAACGGCGCGAGGGATCTGGTGGCTTAGTAGACGATAAAAATCTAAAACACAAAGTTCGAGATCGCACGCTGTATGTGTATGAAGAGGCACCTATTGATGGACCGCGCTTAGACGCTCCAAATTTCAAAAACAAACCAGACAGTTTAGCACGTATAATCGAAGAGGGCGCTTACAATCCGTGGAATTATAGAAAATATAAGTGGACAAAACCACGTTCATTCATGGAAAACACACAAGACGACATCGATTATCGATACGCTGATATTGTAAAGCTACTAAAAAATCGAATCGAGCACGACAAATAATTAAAAAGATGAGCAGACTTATTAAAGCCTGCTTTTTTTAGATTCGGCTCCAAAGGAGGAATATAATATGGCGCGTGAACCAGAACTGAGTATTAAAGTCAAGGTAGATCCACAAATCAAACCAACAGAGTTAAAGACAAGCATTGAGCGAAAAGTAAAACAAAGCGGTGAAAAGCCACAGATTGATATTGACCCTAATGTTGATGGCATAAAAAAGAAGGTCGAAGATAAATTAAAGAATATCAAAGCAACTGCAAGTATAACGCCTGTTGTTGATACTGAAAAACTAAAAACTGATATTCAACAGCAAATTAACGGTATTGGCGATATCCCGAAAGTTACTGTTGGTGTTAACGTTGATGATTTTTCGAGTGAGTTGACTAAGCAGTTAAAAGATCAACTAAAAGAAGTCAATCAACAATTAAGTTATTATCTAAAAAATTTAACAAGTAATACAGATCGATTGGGTTCTTTTGTAAATGATATATTCCCTACGAAAGAATTTAAAGCAACCGCTAAACAAGTTGCGAATGAGGTAAGTGATGAATTTGTTGGTGGTTTATCTGGGACTTTTAATATCAACGATTTATTGAATTATAAAATTTCAGATACAACAAAGAAAAGAAATTTATCTCAAGTTGAAAATCTTGTAAATGAAATAAAAGATATTTGGGCTGGATTATATGCAGACAATTGGTTAGATGACGATAAAATTAATATAAATGCATTTAATGATCAATTTACTCAGCTTGGAAGCAAGGCAAAAGAATTAAAATCAATTTTAGATTCTGTATATTCTGCATTTGATTCAGACAAATTCAAAGATAAATTGGATGTCTTTAATGCACAGGGTTTTGATTTAAACAAAAAGCTAAAAGAATTCATGTCCATCGATGATTTTTTAGATGAGATTATTGATAAATCAAAAGACGCATTTAAAACAACTGACCAAGCTATGGATTTTTCCAAGTTAATAAACGGATTAACTGGTGATAATAAAATATCGTTCAATTCTGTCCTGGACAATGTATCAGGTGAGCTTGGGAATGTCCATGCTAAAATATCAGAAATTAACTCTAGTGCAAATGCTGTTAAGACAGAAATAAAAGACGTCCAAAAAGAAGCGAACGCTGCACAAAAAACAGACACTTCCGGACATTTAGATGCTTCAACTATTGAAACGTATGGACAAAAACTTGATAAGGTATTGAGCAATATTGCAGATAAACAGAATGCAATTAATAATGCGCGTAAAACTGCTGTGGATTTAGAAAAAAATATTTTAGCCGCAACAGTACTAACACGTGAAGGACTTTCGAATGAGCTCACGCAATATGAAGTTCTTTTTAAGAAGTTCGATACAGATAAAATTGCAAAATTTGCAGAAACAACGAACCTTGCAGATTTTATCAAGAATCAAGAAATTAAAATGCAAGCTGCTCAAAATAGTGGAGAAAAGGATCAAATTGAAGATGGTGTCTATAATGTAAAAAAAATTAAATTTGATATTGATCCGGCCGTTCTTCAGCTTAAAGTTGATGAGGCATTCAAAGATATTTCCGCTCCTATTGATCTCCATCTAAAAAAAGATGCAGCAAAACATGTTAAAGACGAATTGAATAAATCGTTAAACGAATCCGATAAACCTGATATACCTAAGAATGCCAATCAAAGTAATGCTAATGATGTTGTGCCAATCCCCGGTAAGGTCACTATCACAGATGCAGATGTTATTGTCGATGTCAAAAATCCAGTGACAATCCCAGGTACTGTCACGGTTGATCCGACTTCTGTTCAATTTGGCAATTCTGATGACCTTCAGAAAAATGCTAGTGCCTTGTCATCTGTAAAACAAAGTCTAAGTAAAATTTCTACAAGTGCTGAAGGTTATGGCACAAAAATAGCAGCGATTGGTCCATCTGTTCAGTATGTCGCACAGGAAGTTGATAATCTCAGCAAGTCTCTTGAGAATCAAATCACAGACTTGGATCTTATTGCTAAAAAGACAGATGCCTATGGGACAACAGCTAATTCCGTCACTTTGAACACAAAAGATGTAGTTGCTCCGACTGCACCGGTTGATATTCCCGGCAAGGTAACTCTTAAAGTAGAAGACGTGACACCTCCGAAGGGATCTGTGAAAATCCCCGGCAAGGTTGAACTTAAGGTTTCTGACATCACTCCTCCGAAAACGGCAGTCGAACTGGAAGGCAAAGTGTCTAACGTTACGGTTGACGATTCTGCCAAGGGCAAAAAGAAGAACGTCAAAGATGATGTTAAAAAGCCTGATGTCATTGATTTGAAGGGCAAGGTCGAACTCAAAGACGAAGATATTAAGAGACCTAATCCTCTGAACCTCAATGGCGCAGTAAAAATCAAAGCAGCCGATGTTAAGATTGACGATGTTGAGATTTCAAAAAAAGAATTTGACATTAAGGGCAATTTGATTCTGAAGAATGCGGAGATCGTCAATGCGGTTAAAGAAGCGGTTGGTGAAGCAGCAAAAGTCAAAAAGAAAAACAAGCCTGTCGAGAATAGCGGCGGAGAATCAGAAGAAAAATCGTCTGATTTTGATCGTAAAGCGAAAGAGGCTCATCTTGGATGGCTTATTTCCAATATTGGAGAAAATAGAACATATTTACAGAGCGCAATTTCAAATAAAGATTCAAACAAGAGATCTTGGTATGCAGGAAAAATTGCAGACTATGAAAAGGATTTTGAAGAAACAACAAGAGAACTTATCGAAAATCTCACAGAAGAAGAGCAGGATTGGATCAAATCTTTAAAAGGTATAAAAGATTTAGACCTCAATGATCCAAAACAAATCGATGAACTTATGGCAGATAAAACAATCTTGTGGCCATGGGAAGAAAGCGGCTCTTATTTAAACGGTACATTAAAAGCTGCCAATATGGCAGGATTTTATAATGTTTCTGAAACCGATAAAGCTAAAAAGAGAAATAGCTATGAAAAAGAATATGTTGAGTTAATAAAACAAAAACCGGCATTAATTAAAGCTGTTGCGGAAGCCAAAAAGCAATACGGCGAAGACAGTGACGCCTATAAGGATGCTGTAAAGGCCAAAAAGGAGAATGAAGAATCTCTACGTGCTATTAAAGCTGATAGGCAAAAATCCGGTGCCCCGAGAGGGATTGTTGGTGGTGGCTATTCAAACTCCCCTGCTGTCCAAAGCACATTGGCTGACATTCATAAACAAGTTCAAAAAAGGCGTTCAGAATTATTGTTACAAAAAGCAAAAGATTCTAAAAGCGCTGATGACAAACAGGCTCAGCAAGCCAAAAAAATTCTATCAGACGCATTTATTGAACAGGTAAGAGCTTATGCTAATGGACTAAAGGAATCTGCGAAGTACAATGATGACGACACCTCTGAATCCGCAAAAACTGCTCGTCAACAAATGCAGGACGCTTTTGATTCCGCCAATGATAAATTTTTAGATTTACTTGATGTTCTTTCTGGAGACGAAATTGATCAGCTTACATTAAAAACAAAGAAGGAACTTGATTCTGCAAATATAATTGTAGAGCGTCGAGCTTCGAAGCGCATTGATAACAACAACAAACTTCAAGACAATCGCTACCAGAATCTTATTGATAATTTATCAAATAAGCAAAAAACTTATGGAACCGTAGAAGAAGCCGCAGCGGATGGTAAAGCAGCGACGGATATTCAAGTTGCGCTTCAAAAGCAGCAAGAACTTGTATCACAGATTGCCAAAGCAAAAGTTGGTACAGAAGAGTACAACAACGCAATTCAAGCCGCAGAAGAAAACTGGAAATCTGTTGTGGCAGTTATAGACACCGCAGAAAAGAAGCAAAAAGACCTTGCAAAAGCCGTCGACAGTATTGAAAAGAAGTTCTATCAGCTTGCAGAAGAAGTTTCTGGCAGTTCTAACGAGAAATTAAAGAACTCTATCAATGGAGTTATCACCAAAGCGGCTGCACTTAGCGCTCAAAATCCAAACACATACGAGAATTATGCAGTTGATTATAATGAGCTAAAGCGTGAATCTTACAAAGCCAACGCGCAATACACCATTTGGAAGAGCAATTATAAGAAACTTGAGCGCGAAGGCATCAAAATTGCAGAGGGCGTTGAAGTTGCTCGACAGATGCAGGCCGATGGAAGTCTTCAGAATGTCAAATTTGACGGTATCGATAATCTTCTTAAGCAGTTAAATGAGCTTGAGCCTCAGACTGACGCTTATAAAGAAAAACTTGTAGAAGTCAAAAAGATTTGGGAAGAAATCGAAAGAAAAGTTAAAGCTGTCGAAGAGGCAGAAAAGCAAGCTGCAAAACGAGAAAGTACGAAGGCAGCAAATTTAGACTCTGTTGGAAATGCCATATCTCAAAATAGGGCTACAATGAAGGACGTCCAGAAGAATTATGGTACTGACTATTCTTTTTATAGTAAGCTGCAAGAAAAAGATTCAAAGCTCAAAACTTTACTTGATACAGTAAATGAATCTTCAGATCCAGTATCTGGTGCTAAAGAATGGGCAAAGAATAATCTTGATATATCCCCAGACAAAATCAATTCTGTAACGGATGCAATAAAACAATTAAACATCGCATATAGAGAGGCAACACAAGAGGCAAAAGATTTTAACAAAGAAGCTTCTCGCGAAAGATCTATAAATAAGGCATCAATGGAAGTCGCCAATCTGAAGGCAACTATTCATGATTATATTGCTGAACATAAAAAGCTTGAAGGAACAGACGTTGGAAAGTCTCTCTATGAGTTACTTGAAGCTTTGAATCAAAGTGACGCACCAGAGAAAATTGGTGAACTGAAAAAGAAATATGCAGAGCTTCGCGCTGAATCTAAAAAGTTGGGTCTCGAATCAAAGAATCTGCTTGATGTGTTCGAAAAACTGTTTGGCCAGCACTTGAGCACTATGATTACTATGGCAGCTTTGCACAAGATGCAAGACGCGCTGCGGATCGTGTATCAGAATGTGGTTGAAATTGATACGGCAGTAACTGAATTAAGAAAAGTCAGTGAGTATACAGGAAAGTCCCTTGAAGAGTATATGGGACGTGCCGCAGAACAGGCTCAAAAGCTAGGCGTATCTATAAGTGATTATGTTAATTCAACTGCAGATTGGAAGCGGCTTGGTTATTCTGATGAAGATGCCGAGAATTTAGCAACCTACTCTACCCTACTCAAAAACGTTGGCGATAATATTGATGATGTTAACACCTCGTCTTCGTATTTGATTTCTACTCTGCAAGGCTTTGGGCTGTTAGCCGATCAAGCAGAAGATGTCGTTAATAAAATTGATGCTGTCGCAAATACGCAGCCTGTTACTGCAAAAGACCTTGGCGAAATCTTGACTCGCAGTTCTGCTGCTATGTCGGCCGCTAATAATACGCTGGAAG